GTAACATTGATGCAAGTGCAGTTGACAATCTTACTCTTCAGGGTTCAAACGGAGTAAAGATTGAGATTGTTGGTGGGGATGACCTAATTAACCTTGTATCACCTCTGGTAAGTATAAACTCAACGCTTGACGTTGCTACTATTAGTCATAGCGGTAATATTGACATTGGTGGTACATCAACCGTGTCAATTATTACTCTGTCAAACAACGCTGGTTCTGTTATTAAGTTGTGGGATGACAGTGGTATTGAGTTAAATGCTGCTAGTTATATTGACCTAAACTCACCTTTCGTAAACATTACAGCAAATGGTACACTAGACGTAGCCACCATTGCTCATACAGGTAACATCCTTATCGGCAGCGGCGACGGCTACACCATTGACATGAACTATGACTCAGATAGCTTCGCAGTTTCTTACCCCTACATTAACCTTAATGCAGAGATTGTTACTGTCACCACAAATGGTGTTCTCGATGTAGCCACTATTAGCCATCTGACAAGCGAGATGCAAATTTCAGCTAACCTTCAGATTACAGGAGATAATGGTAATGTTCGTATCACTGATGAAGGCATTATCCTATCATCAAATGTAGCTACAACTACCTCTATTATTGGTGGTGCACTTGACGTAGCTACTGTTAGCCATAACAGTACCATTAATCTGACAGCGGCAAACTTCAATCTAAATGCAGTGTCAGCAGAGCCAACATCACTAGCTCTTGGTGATGATGGCTGGGCTAATATTTCAGCTAAGAACGGTATCAACTTTGACGTTGCCTCAGGTTCTATTGAGGTTAATATTACTGAAGACCTAATTGAACTCAGTGGTAACACTGCTATTGCTGGCACTCTTGATGTAACCACTGTATCACACAATGGGCAGATAGGGATAACAGCCACAGAGGTTCAAATATGGGGTAACGTAGGGGCACAGAACAACACAGACGAGTGGAGAGTTTACAAGATTCTAATGGGTGGTGGTGGAGATACCCTACAAGTAGGCGAGGGTAACACAGCACTTCTGTTTGATCTTGGTACAAATACTGTGACACTAACCGCAAATGGTACCCTGGATGTAACCACAATATCACATAGTGGTGGTACCAATGTAGTAACAGGTATAACACTAAATCAGGGTATGCAGATAGAGGGTACAGGCAATGGCTATGGATTTCAGTTTGGCGCAAATGACAATGCCATTCTATTTACAGACCCAGGAATCATAACGCTAAGGGCAGAGGATAGTATTGAGTTGTTTAGTGATGTTCTAATATCTGCTAACAAGTCCTTGGACGTAGCTACCATCTCCCACCTATCAAGCGAGATGCAGATTTCAGCTAACTTGCAAATCACTGCCGATAACGCAAATGTTCGCTTCACTGATGAGGGGATTGTTCTTTCTTCTAACTCCGCTACGAGTACTTCGATTATAGGTGGCGCACTTGATGTAGCCACAATTAGCCACCTAACAAGTGAGATGCAGATTTCAGCCAACATTCAGATTACAGGTGACAATGGCAATGTACGCATCACCGATGAAGGTATTATTCTATCGTCCAACTCTGCTACTTCAACTTCTATTATTGGTGGTGCTTTAGATGTAGCTACTATCAGTCACTTATCGGGAGAGATGCAGATTTCCGCTAACCTGCAAATCACGGCTGATAATGCAAATGTGAGGTTCACAGATGAGGGTATTATATTCTCGTCCAATGCAGCTACAACCACCTCTATTATTGGTGGTGCACTGGATGTAGCTACCGTGTCACACAACGGTGGAACTACGTTTAACACTGGGGTAATGATTGAGGGGGCAAGAGTTTCACGCACCTATGAATCACCTAACCTCACAGCCAATACATTCTACACTGTTAACCATGCTCTTGCTGTAGCGTATCCCCAGGTAACAGTTATCTCAAACAATGAAGTTGTAATTCCTTGGAAGGTTAGTTACAACGATACAAACAATGTAGTGGTTGATTTCAGTGGTAACACTGTTAATTGCTATGTGACAGTGGTAGGGTAGTTATATGCGCTCCATAGGTGATATAACTCTGTCAGACACTAAGAGTGTTGATGGTCTGTTATAGTGGAGAACACACCACCTTATATAGTTGGTGAGATGGTGAGCACAGTAATAGAAGTGATAGCGGAGGTAAAACAATAATGGAATATTTTGGTCAGCATAAATTCGATGATAAGGTGTCAGCCAATACCTACGAGAACCTGTCGAGTACTCTTATTGGCGTTAATGGGTCTAAGATAACTGACACTCAATCGTCATTGACAAACTACAACGGCATAGACAACAACACAGCGGTATCCCTTGCGTATGACTCGGCTAATATGGTTGTTACCATGTCTGCTAACGGTGCATCGGCGTATGTGGCAGGGGTAAAGTATCCACTGCCTACTCAGACCTTTAACCATGTTGATGTCACCGACTCATACTTCTTGCAGGTACTTAGCAGTGGAGCAGTTACATTTAACACAGCATCTTGGAATTTAGTAGACGATGCCCCGATAGCAGCAGTGTACTATAATGCCACTACAGGCAAGGGAATCCTAATGGATGAGAGACACCCTGCTTCAAGTGGTATGAGCAATGCAACTCACCTGTACGAGCACACTCACGAGGGTACACGGGTTACAAGCGGGTTTGCTATTTCAAGCTACACCGTCAACTCAAATGTCCTTGTTGATGTTCAACCAACAGTGGGCACAGGGGTTATTGCAGACGAAGACCTGTACACTACTATCCCCGCTGTGTCAGCTAATACTTCCTATAACTGTTGGTATCGCAGTGGGGCAGATGTGACTGGCGAGTGGGATTGGCAAGACAGTAACACTCCATTTATCAACAACACAACCAACCCGTTCTATAATCAGTTGTCGGGTGGTAATTGGACAAACACAGAAATCAGCACAATCAATAGTTGGTTCAACGTGTGGGTATGTGCAGTACCTACAATAGACAATAAACACAAGATGGTATTTATCCAAGGACAGGTTCTCCACACATCAAGCGCAACTGCGTCAGCAGCTTCATTTGCCACAGCTATCTCATGGGGGGCACATGTACCATTTAGAGAACTTGCCCCACTATATCAGATTGTCTGCAAGCGTGGAACAGTGGCAGGTACTTCGTTCTACACTGTAATTGAGTCTGTTAATCGTCTGATTGGTACAAGGTCAGTGCTTAGTGGTATTGTTTCAGCCACGTCACACTCTGCGCTATCTAACCGTACAGATGCTAACTCACACCCTGCGACAGCGATTGCGCCAGACACTACTAATTTCAGTAAGCGTTTGTCAACAGCAGACACCACTGTACAAGCAGCATTAGACACGCTAGATGATTCACCAATGACAAGAGCGTTCGTACTTAGAGACGTAAATACAACTGTTACTACATCTGTTGACGGTTACCCTGCGTACAAGACAGGAACAACAACTCAAATAAGAGTCCCATTAATTAACGTTTGGGGTTCAGAGACAGTAGTTGCTGCTATGGGAAACTCTTGTTTTGGCTTGAAGACAGATAACGCAGGAGTACCTGCATATGGTAGAATTAAGATTATTGTTAATGGAGTTTCTTACTACAGTGGGGATATATCAACTAATGCTACGGATTACGTTGACCTAACACCTACAGTGAACATAAGTGTTAACGACATTGTGAACGGTAATGTCACAGCTTCAACTGAGGTATGTATTGGTACTACCGGAAACACAGCGTCAATCATTCCTGGCAAGGTTTGTATAAACATTAAATACATTTAGTGGAGCAGACATATGAGAGAAGAACGAAAATTCAACAATAGCTCGTGGGTTATATCCGAGGAACTTCACACCGCTATAAAGGAACTAACAGGAGTGTCATTACTCGCTGTTACCTGTGAGCTTGGCTATTCCCTTGTTGATGGGGACTTTACCGCAGAGCAATGGTTACAAATTGACACCTTGTTTTAGAATTACTTATATACTCAGGCAATAACTACAGCACGAGGGAACAACAATGGCACCTGATGATCAAGAGATGAACGCGGTGAAGTCCCAGGTTAACAACATCGAGAACACTGTAGGTAATATCTCGCAGGATATCAGGGAGATACGTGAGATGGCGCACTCCTTTGCCAAGGAAGTAAGAGAAGCTATCTCAACTCTAGTTGGTATGCAGACAGAGATTAAGAACCTAACTGAGAGAGTAAATAAAAGAGATGCACATTGCGAGAAGTACAACCCAGAGTTCATTGCAGTACAGCAGCAGGTATCCTGGCATAACAAACTCCTTATGATTTTAGGCACAACCACAATAGGTGCCATTGCTGCTGCATTATACAAACTAATCTTAAAGTAACACTTTAAAAAATACCTCCTACCTAGTATAATATAAGTGTAAGTAAAAACCACATAGGAGATGCATGTGCGTAAGATTCTAATCATTGGCGATTCTCCGGCTCAACACACAGGGTTCTCAAACCAGATCAGACTAATTGCAAACGGGTTCATTAACAATGGTAGCGAGGTTGTGTCCATTGGGTTCAATGCAAAGGACCAAGGTATCTCAATGTTCCAGCCACATTGGAAGCTATATGGTGTGAAGGGTACAAGTGAGTACCACGAGATCTATCACATCATTCTTGTTGAGCAGCCAGATGTAATTATTTCAGTTGCTGAGTTTAGCTGGACAATGGATATTGCAAAGCTGCCTGAGAAGTGGCGTAACCGTTGTATTCACTGGGTGGCGGTTGACTGCGAGCCAATCAATGAGCCTGCAGTTCATAGCCAGATCTGGTTCCGTAAGCATCTTGTATTCATGGCTGATTATGGCAAGAGAATATATAGCACGTATTTAGATAAACATCCTAATGAGCACACTGTTTCAACTATTTATCTGGGTGTTGATACTGAAGTGTTCAAGCCTGTAGCAGACAAGAAGGAGCTTAAGAAGAAGGGTGGCTTCGAGGACAAGTTTGTAGCACTATTTGTTTCGCGTAACCAGTGGAGAAAGCGTCCTGATCTTCTTATTCGTGCGTGGGCTAAGTTCGTAAAAGACAAGAAGGATGCAGTTCTTATTATGCACACTGACGTGAGTACTGTGTCAACTAATCTTCAGACAGGGTACAACCTTCCTTACCTGATTGAACGTTTTGGTGTGAAGGACTCATGTGGTCTATCAAGTAAGCTGCAGTGCTCCACAGAAGAACTGGTCAGCCTAATGAACATGGCAGATGTACATTGTTTGCCATCAGCGTCAGAAGGATTCGGAGTAACACTGATTGAGACAATGGCATGTGGTGTTGTCAATATCACTACCAAGAGCTCAACTATGCCTGAGATCATTGACAACCATGGAGTTCTTATTGATCCAATTGCCTTTGACATCCAGCCAGACCTTGGTGTTGATCGTCCATTGATGGACACGGACAAAGCAGCTGAAGCACTCGAGGTGATGTACCAGACATGGAAGAACAATGTTTCCATTGAAGAAGAAAAGACTGCGATGCGTGAGTACATCATTGCAAAGTATAGTGCACCAGTAATTCAGAAGCAGTGGGTTGATTTGGTTGAGAATATAGTTTGTGTAGAAAATGAGCCAAGAGGGTGTTTTATTGGTAGTACGGCTCGTAGCATTCTTATCCAGGGTAATGATAGCCCAACATTCTCTTACGGAGTAGTGTGCAGGGCACTAGCTGAGGAGTTCAGCAAACGTGGGTATGTTGTAGAGCACACTAACTTCACAGTGGATCACTGGAACCAGAACAAGGAGCTAGCACGTACAGCATGCTACAATAGCTATGCACACCGTAACTTTGATTACCACCTGAGAGTATCCTATCCACTAGACAGTAAGCTTATGGTTGGTCGGACAAATGTAAATCTTGTTCCTTATGAATGGCAGAACCTTCCTAAGTCGTGGGTCCAGGAATCATGGAACCCAGGTTTGCACTATGTTATGCCTTTGTCCAAGCATGAGGAGTTTGTATTCACTGGCTCAGGTGTTCCAAAAGAAAAGGTTAAAGGCATGGGTCTGGGGTACAACCAGTCAGTGTTCAACACTGATGCCACGCCACATGATTTCTCTGACATCAAGAAAGATACATTTGTAATCCTTATGCTTGGTAGTCTAATGTCAGTTGATAGCCGCAAGGGTGTTAGCTATGTTCTGGATGCATATACAAAAGCATTTAGCAAGTCAGACAATGTTGCCCTTGTTATCAAGACACTGCAGGCTCCTAACATGCCTAACTTTGTGCAGCAGGTTCGGCAGCACATGCAGGGCAAGGAGAATTATCCGCGCATTACTGTGATGGATTCATTCATGCCACAGGAAGCTATCGCTGGGTTGTACAAGAGGGCCAATGTAGTAGTTAGTCCCAACCGTGGAGAAGGGTTCAACCTATGCGCTCTTGAGGCTATGGCTGTAGGTACACCAGCTATTATCACAGCCGGTGGTGGTAGTATGGATTTCACTTCAAAGGATACAAGTTACTTGGTAACCTGCAGCACAGTTGCTTGTGGAGCTCCAGCATACATTGATGCAAAGGATACAGACAATGGCTGGTTCAATCTTCAGCCAAGTATGGACTCACTTGTAGCTCATATGCGTAACTCGTATGATGATCGTGAGACACTGAAGAAGAAGTCAGAGGCTGGTATTAAGAAGGCTCAGATGTTTACATGGGGTGCTGCAGTCAGAGCCTTCGAACTTATGGTTGGTGCTGCATAACTTTTTAGTTATACATTGAGCAAAGGGTTAGAGGTGTGCTCAATGAAAAAGACAATCTGTGATAAGTGTTTTAAGCTTTTGACTAAGAACGATTTAGATAATAAGCTGGTATACTTAGGTGATCTGGAACTTTGTTCAGAGTGCAGTAAAGAGCTGCACTCCATCATAAAGATGCTGTATAGCTCGTTTTCATTTAATAGAAAGAGAGCCATGGATAACGCAGTTAGAGATTTCATGTCAGATGAGGACAAGAAGCCATCTGCATGGAGCATAATTAAATCCTGGTTCACATGGTAGACATGAAATTTAAGGACAAAATTCTTCACGCCTTGGTAAGCTTCATAATCTGCTGGGTCCTGCTGTATGGACAATCACTCAGTTCAGTGTTGTTTGTGTGCGCTGTAGCTCTGGGTATTGGCGCAGCAAAGGAAATGTGGGATCACTATAACCCACCACACTGCTGTGATTTATGGGATTTATTTGCAGATCTTGCTGGCATTATGTTATTCTTGGTATCAATTTATTTGTATACTATTCTAGGAGGTGTTAAATGACACCAGAAATTAAGGCAGCATTAGTAAATGCATTGACCCAAGCAGATCTTTGGCAGTATGTGTTTGGCGTTCTTGCAGTAGTTGGTGCCCCAGTTTGGGCAGCTTTTAAGATGTGGGCAGCAAAGAAGACAGAGGCACTCCGTAAGAAGAACGATCTGTATGAGGAAGCCTACAAGCTAGTAGAGGTTGCAGTTGAGCAGGTGTACGTTGAAACTGTTCGTGCGTTGAAGGCAAAGAAGGGCAAGCTTAAAAAGAAGGATATCCTTGAAGCACGTGACGAGGCAACTAAGATTGCAATCAATCTGGGCAAGACAAAGGGTATGGATATTCTAGCTATTCTTGGTAAAGAGTACATGCCTGTTATCATTGCAAAGATTGTAACTTATGCTAAGCCATCAAAGGGCTAGGAGGAACGTATGAAGAAACTGTTGGGTTTGGTTCTACTCTGTGCTATTCTAGCTGCTCCAGGATGTGTTGGTACAAAGTACTATATTCAGGATGGTCAGGTAACAAACAAGTTTCTGCAGGTTAGCACTAATACCATGATGACCACACGTGCTACATGGTATAATACCCAAGATGCATTTGCTAAAGCAAAGATTGCTGGTATGATGACAGATGCACAGTGGAACAGTTGGAGTTCAGTTGATGCTAAGTTCAGAGCATCTCAGAATGCATTAACAGAGGTATTAAAGGTTTACGCTGGGATGTTACAGCAGCTTGCTACGGCAGATCAGGCTGGAGATGCAGCATCAGTATCACAGATTGAAAGTAAGATGTCAGCTAAGGAAGCTCTTATTAATTCAGCACTTGCAAACATCACAGGTATTCTTGTTGAAGGGCAGAATCTTCTTACTGCCGTCCAACAGTAAAAGGAGATAGAACATGTCTACTAAGATTGATCCTGAACTAGTTAAGTTGATTCTTCAGTTAGCAAGTGATGTTATCCCCAATATCCTTGACGCAATTAACCGTGGGGAAACAAAGTTTGTTCTTCCTTTAGACCAGTACGATGCAAAGCTAAAGATTACACGTACAGCAGAGGATGCCCTAAAGGAACAGGAGGGCAAATAGTATGAACTGTTGTGGTAACAACGAAGGTTGGTGCAGGAAGGATACGTGCGCTTGTGACAAACATGTATGTGCATTGTTCGAAGACACAAGAACACCTGGAGTAAAGCGTTGTACTGAGTGTGGCAAGCTATATAGTACAGAGTCAAACCAATCCGTCAGCGTGAAGCTAGGGTAACCCCCTAGCTTCTTTTTTTCCCTTACTTATACATATGTTGTGTAGTTACATCAGGAGACATAAATGGCACGATCCCCTAAAGATATGATACTTGGTCTTATTGCTATTGGTGCAGCTGACTCAGACAAAGGTAATGATATCAAGAATTTAGCCTTCGCTGATTACAATCAAGAGACAGATGTACTAACCCTGCAGGATGGTAACTTTGCTCCTGTGGAGGATCTTCCTTCAGGTCAGAGGCAGGTTGGCAAGAAGGAACTAAGACTAACAAATCCAACCTTAACCAATGGTATTCTTCCAGTTAAGATTGACGCATGTGATGTTTCATTAGTAATATCTAATGCTGTTCTAGCCTCATTCCAGAACTTTCCTCAAGAGATCAACGGTAACTTCACACTGAACAACTGTGTCATTAAGTCCTTTGCTGGATTCCCAACAAAGGTGTCTGGTGATATCAAACTGAACAGTGTATACATTATGGCTAAGGACTTCACTGGTTTTGCACAGCCAACTGGTAAGGGCCTAATTGAGATTATTGTAACACCAAACATGCAGCGGGAGTTCACTCTAGCTGGTATGCCGCAGAGACTTGACAGCAGCTTGACACTAACCAACATGAAGTTCAAGAAGGGTAGTGTGTCAGGCGGCGTTGCTGAACGTCCAGTTGGAATTATCGAGGGTGACCTAACATTGAATAACTGTGGTCTTACCAGTGCTATTGGTTTGCCTATGCGCATTGGTGGTAATCTAAATGCAACAGGTAGTAACTCTATTGATATGAAGGACATAAGTGAAGCTGGCATTTCTGTTATAGGCCAGGAGAGCAAGCTTGTTAAGTCAGGGATAATAGAAGATACCTCAGCTAAAGAATGGGATCTATAAGATATGGAACCTAAGAGTCCAGTAGTTCGCCGTAAAAAGAAAGTTAAAGTCGAGGCACTTCCAGCACTAGTTCCTAAGAACGAATACTTTGGAACTGGTGGTAATGAGGCTCTAGCCAAAGCTGCTGACGTACAGGATGGTGAGTACTTACAGGTACAGACATCCAACAAGATGTTCCAGTTCTATCAGGACTACGTAAAGCCAGCAGCTTCACGTGACCAAGTATACGTGCAGATTGAAGATATGTCCTATGACTCAATCGTTAACTCAGTCCTTGAGCTGTATGCTGAGGATGCCTTTGGTGATGTTCTAGAGGGTAAGGATAATCATATTTGGTGCTCATGCCTTAACAGTAAGGTTCGTGATATCGTTGATGAGTTCCTTGAGTCCTCAGGTATTCTTGAGCGTGTATGGTCTATCACGTTCCAACATATTAAGTATGGTGACCACTTCGTTAAGGTTGATGGCGAACGTGGTCATGGTGTTACAAATTTAGATTACGACATCCATCCAAAACTTATTAAGAGATATGAAAAGAATGGTAGCCTATTCGCATTCTCGTCAGCTGCATTCAGCCAGGATCATAATGAGGTAACTTATTTTACTCCATGGCAGTTTGCACATTTCCGTAATGGTACTCAGAGACTTCGTGAGCGTCTGTTCTACGGAAGCATCAAAGAAGGAACCTATGGTGATCCTCTGCTAAGCCAGTCAATCCTCACATGGCGCAAGCTTAACATGATGGAAGACTCAATGGTGCTGTACCGCAATGCCAAGATCAGTCGTCCAATGATTGTAAAGATCAACATGGATGCAGTTCCAAAGGCTCAGCAGCGCGAGTACTTTGACAGAGTTATTAATCGCTTTGAGTACACATCCAGCTTCTCTCCTAATGAGAGTATCTATCAGCAGCAGGCTAAAGCATTGTCAGCTTCTGAGCCCATTTATATTCCTATGTCTAAGGATGGTGGGGATATAACTCATGAAGACTGGAGCGAAGATCCCTCAGTTTCAGGCATTATTGACATTGAATATATGCGCAACAAGCTCTATGGGAGTTTCAAAGTACCACCTCCGTTCATTGGCATCACTGCTGATATGGGTGGACTTAACTCTGATAATTTGTACATGATGTCTATGCGTTATGCACGTACAGTACGGCGTATTAAGATGCAGGTACTGTGGGGTATTAAACGTATATGCCGTATCCATTTAGCTTATCGTGATCCACTACTACTTCGTCATGACTTTGACCTAAACACTGCATCAGTTACCACAGCGGAAGATCTGTCACGGGCAGAGACAACCAAGACAATCATTGGGTTCCTCTCTGAGTTTGCTCGGTTGCTTGAAGGCGTTGGGGTTGAGTATGATCGTTACAAGTTTGCTAAGTGGGCAATCAAGCATCTTAACCTAAATGACTTTGATGTAAATGATATCCTTAAGAAGGTTGAGACTGAGCTTGGTGCAGCACCACAGGGTACACCAATGGGTGGTGCTCTAGGAGGCGTAGGTGGCGGTATTGACCTAGGTGCACCAGCACCTGTCCCAGGACCAGAGGCAGGCCCAGCTGCTCCAGGAGCGTCACCTATGACCCCTGGTGCTATGCCTCCAGAGGGTATCCCGCTTGATCAGTTCCTAGCACAGAAGGAAAAGACACTAGGTGAGATCAAGATGGAGAAGAAGACCAAGCTAACCAAGTTGTTTGGTGAGCTAACCCCAACTGATAACAAGGATGTAACGGCGGCTACGCCAGATAAATATGAAGACAAAGGTAAGGGCAAGTATGACTTCAAGGAAGTTAGAAAGTTTGTACGAGTTTCAGATAGTAAAGGAAAGAGTAAAGAGGTACAAAGCAAAGAGTAGTAGCGAAGACCTTTCCTATCTGAAGAACCTTATTCAAACAAATGAATCCTTCGTCCTAGATAATCTTAACTTATTCAAGACAGAGGATTTGTGTGTCCTTCAGGAGGCACTATTCCTATCCCACTTTAGGGAGTACTCCAAGGACAAACCATTCTTCCGTAACTTCCAGAGAGTGTTGTCTGGAAGCCTGCAGGAAGAGAGCATGAACAAGATAGTGTCTAGCGCAATGACACATCTGTTTATTGAATTTGAGAAGCTGGGAAATGTTAAGTCTATCTTCCAACGGTTTAATAATATACTCAGAAAAGTATGTGAGCAATCAGATTATGCATTTGCAATCGAAGGAATGAAATACATTTTAGGACTAGAGGTAACCAATAATGAGCGATAAGAAAATGCTTACAGTAGCTTGTGAGAGTACTGGTGGCTTCACAGCTGTTGCTGGCATTACCAGTAACCCAGCTATCATAGGCACTTATGAAGGTATCGTTCAGCAGATTGATACTGCCAACCAGAACAAGCGTCGGTACACTAAGAAGTTCTGGGACACATGGCTCAATCAGGAATCAACCAAAGAGAAGCTTGAAGGCAAGCTACTACTTGGTCAGTACTCACACCCACGTAACCTTGATGATGGTTCATTCTTTGAGAACCTAACCTCACATGCAATCACAAGCCTTCGTGTTGAAGGCAACAACGTCATGGGTAAAGTTGAAGTATTCAATACCTCAGCTGGTCGTGACGTTAAAGTTCTTCTAGATGCAGGTGTTCGCCTAGGTGTTAGCTCACGTGCTCTTGCTGTATCAGAGTACAACGGTGAGTTCGAAGACATCAATGAAGGTGAGATCTTCGGTTGGGATTATGTCATTGATCCCTCAGTTAAGTGTGCAGTACTAAAGCCTATTGGCGAATCATTGGATATTAGAAAGGGTGCTAAGTCACTTATGGAAAGTATCGCTAAGTCTAACTCTGATGATTCCAAGGTTATTATGGAAGCACTTGGCTACAAGAAAGTTACAGAGGAAGCAGTTAAGGAAGTAGTAGCAGAGCCAGTAGTTGAGGCACCTAAAGAAGAGACCACCACTGAGAAGGAGATCAACCCAATGGAAAGCACAGAAGTCCAGGAACTACTTGAGAAGGCAGCAAAAGAAAAGGTTGATCTCCAGGAGCAGCTAGCTAAGGCTAATGAAGAGGTTGCATCCTTCACTGCTAAGATTGACACAGTGAAGAGCAATTATCTAAAGATGCGTGAAAGCTTCATTAACACAGCCAAGGACCTACGCTCTAAGATTGCAGAGAGCTCAGTTAAGATGGAAGAGGTTAAGGCAGAGGCTGATCGTCAGGTCCAGCTAGCAGATGGCCTTGTTGGTCGTATGCGTGAGAAGCTCAACAGCACTGAGTCAACTGGCGAAGTCCTTACGGAGAAGTCAGTTGTGGCTATTGAGAAGATGCGTGATATGATCAATGACCAGAAGGCAAAGCTTGCTGCAGCAGATGAGATGAAGGCCCGCTACGAGTCAGCTATTACTCGTCTTACAGCTAAGGTTAAGGAACTACAGGGTACCAATGAAGAGGTAGAGGTTAAGCTGGCTGGTGAGGCAGTACTAAAGAATCTAGGCCAGACTAACAATGATGAGTTCCGCAGCCTTGTTGAATCGTGCAAGTCAGTTAAGGAAGTCAAGATGGTTGAGCAGCGTTACACTGAGCTACACGAAACAATGAAGGAAGCACTACCTACAGAGATGATTAAGGTTGAGAATATTCAGCGTGAGATCGAGGACGAGCTAGGCAAGCAGGTTGATCCTGAAGTTAATCGCCTGACAAATGTTATAAAGAAGTCAGCTCGGCGTTAACATTCTCTGAATTACTTATATACCTATTTGGTTAGCAAAGTTCTTAAGTGTGAGACTTTCTACTTGAGGCAAGAGCGAAACCACCTAGTTATAAAAAGCAGTGAAAACTAAAACCCAAAAGGGAGAACACAGATGGCAAATCACACACAGCTAGTTGAGCAGGGTTGCAAAGCTGCCAACAGCAAATTCAAGAAACACCTGGAAGCAGTCCAGAGCTTCTACAAGACAGCTCATGGCCGCAACCTACCTGAGAACGTTGAAGCAGTTCTAGGGCAGTGCCTCACCAATACCCAGGCTTACTTCGAAGGGATTGCAAAGAAACGCGGTTACCTAAAGACTGAAGGGCTAACCACTTCAGACCTAGGCACCTACATTCGTCATGGTTTCGAGCTGATCAGCGCACTGATCCCAAGCTCAATCCTAGACGACATTGTTAGCGTTCAGCCTATGGATCGTAAGACTGGTCAGGTCTTCTGGCTAGACTACCAGTATGAAACAGGCCAGGGTATCATTCGCCCAGGCGACACAATGTTCCATGCACAGAAGGTTACTGGTCTCCGTAACAATGGTAATGCCTATAAGTACTTCAGCTCAGACATCGTTCAGGGCGAGCCTATTGCAGCCTTTGGTGCAATTGGTACCAACTATGAACACAGCTTCGAGCATTTCCCATTCAAGACTGGGGCTACTGTTACTGTTGGTTACTGGGATGGTGCAGCTGTTCGTACCTTCACTGGCACTGCAGCAGCTAGTTCATTCACCATCACTGATGGCGTTGACACAGTAACAATCGTTCATGACAACACCCAGGCAATTGGTACCTTCAACGTTGGTGTTGCGTTCGTTCCTCAGACCAATGCACTAACAGTTGCAAGCTATGAGTTCGACTTCGAAAGTCGCCCAGCCAACACTGGCCGCGTGAAGCTCGCAATCCGTGAGGCAGTCGTGGTAGCACAGAAGCGTCAGCTAGCAATGAATTGGTTGCTTGACTCAGCATTCGAACTAGAGCAGCACTATGGCAAGAGCATTGACGACGAAGCAATCGCAATTCTCGCCGGTGAGCTCCGCGCCGAAATCGACCAGCTAGTTCTGGACGACATTATGGCACAGGCTCCTGCATCAACTCTAGCCGGTGCAGACCGCTTCCTAGCAGCTAACCCAGTGTTCATCAGCGAAATGGAACGCGCCCAGGACTTCGTGAAGCATCTACAGCGCGAAAGTTCACAGATCTACAAGACCACACGGCGTATCCAGGGCACATGGCTGGGTGCAGGTAACGAAGTTTGCAACCTGATCATGTCAATGCCTAACACAATGTTCAAGGTTGAGAACAACGGCATGCAGCCACCTACAGGTCCACACAAGGTTGGTCGGTTGATGGATCGTTGGGACATCTACCGTAACCTAGCGTATGGTGACAATGAGTATGTCATGGGCGCAAAGGGTAACAGCTGGATCGAAGCCGGTTATGCATGGCTTCCATTCATTCCAATCATGGTCACTGATCCATATCCAGTAGGGAACATGGAATATGAACGTGGCGTGATCACAAAGAATGCCCAGACAATGCTGAACGACGGCTTCTTCGTGAAGAGCAGCATCCGGTGGGTGTAGTAGTTAGTAAGTAACTTGATTCAAATAAAGGAGCTGGGCGTAAAAGCTCAGCTCCTTTTTTCATAGGTAGGAGCCCTCATGCTACTAAGCTATATAGTAGACTATTTAGATAATTACTTTCAACCGATTCCTACAATTGAACCTGGGACACCAGAGAGTTGTGTAGCCCATGCTTTAGATTATTTTAACTGTGAGTGTGGCGAGACACGCTGTGATGAGATCAGCCCAACAATAGGGCAGAACAGATCTGCTGTTATTGATATGACAGATCTTAATGCTATCTCAGTTGTAGATGTTATTCCTCGTGTACCTAACATGGTCAGTGAAGTTGGCAGCGTTGACAGTATCACTGACCTTATTCTTTTAAACTGGACAGATAAGATGCTGACTGGTGGTGGCGGTCAGTACCGTGATATGCAGCAGCTAATCCTTACAAGACAGTTTCTGGCCCAGTATCGTCAGTACTTTGGGCTCAGGTTTGACTGGAGATTCTTCCAGGAGATTGGCAGACTAACAGTAAACCAGATGCCTTATGGCGCAGTGTCATTGTTTGTTACATACAAGAGAGAGATCCCTGCTCATCCATTCTCACCTAATTATCGTTTGCAGGATAGGTTTGCATTCCGTTGGATCAAAGAGTACTCACTAGCTTTGTTCCAGTTGAGGCAGGGCGAAATACTATCCAAGGCAACAGCGGTAGGTCTTGATGTACAGGGTGCAAGCATTAAGCAAGAAGGTCTAGCAAGTAAGGAACGCTTGGAGCAGCAGTTGGCTAAGGCCATTCCAATGCCTTCTATTAGGTAGGATTAAACTAATGTACCAAGTACACAATAAGAGTGACGAGGCAGTAGCAGTTAACACAGGAGTCAGCAGCATTGTGCTTCAGCCAAACTGTCAGATGACTACAACCTATGTAGGTAACATCCAGTACCTTCTTGGTGTCTGTGATATATTCCGTGACGGATCAAAGATTATGTCCTTCACAAATGAGACAGCTGAAGAAGTTATTAATAAACTAGAAGAGACTGAAGCACAGCCCACTAAGGCTGCTAAGAAAACCAAAAAGAAAAAGTAGTGGAGGAACACAATGTCTATTGAATTCAAGGGTTTAGAGTTCGTTGATGCCAAGGTTATCAAGAACAGTGACGGGACTATCTATGCCCCTATCTGTAATACCTGTCGTCTAATCTCAGGCATCAGCAACAGTGTGCTCCTAGCTTTCAAGGAAGATGATGAACGCATTGACAAGTGCTCCGTTGACGGGTGCGATGGCTATGCTACGTCACTAGTAAATATTCCACCAGATACCATCAAGGGTATGCCAGACGGTATCAAGGTATCAACTGTGGAGAACTTTGAAGAGGAACTCGATGACGAGTTTTATACTGCTATGTTTGAAGATAAGGATGATAATGATGACAAAGAAAAAGAAGGTAGTGACTCAGAAGATTTCAACAAAGAAACCAAAGAAGACTCAGAAGACGCTGATGACGAAGATAAAGATGACCGCCATGGAGATTCTGAACCTGATGAAGCTTCGGACAAAAAGAAAGTCCTTGAAGAAAGATGGGAAGAAATCCTAGATCTTATCGAAGAGAAGGCTGATGAGCTCGCAGTTAACCTGCGCTCGAAGGCTGAAGAGATGCGCCAGATCATGCAGGAGTCAGAGAAGGAAGGCGAGGATATCATTGAGGAGATCCTTGCTCGCATTAAGGCAATTGATGTTAGCGACCTACCTCCTATCATTGAGGATCTCGAAACCGATCTTAACAAGGAAGTTAGGGCTGCAGAGAAGGACGCTGAAGAAGAGGGTACTGAAGACGAGAAGGAAGAGCTTGATGAGCTGGGTAACAACAACGATGTAACCCAGGATGAAGCCATTCATACCCCTGATGAAGATAACCTTGATGACATTATCTCCCGTATCAAGAAGGGTCAGTAGTATATATGGCTCAGCCACAGGTTCAAGTAGTTCCCATTGACCAGCTCCAGAGTCTTCTGGGGCATGGTCAGCAGCAGTTCCCTCAGGATATAATGGATCAGGATATGGCAATGATGGGTGGTGCAGATGGTGTGCAGCCTATCATCATTGTTGTCAATGTATCCAACAGCACAGCATCAATCAAGGATCCAGCCATGCTGCAGATGGCTCAGGCTATGGGAATGGATGCTATGCCAGCTGCTGTAGATGTGGTTGATGATGAGAGCTGTGGTGAGGATCAAGGTATCCCAGTTAACATCGGTGGGGTCATGGTAACTGTTCCAAGTGATCTAGGTCTAAAGACGGTTTAGTTATATACTTCTGTAAGTAAGTATACTAAGAGGTACTTAAATGTCTGAAACAAAAGATACTACAATTGCGCTTGAGGCAGCTCCTGGACTTTTTGAGTACAAGAAGTCTGTCATCTCCAATCTACTAAAGGATTTAGACTCAAGTGCCCTAGCCAAAGTAAGTGATAAGATCCTAGGTGCAGACCGTGTTGCTCGCTATGGCAAAGACAAGAACAAGCTAACAGCAGACATTGCAGCTTCAGTCATTGATGATCAGTCCTACAGCGAAGTATCCAATGCCCTTGTTGAAGCTGGGGTTCCAAAGGAGTACTTTGACTTCATTAATATCTCAACAGCCAAAGCCCAGGAGATCCCTGACCTGGTTAAGAAGCTGGCCATACTTAAGAAGCAGGTAAGAGATGCAGCCAGTTTGATCAGTGACGACAACCAGCTAGCTGAGCTGGCTGGCATTGTTGGCAATGCATCAGTAGCTGATAAGATTGCGTTGAAGGGCAGGGAAGCACTGCTTGATTATATTCGTGATGAGATCGGCATTGAGAGGGTTGGAGAGGGCAAGACAGTTGCAGGTAAGCTCAATGCTTTCAAGTCAATTCTGAAATCACGGTATGGTCAGGACTTTGGTGCACTAAGACCTGAACCATCAGAGTCCAGTATTACAACAGCTAATGTATATCTAAATGATATTGAGCGCAACGAGTACTTCACCAAGCGTTTGCTTGATGCTATTGATACAAAGAACAACGACTACTACAAATACATTGATATCTATAAGAAGGGTAAGGAAGATAAGAAAGCAGCCAAGACAAAGGTCAAGGAGAAAGGTACATCACAGAAGCAGATTGATGACACCAGAACCCTTGAGGATCTTTATGTTGCTCAGCAGGCAGCTATTGAGACAGGTGAGAACCTTGATCCCAATGCTGACAAGACTGGGGCACAGAAGATCTCTGCATCAAGTGGTGACTTCTATACTCTTAACTGGAGATCATATAGTAAGAAGGTTGGTCGCCAGAGTCCAGTAACAACCCTCCACTTTGTGTACAAGTACTCAAAGGATGATGCTGTCAGCTCACGAGCTGGCGATAAGCTGTTTGATACCTACGAGGGAATGGACGCACAGAAGCTGTGGGATGCTTACGAGCAGGCTAACACTGAGCAGACCACCAATCGTGGTGTGGTTAAAGAACAGGTAGACCTGTTACATACATACAAAGATATTATCATTAGCCATAAAGAAGTTGATCAGAAGTTCATAGCCGCACTAAAGGTTTCTATCCGGAAGCTTGCTGCAGCCAACAATGCTTTGTTAGAGTCAAGCATGAAAGTGTTTGAGATTGTCAGACAGATCTCCATGCGTATGGCTGTTGCTGCCCCTGGAACCTTTCCTATTCGCTGGTCAGCTGATGGTAAGAACCTTGAGTTGTCAGTTCCAAAGCAGGCTGGCGAGAAGGAAGATGAGTACCAGAAGCGTAAGAACACAGCATCACCAAAGGAAGTATTTGACTTCTTCAAGGATAAGTCTGTGGCTTCAAGCTTCCTTAACTATGACCAGAGCTTGTGCTTGAGTGATATGCAGGTTGCCACCAAGGCATTTGTTGAGGGTGACAAGAATGCACAGAAAGCATTTGAGATTCCCAATGAATCCTTTGGTGAGAGCGAAGAACTACTAGCCACCAAGAAGGGCGTAGCTAAACACTTTGTCTCGTCAATCGGCAAGAAGATTGCCACTGACTTCAGCAATGCAGTCATCTCAAAGAACTCTGGTAAGATCCTCAGTATTGAGTTCAGCATTGGTGACAAGGTTCCAGATACCAAGAACCCAGCCAAAGCAAATGTGATGAAAGAGTTCGTGCAGAAAGAGGGTAAGCAGGTTAGAGATGCAGTTCCTGTTGAGACCCATAATGTTATTCTACGCAATATGTCTTTGTATCTAGTTGGGTACTACAATGATATTGTACGCAAGTACTCCGACTATACACCATTCAGTGTAAGCTTGGCTCAGCGTAACATTGCCAGTGCAGTGCAGTCATCCAAGTCTGGTTCTTCAGATGCTGCACAGGCAAGGAAGATGATCGTTGACAGCCTGAGGATCAAGGGCAAAGCAGCTGATGTCCTTGTTACTAAGCTGCGCTTCATCCGTAAGCCTGGAGCTTGGTCAGTTGTATATCTGACTGATAACAACACTGTTGTTGGTGTGCATGATGCCACATATAGCATCAGCGCAGTGTACACATGGTTCACCTGTATGGAAGCGTACATGCAGGGCAAGCCACTTAAGTACGAGAGTGTCAGCATCTTTGCTGAAGCCCGTGCCAAAGTAAAGAAGGATGTAGCTGATGATGTGCTAGACATGGGCGCAGACTTTAACACTGCTCTTAACAACCTACGCACAGCTAAGGATCAGTTCGTACAGGATGCCAATGAGATCCGTGATGCATACAGAAGGTTCGAGAGCACCCTTGACTACGAGCGTGTAGCCAATGCAACACTTGCAGCTGAGAAGGAATCATCAAAGGGTGCTGATATCAATGATGCTTTCAAGGATGCATTTAAGACAGCAGCAGGCACAGGAACAAAATACCTAGGTGTATCTGAAACACCTGCAGGTGACGTGTACATCAGCGATATCTTCCCTGTGCTTGGCAAGTCTATGAAGAAAGATTTCTTTGTCTTTGACACACCAGAGGGCACAGTTAACCTTCTTGAGTATGGTCAGCCATATAGAGATTTCAGAAGCTCATTGAAGAACTTCCAGTTCACAACTGATGGTAAGAAGGAAACTGGTGAGCTACAGACTCAGACAGTTGTACAGGCTGCGGAACAGATTGATGCAGTGATTAGTGATTATCTAAAACGTGTAGGTAAGAAGGCCAGGGTTGCTACTTCCAAGGAAGAAGCCCGTCTGCTTGATCTACTCAACCAGCAGCTCGCTGGCTTGACTGGCCCAAAGAAGATGGACAACGCAATCAAGTTCTTCCTTGAGCTATCCTCTTCAACCTACGAGAGACTGTACCGTGTAACCAATCGCCTGTTAAGATCATTTGAAGTACTCTACAAGGAAGTAGAAAACATTAACAAGATGGTATCAGACAAGCAGGTAGAGACCGAGAAGACCTTTGACTATGAGTATCTAAAGAGTGCATTGTCAAGTGGTGTTGAGGCCGATGAACTTCTTGCGTACAATTGGGGAGCAACTGAGGAAGTACCGTCAGGCACAACCCCCACTCTTACAGAGGAACTAAAGAAGGAGTTTATTATAGATGTTAGTAAGCTACCTAGCTTTGACCTTACCTCGAGAGGGTTGCTTGAGAAGAGCCTGAAGGATCTAGGTCGTGTAGTTAACAGCTTCTTGTGGCAGACCAACGTAAACTACAAGAAGACTGGTGATGATACAGAGGAACCATTCAGTTATGTTGGTGATGTAAAGGGCAAAGAAGTTGACAACAAAGGCAACGTACTAACCACAGATGCACAAGGTAACCCAGTTCAGGCTGGGCACTTATCTGCTATGTTCGGACCAAGCAGATCACAGGCGACATTACGAGGAGAGAGCAAGATGAAGAAAGCAACAGAAGAGTTCAGCGGCATTGGCGGTTCACAGAGTATGGATTCTCCAGCAGGTGAGGTAGAGTCAAGCTTGGCTATGGATGTGCCTGCAGTTCCAGAGAGCGCACCATCAGATGAGTTTGACAGCATGGACATTGGTGAGGATGCTTGGGATGAAGCTGGCTCAGCAGCCGACAAGCTTGCCGAAGTTGACACCAAGATCTCTGAGGCAGAGGCAGCTGGTGCAGATGCAGCTGACATTGCCAAGATGAAAGAGAAGCGTGATGGTCTTGCTGAAGATCTTGATGCACTGATCAGTGACGCAGAGGAAGCCACTGCAGATGCAGAGTCAGACAATGAAGAGGATGTTGACACTGACGTTGCTGATGCAGACACTGATGAACTAGAAGTGGAAGAGCCAGCTAAGGATGAGCCAAAGAAGGAAGAGAGCTGCCAGGTTTGTAATGAGTCAGTTATCTTCCGTGCACTACAGTACAATACACGTCGGTAGATAGGTGTACAAATGGGACACAGTGCTATGCAAAGCTTAGTGCAGGACTTCAAGGTAGCTTGTGATGCACTTGAGGATTCAGGTACCAAAGAACTTCTACGTGCTGATGCTGACAAGATCAGTGGGCACGTAGAAGGTGTGCTTCTTTGTGGGTACGCCTCTGAGTCAATTCGCTCAGAGGGTATCCGTGCAATTCTAGAGTGCGCATCAGATGCACGGGACAGGGTTTCCAAGTTGTCATGCCCAGGTATCATGGATGTTATCTCTGTGCTTGAGAGTATCAATGATGCAGTGCTGATGGAAGCTGACTATAAGAGACAGCGGTTTGCTGAAGTCCTTGGCAAGCTGCGTAACATTGTTGTGTCCTATGAATCATTGAAGGACGGGGTTGAAGACCCTGAGCTTATCAATGCCATTGATACCATGGTAGCACAGCTGGACTCCGCACTGCTTGATACTAACACAGCTATCAAGTCAGCCGCTACGGATGCTGAAGCCCTAACCAAGCTCAATGAGTTGTACACCACGTTCTCTAAGGTTACCCTACCTGAGAATGTAGCAGCCTTGATGTCATCCAAGCCAGAGTTTTCAGGCGTTCTCAAGTCAGCACTGGCAGACATCCAGGCAAGTCTAACAGCTCTTGGCCAGGAACCAGTAAGCAACAAGGATGTCAAGAGCGTAGATGAGCCAGTGGCTACTGACAGGCTAAAGGGTGCACTCAAGGCAGCTAAGGAGCTGTGCATTAGTATAGCCAGGAAGTACTCTGACAACGAAAGAATAGATGAGTTAAACAAAGAGATGTTCGGCTACATCCAGAAGCTTGAGAACGGCGATGATAACGCTGTGGACTTCATCCTAAGACTGGCTGATGCCATTCAAAAGAATGCTGCTGATGAGGACAAGAGCTTCATCAACAGCAAGATGATTGAGCTCAACAGAGTATCCAAGAAGTTTATTAAACAGCAGGGTCCAGCTAACAGCACACCAACTGCTAAAGGTTAGGTAGATAGATGCGGCCTTTGGAGTTAGCAATAGAGTTCCCAGATACTAATAATAAAGAAGTGAAAGCTGCGCAGGATTCCCTTGAGAAATCTGCTGAGGATCTTCTGTCCTCAGCTCAAGCTGCGTCTACCAAGATATTAGATAAGATCCCTGAGGAATCAATACCCGACATTGAAGATGACTTCGAAGCATTGACTAATGTTGTTGGCAGTATCTTTGATTGGATCGGTAACGAAGACTGGGCTGACGATGTAGACGCAGAGGATGATGAGCACAATAAGACTGTGGAAGCTGAGTACGTAAAGGGAGTTAAGACTGGCATTGATAAACTGGCCAGCATTGTGGAATCAATACTAGCCACCATTCGTTCAGAGGGTATTGAAGAGCCACTCTTTGATGATCTCATTGATAGTACGCTGGCTCTATCTGGTTCATTATCTAAAGCTGGATTCAATACCCTACCCATAACCAGGAGACTGGTTGGTATTACCGAGACAACTGCTGACAAGCCTGCTGAGGATGTACCAGATGAAGCACCAGCTGAGGAACCTGTCGCACCCCCAGAGGACACAAGTTCATATGAGAAGCCTGTAGAGAAGCCTACTGCCAAGGGTGACGTGCATACCCTTAACATGCAGAAGGAAGCTCTGCTTAACTATCTTGAGTCAGGCATCTCTGAGTCAAAGCTTAGGGCATTCCTTGCCGCCTTTACTGGTGAGAAGGAAGAAGACATTGAAGGTAATGAGGAGTCAGTGCTCAGAGAAGTTATGAATAGCATTGAAACCTTTGAGGATGTGGAGACAGCTGTGTACATTATCAACACAGCATCTGGTACTAAGTACACCATCAATGATCTACTTGAGGCTGCAGCTGAAGACCAGGGTGAGGAAGATGTCAACGTACCTGATGAGGATGGCGAGGAAGCTGAGCCAGAGTCCGAGGTAGACGTTGAAGAACCTAGTGCTCCAGTTGAGGAGCCAGCTGAAGCCGACAAAGAACCTATTGAAGCTGATGTCACACCAGAGGATAAGCTAGTACTGCTTCAGGAACAGATAGACTTTGGTGTGGAACTTCTAGATAGGATACAACCTAATGGCAAGTCAGCACTGGTTAACACCAAGACAAGCACCAGTACACCACTGGGAAGCGGTGAGATATTCCTGCTTAAGAATAACTTTAGTGCCATTGACCTGTCTGAGTTCAAGGATGTCATTGACTTAAGTAAAGATGACATGGCAATGAATAAGCTCTACAGGGCTATCATGCTTGTTGGATCACTGTCTGATCCCAAGATAGTTAAGTCACCAGATCTAACAGATGAGGATAGAGTAAAGGCTAAGTCAGCTTACACTGCAGCTGTTCTTGTGTACACCACCTTAAAAAAGTAATCTCCTAGTAGTATAATGTAAGAGGACAGAGGAGATGGTATGCAAGCTACGTTCTGTGATGACTGTGGTAAACTAATAGAAAACCCTGACAGGGGTAGTGTAGAAGTAGCAGTACAGCGTACAACATTCCACCAGAAACTAAATGAAGAGAAGTTCATAGTGTGCCTTCAGTGTGGTGATAAAGTGTCCAAGCATTGGCTAAAGACCAGATCCAAGAATATGTTGCAGATTAAGAAGGAGCACAAAAAGTGAAGACCTTTTTACATTCAGGAGACATGGGGGACATTGTATATGCGCTTCCAACGATACGCGCAATGGGTGGTGGAGTACTGTATCTGGATACTAGCGGGGGTGGAAACGATCCGTTTGTTAACCGGCAGCTTGGATCTGGGTGGCACCTTAAGTTCAATGACACTTGTTATAACTTCCTTAAGCCGCTGATTGAAGCTCAGCCTTACATACATGGCGTAGAGAAGTATGTATCACAGAAGATCAATGTAAATCTAAATGGCTTTAGAACAAGGCTTAGGGCAGATAATCAAGAGAACCTAGCTCAGTCCCATCTTAAGTACTTCAATCTAGATCTATCTGATAAAGAGATTATACCTTGGATTGAGGTTCCTGATAGTGGTAGAGCTCCTGTCAGAGAGATAGTTGTTAACAGAAGTCTTAGATATCACACAGCCTATATCATGTGGGTAACCCTTGCTGGTATGTGTAGGGACAAGGCAGAGTTCGTAGGCACACCGTTTGAGCACGAGGTGTTCAGTAAGACCTTTGAGATTGACATCCCCTATTACCCCTGTGAGAACGCATTGGTGCTAGCTCAGAGGCTCAAGGACGCACGATATTTCATTGGTAACCAAAGTATGCCTATGTCAGTTCGCATCGGCCTAGGGCTTCCCTTTGCGCAGGAATCGTATATCAAGTGTCCCAACTGCATCTTTGATGGTATCTCAGGCCGCTACACATTTAACTAGGAGATTACATGAATACCGTATTGCTTACAGGTTACAGGGAAGACTTTGCATGGATGGGTGCACGTACCAAGCAGGGTAAAGAATGGTACGCTGAGAAGTACGGGCTATCATTTAAGTGTAACGTTGACTACCCAGAAGAGTTTGGTCTGCCATCTTGGCAGAAGCTACGTTTAATCAAGGAACTGTTTCAGCAAGGGTATGATGCTGTACTATGGCTTGATGCTGATGCAGTTATAACTAATCAGTTCATTGACATCATGACTCTGATTAAGACCCTGCATAACATTGACGGTCAGAAATGCTTGTATGCATCTACTGACTGGGGTAACCATCCTATTGACCAGCCCTACAGTAACTTCTCTATGGGTAACTTTGTGTGGATGAATACCACTAGAGGTAATGAACTGCTGGACCTTGCTAGCTCTTTGCTTAAGTACTCACGTGCAGTCTATGAGCAGGATCAAGGTGCAGTAAGGGAAGTGCTCAAGACTGTGCCACACACAAGGTACTATATTAATATTCTAAATCGTCGTATCCTAAATGCTGTGCCAGCTTTTGTTCAACCATTGGCTTTGGATCCATGGGCTGAGGGTGACTTCCTTGCACACCTTACTTCAGTGGACAAGGACTTAAGGGTTGCGGCACTGAGCAGACTGAACGTGCACAATGAGTAACATTAACTTTGCTGAGCTAGGTGTGACAGACTTCGACATTGGTATGTCAATTGACACGAGGCATTTAGAGTGGATGCACTACGTGTTGAGCAACCCTGTTGGTGGGCCATGGCTATCATCATTGGAGTCTGGCTCGTGGAAGGGTGTGTCGAGCTCTGTGTTCGTTGATGCAGCCAACAAGGGGCATATCCTTAGAGCTATGTTCGCTGACATTAACTTTCAGCCACAGGCAATAAAGGTTATTGGTGGGCATGAGATCTTCCATGGTAAGGGTGCTGATGCCATACGTATCAACCCACCCTTTGATGTTGTGTTCCTGGACAGCGACCATCGCCTTGCTCCAACCCAGGAGGAGTGGAAAGCTATCATAGCTAAGCCAGAACTACCTAGGCTATTGGTAGCTCATGACACCAACTCGGTTAACCTAAAGCTCGGTGGTTGCGAAGGACCAGCATGGTTGTACAACGTTATAGTTAATGACCCAAGTTATTACTGGGTACATGATTGTGAACAGCGGGACAACGAGAGAACAGATCGTGGTCTGTTCATGGCTACAAAGGATGAGAACATACTAGAGGTAATCATGGAGGGGTACAGAGCCACATGCTTTGCATAACATTCACTGCATTCAACAGAGTTGATTACTTTGTTGAGACTATGAATTCCTGGGCAGCAGTTAACAATCTTGATAAGGTAAAGATGATATTCAATATAGAGAAGACTGACAAGCTCAAGGAGATGATTGCTGTCCTTGATTCGTTCTGTCATAACTCTTCAGTGGGTGATGTAACAATCAATGTTAATGAGGGAGTCATTGGTTGTGCAAAGAACAGCTGGAATGCTTTGGAGCGTGGGTTTGAACATTCAGATAGTGTAGTACTGGCAGAGGAAGACTTCATTGTATCTAATGATATCATTGATATGTTCACTGCAGCTGATAAGTTGTTCAAGGATCAGAAGGATGTGATGGTTGTCAGTGGTAGGAATGAAACGGTGCAAGAGGATAACCCATATGCATTTAGAAAATTAGGATTGCTAACCTGCTGGGTATGGATGACATGGAAGGACAGATGGAATACGTATCTGCGTAACACATGGGACTTTGATTACTCAAGTGGTAAGGCTACAGGAACTCCAGGTGGTTGGGACTGGAACATACGAAGGATCATTGAGAGGAACAATATGTTCAATGTTGTTCCTGGTCACTCACGTAGTAACCATATAGGTATCAATGGTATACACAGTAATGCAAAGTCATTCACAACTAATGCCACGTTTAAACCAGTGTTTGAGCTAAAGGAGTTCACGTATGAAGCATAGTGTTGTTGGTAATTCAGGTAGGCTTGACTTCCTTGGGTACCCAATGTCACAGAACGAGTATGCTCTTGAGGCTTTTGATATGCTCTTCAAGACTGTGAAGCCAGCTCGTGTCATTGAGCTAGGTGCTCTCAATGGTGGGCTCACTACATTCCTTGGTTTATACAGCCTAACAGCAGGTTGCTCTGTAATCTCCTACGACATTGCTAACTCATTGTTTGACAAGTCAGTACTGGATAAGCTCGGTGTTGATATGCGGTTCAAGGATATCTTTGCAAGTGATACACTAAAAGAGATCTCTGATATGATCAGGCAGGATGGCATCACAGTTCTACTATGCGACAATGGTAACAAGATTGGTGAGTTCAATCACTTCTCCCAATTCCTTAAGGTTGGGGATATTATTATGGCTCATGACTATGCACCTGATATGACATTCTTTAATAAGGAGATGCGTGGTAAGGTGTGGCCTTGCTGCGAGATTACAGAGAATCATATAGAGGAATGTAGCCGGAGATACCTACTACGACCACTGCTTGCTGATCCATTCCTCCAGGCTGCATGGGTGTGTAAAGTTAAAGTAGCTTAGTAACTATTTTCTTATACACTACTGCGTGACATCTAAGGCTAGTACCTATTAAATTTAGATATCACAGTGACGGAAACAGACAATTTAGATTTAGAAAACTGAAGTCATAAGTCTTTTAAATACGTGATACAAAATCCTGTTTAGTATCACAGTGACGGAATAAGAGCACCTAAAAAATTTTCAGGAGTTGAAGCATGGGAACACGGTTTAACATGAAGAACCTGGTAGAGATGCTTGAGAAGGATCGGGTTCCCCTTGAGTTCTTTAACAACATTAAACGTGACATCACAGAGCTGCTTACAGTGTGCACCACATATAAAGAAGGTCCGGTTCGTGAACAGGCAGTGAAGACCTTGACAGAGATTGGCGAAGCCATCCAGCAGTTCGTTCAGGCTAACCCACAAGCTCAGCAGCAGACCCAGAGGCCAGAGGGTGGCACTCAGTCACCTCCAGGTAATCCTCCTTCAGTGGGGGCAGAGACTCCAACAGGCGGTATGGTTGGAGCTAACAGTCCAGGGTCAGCAGCAGTAACACCAGCTGGTATGGGAGCCTAGTTAGTAATTCAGCTTGACATTTATAAACAACTGTAGTATAATATAATCATAGAGGAAAGGAGACGGACATGAAGACTCGTCTTATCGTTGCAGCGTTATCAGTATTCCTTCTGTACACACCCACCTTTGCTGATGAGATGCACAAGCTTACAAAGACTGACACCACCTACACCAAAGGTGTCCTGCGTGACATGGGCAGGGCTATTGGTCGAGAGGTACGTGACAGGGTTGAGCAGGAAGTACGTGGTCGTGTAGAGGACGCAATTGGTATTAGCCTACCTGAGCAAGCTAATGGTAACACCGAGAACAATGGTAATCATTATGGTTGGGATTATCAGTCACAGTATCAGATAGTCGGTGACAACCCAGCGTCCACAATCACTGAGGCTCCGCTTAACACACCGCATCAAGCACTTAGTATTGACTGGCAAGCAGTGATCCGTGGTGAGCAGACCGTCATTGTAGAGGGTGATGGCAAGACCCATGTTAACACTGAGCGTGATTATCTAAACAGAAGTGACCGTTAGAGTCACTAACAATACGGACAGGAGATAGTTATGTCAGAAGATGAGAGCAAAGTAATCGGTGGAGATACACAGCCAACACCCATGGAGGAAGCTGCTGCAAGTGAGAAGCCAGCTGTTGATCGTTTCGTTCAGTACAACATGGCTAAGAAGGAAGCATATGTAGAGATCATTACCACTATCAATAAGTACATGAGCGAGTTCAATCTATCACCTGTGGACATTGCTGGCATGCTTAACTGGGTTGTGCTTGACCTACACATGAGCGCAGTACAGGATGCACATGAGAAGCAGCAGAGCCGCATCATCCGTCCGTAACAACACTGAGTACACAGGGGAGGTGCCCATCAAGGCATCTCCCTTTTTACTTATACATTTACATCATAACAAGTACAGAGGTGAGGACAATGATCAAGGACATTCGTGGGCTACTTAAGTCAGTCAAGGAAGCAGTGACCACACACTATACATCTGCGGATGACCCAGCTGCTGGTGGCTATGACCAGCACGGTAACTTCGTTGGCGGGGAAGGTAGCAAGAGCAATGCTTCCTATCCAACCAGTGAGGCAAGCCTTGATGAAACCATGGATATGCTAGAGCGTAACGTGCCTTACGAGACCACTGCTGATGGGGTTATCTTTAAGGATCCAATGGGTGAGATGGAGCAGGGTATGCCAGTACCCACCACAGTAACCAAGGATCAGTTTGAACGTGCACAGCGGGCCCTTAACGATAAGAAGGCAGGGAACAAGCCAGTACCTGGAGCAGTTGATGTCAGTGTACAGAAGCCAACTAATGTCCCTGTTCCTGGTGCTACAAATCCAGAGTAGAAGTTTGTGCTCGCCAGTAGTACAATATAGATAGGAGAACTAAATGGAAACCTTAGAGATCTATCCAATCGGAACACAGGTTAGCTTTGTCCTATGCCCTGAGCTCACTGGCTTTGTTGTGGGAGTAACTATAGGACGCAACAACGTTATCACCTATCAGGTATCATACTGGACTGATAACCCACGTGAAGGTATGTTCCGTGAGTTCGAGGTACAAGCTGCTGAGGTTGACGCTAAGACCTGTATTGGATTCAAGGAGTTAGATCTAGATGAGTGATGTAATTAAGGAGCTCATCCTATCCATATGTCCTGGACAGACTGTGGTTATAGGTCGCAAGGACATAGAGGATAACTTCGTTGACGTGGTAGAGGGCAGGGGATTCTATATGTTTGACAGGGATAAGCAGGTGGTCAAGCAGCTAGAGATGGTTAAGCTTACAGAGTGCACATGTCACATTAAGTGCCACGCTGATAAGAGTATAGGACAGAGCTACCAGGATAAAGAATGGTGGTTTAAATAGGCAACCTTTTACTTATACATTATCACATAACGAGTAAGAGGATACTACATGCAAGCTACTATTCAGTTGCTCAAGATGCTACGAGAAGATGTGGTTGACTTCACTGGTCCCAAGGACAGAGTAACAACTCCGACAGGCGATGGTCACACACAGGTTACCTTTGGGTCAGATGAGGTAGACGCACTCAACCAGCCAGTGAAGGCAGATAACTTTGCCCTGCATAAGCTGCCAGAGGTTGGCTCAAGGGCATCAGAAGTACTGAAGAGCATGACAGTACTAGCACACACCTTGTCACAGCTAAGCAAGTCAGATAGCAAGTCACTTGAGAAGTCCTTCGAGCACATCCAAGGACTACGTGATTCACTTACAGAGCTCGATACATTCCTAGCCAGCTATCAGACAGAGGTAGCCAACACAGCATCAGAGACTGGCAATGTCTAAAGAGCTTCTCATCCTCAAGTACTTGAAGGAGTCCATGGACTCCAACGCTATCAAGTATGACCCTGCTACCCACATGTACAACGGTGTCTACCTTAAGCCAGGGGACATTGTAGTTGATCGCAAGGTAGGTTCCGAGTACAGAGTAGATGCCATTGATGTAAACGTACCCACCACATTGGTGCTCCAAGAGTTAAACTCAGATGATCAGCCTACAGAGAATGCACCAGTAACAGTAAGTGTAGATCCCTCCTCGACCAACCCATTGTACCGAGAGTTGTTCCTGTTCGGTACCTCACCTAATAATAGATTCTAGCTTTAAATCTCTTCCAGCTAGTAGTACAATATTAACAAGAGCTAGAGGAGAATTCACATGGACTTTGAGAGTTTTGTAATCAAGTTCTTTGTCTACGGTTTTGGAACGCCCGTCGCTGGGCTGCTAGGTTACTGGGCATATGATAAGCACATCGCTACTCTATCTGGTGAGGAGCGTACTGATCTAATCAACAAGGCTGTGCTTGGGTTGATCAGTGTTGGCACTAAGGTTGGCTTGGTTAAGAAGACTGATAGCCTGCAGAAGATCATTGATAAGTATAGTGTTAACAAGTATCGTCAGAAGAGAGAAGAGCTTAAAAAGAATGGTGTTAACTGTGAGCACTTGGACTTCTTAAGTAGGGTGGTGAGAATTGAGAAAAATCTTAATCAAATTCACCACCACCCATCATACAAGGAACGTGTAGCTGATATCAGAAGGAGAGAGCTGGCTTCTGGAAGAAGGCAGTCAGGGCTTACACCATCTCTTTATGCACAGCTATATGATATGAGCAGTGATCCAAGTAACATTGAGTGTACTCATGTTGTGACTAAGAAGGTAGCAAAATGATATCACCCCGCAAGAGGGTAATAAAAGGAGAGGCAATGGACTTTGTTAATTGGAAGGTTGTTGTAGGTGGTGTGTTGGTTGTTCTAGTTCTATGTGCTATCAGTGGTACGTTCGGTATTGTAGGGGCTGGTGAGCGTGGTGTTACTACTACGTTCGGTGCAGTGTCCTCAGACGTAAAGGGTGAAGGTCTATACATTAAGATCCCGTTCGTGCAGGAAGTTATCATTGCTGACGTTCGTGTTCAGAAGAAGCAGACTGAAGCCTCTGCAGCATCCAAGGATCTTCAGATAGTGCATAGTGTTGTGGCTCTTAACTTTAACATTAAGCCTGAGGCAGTGGCAACTATCTACCAGCAGTTCGGTGTTGACTTCAAGGATCGTATGATTGACCCTGCCCTGCAGGAATCAGTGAAGTCAGTGACAGCACGTTATACAGCAGAGGAACTGGTTACCAAGCGTGAAGAGGTGCGCGAGGCTATCAAGGTTCTACTGCGTGAGAAGCTTGCCCCCATGGGTATTGTAGTGGACGAGCTTAACATTGTTAACTTCGACTTCTCTCCCAGCTTCAATGCTGCCGTTGAGGCCAAGGTTACAGCAGAGCAGAATGCTCTAGCAGCAGAGAACAAGCTAGCGCAGGTTAGGTTTGAAGCTGATCAGGCCATTGCTGAAGCCAAGGGTAAGGCTGAGGCTATCCGTCTTACTGCCCAGGCCCTGGCTCAGAGCCCACAGGTTCTTCAGCTGCGTTGGATTGAGAGATGGAATGGTGCAATGCCTACCACGGTTCTAGGAAACAACACTACAGCAATGATTCAGGTTCCTTAACAGTTATACATGCGCTGATCCGTAGGGGTGTGGTGTTCAGACCACGCAGTAATAAACAGCCGCTAGCTATGAGGCCCACAGCTGAGCGAGTGAGTGGTTGATAATAGATGCCAGCGCATTTATGGGCAGGTAGCTCAATGGATAGAGCACCACTGATCATGGGGTTGCGAGTTCAAGTCTCGCCACTCCCTCCATTTTAAAGGAGTTACACATGAGACGTAATCCAATAAAGCTAGGGGACGGTGATGAGCTCCTAGCTGGTACCAACCACCTGTCCTTCATTGATAGGACATATGAGATCAAGGGTAACACAAAGCATTGGCAGTTCGTCACAAGGCGTACTGGTGTCAACGCTGTAATGATTGTGGCTACCATAGGTGACAACATTATTATCACTAGGGAGTACAGGGCACCTCTTGGCGGCTACGAGTGGGGGTTCCCTGCAGGGCTCATAGATGATGGGGAGAGCGTTGAGGACGCAGCATACAGGGAGATCAAGGAAGAGACAGGGTTTTCACTCTTCGGTATAAATCGTGTAAGTCCTTTTGTGTATAACTCAGCTGGCCTTACAGATGAAGCTATAGCCATTGTATACTGTGAGGCACGTGGTGGTGTAGGAGAACCTGACCTACAGGACTCAGAGGACATAACTACTTATGTAGCAACTCGAGCAGAGGTTTCAGATCTACTTAAGGATAGCAGTGCAATGATCAGTGCAAAGGCATGGATCATACTAGAACGGTTCGCTAGGGAGGGTAAGGTTTAATGGCTAGTAGAGTTAAGAAGAGGACTAAGAAGGAACTACCTAAGCACACGTACTTCCTAAGCTGGATCTCTCCTTGTAGCAAGAAGGAGTTTGAGTACCATGGTCCTTGGTGGATCACTGGTATGGACTGTGACATGAATGACATTATGGTTGGGGCTATCAAGGCATCAAGCCCAGAGGAAGCTGTGGATGTAATGCGTAAGAGCTATGATAACGTACCGGAAACATTACAGGTTAAGTTCTGCAACATGCTACCTGATGAGCAGTGCATCTTCTCCGACACATACAAGCGGGAGCAGTGTATGGTGTGGCCCATTGATTCCATTGAGGCAGAGCTGCGCAAGAAGAAGGCTATAGCTGAGAGAGAAGCTAATGATATGGATGACGAGCACAGGCATGGTAACAAGAACTATTATCCAGAAGACTAGAATATAAAGGAGATATGTAGTACAATGTAAGTATAGGACAGGAGAGATCCAGTGAGATCATTAACTATAGCAGACGTACATATGGGCTCAATACTTGGATGCGTACCTCGTGCAGTTACTAATGCTGATCACATGATCTCCTATGAGGGTATGTGCCGTATAGTGGTTTCATGTAGGCGTTTATGTGTAGACAAGGAACACATGCACAATTATATTCCTCTCTTTAATCCTAGGTACATTCAACCCAATGTGTTCCCTGTAGGAAGTAGAGTGTTTGATATGATCCAGTCGTGGTCAACGGAGGTTAACAATAATGGACAACCAGTTTGAGAGCAACGAGCACCTTAACTCCATAGAATTATATAGGATGCAGATGGCTGCTATCAGTACAGCTGCAGAGTGCAACACCAGGAAGTCAGCTCTGCAGCAGAGGATCCCTTTCCATAGCCAGTACTACACCCCTGCGTATCGCTATGTATGCGAGGCAGTTGACAGGGAGATCAGTACAAGGGATCAATTGAACCTGGCACTCAAGGAGTTGTCCCGTGTGTCAAGGGAGCTTGGCTATGCCCAGGCTGAGATTGATCAGCTGAGAGCTAAGTAGTAATGTCCATTGTATCTAACGTTATAAGTACAGTAAACAACTATATAGAGTATACTGTTGAGAGAGTTACAGAAGCCGCTTTTGTCGGAGTATCCATGCTTACGCAAGCTCTAGGACCAAATACTAACAGAAGATACAGCCAGGAGTTCTGGAATAGTTGGTTGGAAGATGTTGTATCTGTCCAGCCTATGGATCGTACTACTGGTCAGGTCTTCTGGATGGACTATAGGTATGGGTCTGATGATACTTACCTTGGTCAGCAGGGTAGCTTTCTCAATATATGGAATGGTCACACAATGCAGCGTGTGTTCATCAATAAGATTGTTGGTGAGGATATAAAGTATAGGATTATAAGGCTTAATGAGTACGTGAACAAAGAGGATATGAGTAAGTACACTAAGCAGTTGAGGTAATAACTATGGAGCGCATACTAGCAGGAGAAACTACCATTAGCTTTGAGTTACCCTTTATAGACAATGAACAACCATATATATCACCTTTTATTTTTACTGATATAACAGTACCACCAGAGCATATTCCATGCTCAATACTGAGTATAGATCAGGAGGATAACATAGGTACGTCTCTTGGTGTTAGGCTGTACTTCTATCCAAGGGAAATATTGAGAAGGAAGATTGAGAGACTTAACTCCTATGTAAATAAAGAGAATATACTTAAGTACGCGGATGCATTATTGAAAGGGCGGGTGGATTAAATGGACTGGACAGGTGGAGACACAACTGGGGATACTTCTATTCATCAGCGGTACGCGTATACCATACATAGTGCTGATACTATTGATTGGGGAGCTCTGGACACTCGTGTTATATATGAACCTTGGCATGCACGTAGCACAGTTAGCACTGGTTACGTTTATCAGGATCCCCAGCCACATGATAATGTAGTGTTTACGATAGGTGGTGAGGAGATCCTTAAGATAGACAAGGATGGTATGCATTATAAGAACGTGCTCATAAGGGATGCAGGGGAAGCACATGCTGCATTCGTTAAGGCAATGGATTCCATGTATAGATACAATGTTAGCAGGGGTACATATACTCCAATGTACACAGGGCAGATACAATTCGTGGATGATCCTCCATCAACCCCTTGATTGTTAATCTAATCTATGGTATAATATAGACATGGAGATAGCTTTTAATATGACCTACGTTGGTAATGACTACCTCAGTGCTAGCTTCTCCACAGTTGTGGAGGTTTCGTATGGCACTGTCCCGTCTGTTAAGGACATAAGTGACATAATTACTTCGTACTTCCCATGCACAAACAAGGAAAATATGATAGAGAAGTTCATCTTTATGGGGCCTGATGGTACACCTCAATGATACTCATAACTGGTAAGAACGAGCACAAGATTATTGATGCTGTTGCTATAAGACTTGGTCCTAATGGTCATCTACGTAATGTGCACAAAGAGGATATGAGTAACTACTTAAAGGTTGTGCTGAAGGATTCTTGTGATGATGCGGCAGAGGAGTTCAGTATGTACATATGGCCATCACCCTGGATCTGGAACAGGATATACTAATGATACTGCTTGATAATGATTGGGATTCAGAAGACTTTGAGGATGACGTAGATGATGACTTTGAGGGTATTCCAGAGACCGCTGCATTACCTCCTGGAGTATGTAGTGCATTGCTTATCATGAAGACATTTGTCAATGGGGTACAGATACCTATTTATAGTAGGCCAGCTAGTAATACCTATGTTATACACAAAGAGAGAATGCACTGTTATATAGACTTAGATATGATAAAGAAGGTAGCGAGGGATAGAGGAGATACATTGGTACCGTGATGATAAACCTGGGAAGGATTGAGTTATTCATAAGAGGGCTGCAATCCTTTGGTGTACATAAAGAGAATATGTGTGCACATGATTCACTGCCCAACTGGGTTACACATTTCTATGAGGAGGTAGCCAATGAAATGGACAATCACTCAACTGCTTAGGTACCACATAGAGCATGTGCAGGGCTATAGATATGAGGTACCTGGTCCGATTATACCTAGGGATAAAGAAGATATGCATATATATGTTAATGTAGATGTAATAAAGAGTTTATATGAAGGATCATTGATTGATGGCTAGTCTTATGGATACCTATTATGTAATTAAAGGGGAAGAACTCATAGAGCAATGTCAGAGATGGGGAGTGAACAAGGAACATATAGACATAAGCATAGCCCAAGCTCAGGCACGTAGCTCCTTTATTGTTAACCCACGTAGAGTTCGTATTGTGTGGGATGATGAAGAGGGCCAGGTAGCTATATGATAAACAGGCAATTCATGGAGGATCTAATTGTAGCATTCAGAGACTTCAATGTACATAAAGAGAACATGATAATACATGTAGATAACTTCATAAACTTCTATCCAGCTTATCCAGACACTGGATGGAACAGAGAGGGAGAGGACAGATAGATGACAATGCGTATTACAGGGAACAGCAGTATAGATGGGTTAATCAGCTTGACTATTGGAGTTATTTGCTCTGTCATAATACTGTCTCCTGTTTGGGTACCCATTTTGGTGTTGTACTGCGTACTGTTTAGAAAGGGTTAATAAATGAACCACACTTGTGTTGTATATGAGGATTGGGATAGTAAAGAGCAGGAGAGGGAGTCCGTTATAAACACAGAGAAACATGTATCCAAGTATGATATACCTGTGGAGTTTACAGAGGAAGACATCAAGGAAGTCATAGCCAAAGTACTTGAGGAATGCAAAGAGCAAAGGCTAAGATGTAGAAGGATTATGTATACAGATCCTTATCCACTTGATACTGCTAAGTATATGCGTAGCATTGTATACAGGGCAGATAGACAGAAGGTAAAGTACATATACATTTGAAGACACAGGAGAGCGCATTGAATGAAGAACGCCATAGCTGGTTACTATTGGGTTAAGTCTAAGATTAATAAGGACTCTGAATGGGAAGTAGCTAGGTATGAACCAGATAAGAACTGTTTAAGAAAAGGAGTTTTGTGGATAACAGGTTGGGATGTAGACGAAGATCCAAAGGACTATGAAATGGGGGCTAGAATTGAAAGATCTAACTGATGGTTACTATTGGGTTAAGAGTAAGGATAAGAAATCAGAGTGGGTAGTAGCGAGGTACGAACGCCTAAGTAGACCAGTATTGTGGTTAGCAGGTTGTACCGAAGACCCAAATGATTATGAGATAGGAGAACGTATAGAGAGGAAAGAACAATGAGGAAACAACCTATACCACGTCCGGTTGACGCAGTTAAACCTACACCACCTCCTCCACCTAGTAGAAGAGGAATTGATTTCGTGAGGGGTGTGCCTAATATAACGTCTTGGGAAGAAAAGTGCCGGGAAGTAATTGCTGTAAACCATAACTTAAACCGACAGAACAACATAATGCATAAGGCATTGGAAAATATATCTATCTCGGAAGATGGGGAGTACTCTGCCAGAGTAGCACAGAAGGCACTCGAAGAGTTTAATAGGGAGATAGAACAATGAGTATAGTGACTACAAGAACTGTTAACCTAACTAAAGTTATTAGAATTGAACAACAAGACTATGGAACTCATAAGGAAGATATGCATATCCTAATAAGAAGAGCTATAGATCTATGTAAAGAACTTAATTATGTGTATTCATTTGATCCAAGGGATGTACAATGGATAGATTCCTAGGTATAGATAAAGAGAATATGGATTCTGTAATAGAAACTTTGAGGGAATGTGGTATCTAGTAACTATGACACGACAGGAAAGAATAGATCTAGCACTAAAGACAGCTATAAACTTGGGTGTAAATAAAGAGGATATGGATTGTATAGCTGACTATGCAGATGCAGTATACGGAACACCTGTGGATGACATGTATATCTCTCATATATATCTCTCATAGTGATACCTAATTTGTAGGGTAAAGACTAGTAAGAACATTTAATAAGTACTGCTATACAAGTTCCTACCTTGATGTACTTAGAGATCCATCGTTCAATAATTGAACATCTAGGGTGTACACTGGTAACTAAACTTACCAGGTATATTCTTATAGAGTTATGTTATAACTGGGAGGGTTTGCTGGGTAGGACTGTGCATTTTTTGTAGGGCTATGTACATATTTTGTATAGTGTGATTGGGTGGGTTGGGGTTCGCTAGGATAGTTGAGTTTGGCTTTGTGGCCTGGATATTGGTGGAGTTCGGTGATTGGGAAGGAGCTCGGTCGGGCGGGTCCCCCCCTATGGTATACTTATGGTGTCAGAGGAAGTCAGAGGGAATAGAAACCCCTCACAAGGTTAGAGTTATGCTTACCATGTAACCCCGCCAATCAATGTCCGGCGGGGTTCAACTTTGCCCAACCAATTAAAACAAAGTATACAATGCCGTCAATGTATCCGCAACCATTGACGGCATTGTTGTATCTGTAGCAATGGGTGACCTATCCCAATATAACTGCCATTGGCGGGGCGGGGTAGCACCCATGTAGTACAAGGGGTTAGCATCATGGCTAATGCATTGTTGAACAGTGTTGTACCGGCAGGCTTTGAGCTTGTCGCAGGTGAGCCCAGTGTCAAGGACTCGGCGTTGCTGGCGCAGTTGAAGCAGAAGTCCCATCGGGAGCTGCGGGCCCTTCTGGCCGATCAGCGGCGGGCGGTGACGGCTGCGCGGGATGCGGTCAAGGATGCCATGGCTGTGCAGAGCGAGACGCTGCAGGCCATTGTGGACGCTGGGCTTCTGCCGGTGGAAGAGGTCGAGCAGGTGAAGCTCACGGACACGGCACAGCTGCGGGAAGCGGCCTTCACCACGGCACAGAAGCTGCAGGAGCTGACGGGCGTGGAAGGGCTCTACAGTGACGCTGTGAAGCCGACGGGCGAAGTCAAGGTCGAGGACGCGCACAATGGTATCGTTGCCGTCACGGCCACGGCAGCGGGCCTGAAGAAGGCCTTTGGTGCGAAGATCGCCAATGCCCTGATGGCCAAGGGTCAGGTCGAGGTTGTCAAGGAGCAGCGCATCGCCAAGAAGTAATCAGTAAGTAGCACAGCAGCAAGGAGTAAGCAGAGGGGCACAGGGGGCAGTTGACCTTGTGCCCCTTTCTGTTTAGTATCACTGTCACGGAAACAGAGCACTCAAAAAATAATTTGGCTCAGTAATTCTTAGGGCACGGTAGCAGGCAGGGGTGATAGCCTGGCACTGTTGACCGTGCCTTATAGAGTTAGCTGGGAAACCTAACAAGGAGGGTACAATGTATATACTCACGCCAAGGACGGCAGCAAAGAGCAGAGTACTTCGTAGGATTCAATGGGCCATTGTTGTAGGGTATGGCCTTGTGGTAGTGGTTGTACTGTTGGGAATGGTTGGTGGGGTTGACTAGTCTATAAGCTCTTCAAAGGATACACTTATAGGTTCAAGTGTACTAAGCTCTGCTTCTAAGTTATCTGCTATATCATTGAACTCTTCATCTAGTAACTCAGAGATAACTATATCTGTATAGGAGGTAGAGCTGTTCTTCTTCACAAGGTGGAGATCATCAATATAGGAATCATCCTTTATGCACCCGCACTTTACCAGAGTATCAATAAGTAGCTTGCACATATTGTCTAGGTCTCTTCTAGCATTGCTAACTATTCCGTACTCTATTGAAACCTTAAGTCTAGGTACACCAAGCATCATAGGTGACCCAGCAGAACACCAAGCATCTTTGATAGCCTTAGAACATTCCTGACCAGCCTTGCTGAGGAATGTGTACTTACCATTTCTTCCATATGATTTACCTGTTGTTATGGGAACGAAGTTTAGGTGGATACTTATGTCACTCATTTTGCTCACCTCTCTTAGAGGTGTATTGTTAAAAATGTGAAACTTGATTTCAAGGAGGCCCGCAGTGACTATCTATTACTGCAGTGAGTGCAGGTATTGTGAGTACTGGGAAGACAGTGGCTGCACTATTGGTGAATGGTCGTGCACGTATTACAACAAGTAATCAATTCCCTCCCACTGTCATAAGTTCAACTACGTAGTGGAACTTATGTAAGCACTGTTATACCAGTAATACTCCTTATGGTAAGCCAGTGGGAAACAGTGCTGTACCCCTCCCGCCTAAGTGGGAAGGACAACAACTAACCCAGAGGTCAAGTGGGAGGAAAAGTGAAAGGAGGTGACTAAGCAATGAAGATACCAGTGAAGTACAAGCCTGTAATATGTGTAAACAGTTACAGGCTTGAGGAGATCCACGGAAACGAAGGCAAGACATGCCTACCCTTGGACTCCTGGGTATACGATACCTGTGAGCAAAGGAGACTTGTTACACGGGGTCCATACAGGTCTGTGCAGGAGACAGCGGACAAGCTTAACTGCATGAGTTTCCTTAAAGGGGGTGACAACAATGAACATCAGTGGTGAAGTGCTTGACCTTGCTGGGAAAAAACTTGCAGGTATGGGTATTCATACTATATGCTTGGATAAGCTTCCTGCATCCAGTGAGGAAATTACCCGTAAAGGTATTGACAAAGTGGTTGATGAGATTGTACTGGATACTATCTACTGGGAAAGGGGGTGACCAAGAAATGGTCAAGGATGAAGTCATTGAAAGGTTATGTGCCATTGCCACAAAGGTAGGGAATGAGCACTTCAAGAACAGCTACGCCCATGATTGCTTCTGTGGGCAGATGATATGCTCCTCTGATGTCTTCTGCTTTGATGAGCCTGTGCTTAGGTTCATTGAGACAGCAGTGAAGGAGAAGCTGGAACGAAAGGAGGTGAGCAACAATGGAGACATGGATAGGTAAAAGCATTCAAGGCCCTCTCATCCACTTTGAGGTAATCAAGGAGGACGGGTCCATCACAGCTAAGTCCTTGACAAAGCAGGGGCTGGCTATCAAGGTAGCAATGTGTGGCTACCCTCCCATCATGGGAGCTATACTCTCTGAGTCACCAATTGAGATGATCAGATTCAGAATGGTTGGGGAGAACATGTATATCCCCAGTCCAATGAAAGGGTAGGGAGGTGGCACAGAGCAATGAGAATATTATTCAGATGCTCAGCATGCAGGCACAGGATAGTATCAGTTCTTGATGAGCCCTGCCTACACTGTATAAGGGCCTCCAACTTTACACTTGCAGACAAGGAGGTGCTCACCAATAGATTAACTGGGAGGAATGTACCACGTGGTGTTAGCAGTACTATACAGGAAGCACTGAATGAAATGGAGAGGGAGGTGACAAAGCAATGAATGCCTATGATGTATCAAAGTGGGAACTATGCAAGCAGAGAATGATGTCCTTCGGTGTAACATGGGAAGTAAAGAGTAAGATAACTCTCAAGGATGACAAGAGTTTAATGCTGGGATCCTTTGAGACAGTGGATGAGGTGTTCTGTTTCCTTTGTGGCTACGAGTATAGCCAAACAAAAAGAGTGAAATGGTAAAGGAGGTGACAAAGCAATGAGTACTGCTTGGGCTTTGGCCTACAATGGAGAGGTTATCACTTGGGGTGACCTTGCTATGCTATTCTCTACAAGGGATAGGGCAAGGGATTACTGTGGGTTACAGAAGCGTTCAGGTAATATGAACAACTCTGTGCAGCCAGTCAGGGTTGAGATTAAGATAATAGAGGGGAGGTGACAAAGCAATGGGTACATTATCAGTGGAGCTTTCAACAGAGGAGATAGCAAAGATCCTCGTTGATAACCTTGTTGATAATCATAGCATTGACTTTGTTGGTACTGTCACGGCTAACTGGGTAATAGAGATTAACCCCAGCAGTGGTAATCATAAGTTCACCAAGGTAATACTTTCATCGGAGGTTAAGCAATGAGTAAATCTAGCGAGGCAAAGGCTGCAGAGCTTGAGGCCAAGATTAAATCAGTGGAGGCCGAGAGGAAGCTCATGTTCATTCAGAAGGAGCCCATTGATGCCAGGATTAGGGAGCTCTACAATGAGCTCCGTGGCCTAAGGGATCAACTGGATACTATCAGGGCAGCTACTGGTAATAGCTGGTCATGGCTGCTCCAAGAGGATGGCAATGGTAGCACGGTGAAGCACAATGAACGGGATAAGAAGCTGGCTAAGATTGGCCTGGGTTCAACTGGGTACTTCGATGAGACAGAGCAGGTGTGCATCAGGATATCCCTGACAAAGGGATCCAAGAAGTCCTTCAATGCTACAGTGAAAGGACTTAAGTTTATCCTGCCCTATCTGAAGCCTATTGGTAACAAGATCCCTATTGACATCTTTGAGGAAACCTTGTCAGAGCATGGTGTCTATAAGCTTAAGGTTGACAAGGATATGAAGAAGTCAGTGCTCACCAAGACTTGCTATAGCATGGAGATGTGGGTAGAAAAGTTCAACACCATTGAGGAAGCTGTGCTCTACATACAGCAGAATCATTGGTATGATGAGGAGGGGAGGTAATCTAAGATGATGCCAGTGCCACAACACAAAGTATTAGAGTTCACCAGTGCTGGCACAGTCAAAAGGTTCTGTGTCAGCTGTAAGAACATGGATCTCCCTATAGATGCAGGAGGGCCATGTAGGGAATGCCTAGGGCTCATTGGTACTCCGGCCCAGGATCACAATGGCTTACTTGCCAAGCCCTTCTTTGAGGTCATTGATAAGGAGGAGGTGCTAGGCACAGCTGGGAGGAATTACAATGGAGGAGGCTAAGCTATGGATCTCGGTGTAAGGAGCTTAACCCTTACGAACAAAGGGACAATGCTGTACATGTGTGAGAGCTGCAGGCATGTACACGTGAGATCACAGTATTTCCCATGTGCGGATTGCCTGGCAGCGTTCTACAATACACCATGTACAAGCACTAACTTTAACAAGCCCTACTTTGAGATGGTGGACAAAGAGGAGATTGGTAAGGTGAGCGAGATGGGAGGTGACTATGAATTCTAATAAGCCCAAGCTTATGATCTGCGAGGCAATGCTTAGCGTAGGCTGTACCTCAGAGTGCATATGCTATCTATCACAGAAGCCCCATGAGTACAGTGCTTTATGTGAGCACACTTGTAACTGTGCTAATCATGGCAAGCCTGTGCGCTGCATTGAGTACCAAGACAACATGGTACTCAAGGGTAAGGCAGTGGAGAAGAGGGAGGGCTAAGCTATGAGGAAGTACAAAATCTCCATATGGAATGGTGCTATAGAAAGGTCATGTGCTAACTGCAAATGGTATGCAGTCAACGGCGAGATAGAGCCATGCCTTTCCTGCTGCGTTAGTGGTGACGATGCATCAGGATTTGAAATGGTGGACAAGGAGGACATAGTAGGACTCTACATATACTAAGCTAACGGAGGGCTAAGCTAATGATGACTATGAAGTACACACTTTATGTAAGGGGTAACAATGTGCTCAAGAGATGTGGTAGCTGTAAGCACATTGACGTGTCCTTAGCGAGTGAGCCTTGTCGTACTTGCCACAGTACTGGATCCACAGTAAGGTTCGAGGTACAGGACAAGGAGAAGGTAGTTCGTATTGTGTACCACGGGTAAGAGAAAGGAGGTTAGCCTAAATGAGCTATGACATACGTAAGATGAATCTGTGTCTGCACAGATGCAAGCATTGTGATATTGAGATCCCAGTATCAGAGACATCCCTGGTACCACTTGCTGAGAACTCAATCCTGCCACACTCATACAAGAACTTCCTGGTAGTCCTGCCTAACTTTGATTGCACTTGGGTTACAGGGATTGGTAGGATGTTGGAGCTGGCCATCAAAGGGGATCATTACCTGACAGCTTGCCCTAGGTGTAGTAAGATTAACTATCATGGCTGGGGGAGCTGAGCCATGGCTACCCATCAGTTCAACTCTAACTACATAGAGTTAAGAAAAGGCAGAGTTGTACCTAGGTGCACAAGTTGTAAGTACTATTCACATAGTATAACGCTTGAACCCTGCTCGTCTTGCTGGCCACGTGTATACATGGGTGAGGGCAATCCAGGCTTTGAGGCCCCCAACAAGGAGAACATTGAGTTCATAAGTAATTGGAGCGAGGAGGTGGGTGCAGGATGACACAAAATGTGCTCATGCTTGATAAAAGTGGTATAGTGCTCAAGAGGTGCGCAAGATGCAAACACTACTGTGTAAGTATCGGTGTTGAACCCTGCTCGTCTTGTTGGCCACGTGTATACATGGGTGAGGATAACCCTGGCTTTGAGCCGCCTAACAAGGAGGACATTGAGAGGGTAGAGAGAGGAGACTACACAGTATGACCATCAAGTATATCTGTGAGGGCAGAGGTGACTGTGTAAACCCATGCTGCCAATGCTATAACCCGCATGTCACAATAACTCCAGGACATTGTGATGAAGCGTATTGTCCACAGGCTGACAAGGTGGTAGGCTGCATAGAGTACGCAGAGAACATGGTGCTTAAGGAGAAGAGCTATGAGGGGGTGGTGACATGAGTATCTTTGATTCAAATCCAGACAACACACATTGCTGCAGTCACTGTAAGCAACGCAGCAAGGTAAGGGACATCGTTGCCATTCCGGTGGCAGACAATATTAACCTTGCTAAGCACGATAAGCCTAGTGAGTGGTTAAGAAGTTGGGAGTACCTGTTACTTGACAAGGATGACAATGTGCATTGGGCACCCAGGATGCCTGTGCTAGGCAAGGGATTCAAATGGGCAGCATGCCCTGTCTGTGGCATGATAGGCATGCATGGCTTCAATGGTTAACTAATGAGAGAGGAGGTGAGCACAGTAATGTCAAAGCTTTATCTGAATGCCAATGGCACAATCGACATGGAGCATTGTGGCAACTGTGCCTATGCAGAATGTGACACTGAGGATGAGCCATGCTGTCTGTGCAGCAATGGTAGTGGTGAGAACGATGTGCTACTGTTTAAACTGAAGGACAAGGAAGAAGTGGACGGTGGGTGGTGGAGCTGGAGAGGTCTTCAGGTGGGCAACGATGACTAGGCTTATATTGACGGAGGATGGTGAGGTGGACCATGAGCACACTGACCTATGTATTAACTGTGTTCACAGGGATGTAGATTTATTTGGTCAGCCTTGTATCTCATGCCATTCCACAGGTGAGGGTGCAGAACATTTCAAGTTGGTAGACAAGGAAATGGTGAACGGAGTACAGGCTGATCCATTATGATCCTGCCTTGCAGGATCCCAGGTAGAACAACAAATCACTAGTAGTAACAAGGAGCGACAATCATGAGTGGCGACAATGAGATCACGATCCAAGAGGTTCCCATTGCGGAACTGGCTGACCCCTGTGGCTATGTACCCACAGGCATTGACATTATGACCATGGACACTGACAGCCGTGAAGACCTGCCCAACCCTGGCAAGGTTAGTCCCACAGGAACCCTCCGTGTCCTCAAGGAAGACGAGGACGGCAGCGTTCTTCGGGCGGCAGTGCGACGGGATATGAGTCGCATTAGCTGGCCCTGGAATGAAGAGAAGAAGCAGTTCGACAATGTAACTTACCTGAAGCCAGGGAGTTACGTGCTGGTCGCTGATAAGTTCCAAGTCGCCAGCTATTACTTTGCTGAAGATCGTTCCCTGTATCTGATGACTCAGGTGATCTGGGGTGACGCTACCCCCGAGGAACGTCGTAGCACTATGAAACTCATGGGATTCTAGGAGGAGATAATGGAAAAGTACAAACTAGGTAAAAAGGAAGTTAGTGGTCTGCACAGGGTAATAGCCCTTAAGGACTTCTCCAATGTCAAAGCTGGAGACAAAGGTGGCTTTGTAGAGAAAGAGTCCAACCTTAGCCATGAGGGCAATGCTTGGGTGTATGGTGATGCTTGGGTGTATGGTGATGCTCGGGTGTATGGTGATGCTCGGGTGTCAGGCGATGCTCGGGTGTCAGGCGATGCTCGGGTGTCAGGCGATGCTCAGGTGTCAGGCAATGCTCAGGTGTCAGGCAATGCTTGGGTGTATGGTGATGCTCGGGTGTATGGTGATGCTCGGGTGTATGGCAATGCTCGGGTGTATGGTGATGCTCAGGTGTCAGGCAATGCTCAGGTGTCAGGCAATGCTCAGGTGTCAGGCAATGCTTGGGTGTATGGCAATGCTCAGGTGTCAGGCAATGCTCGGGTGTCAGGCAATGCTTGGGTGTCAGGCAATGCTTGGGTGTATGGCAATTCTCGGGTGTATGGCGATGCTCAGGTGTCAGGCAATGCTCAGGTGTCAGGCAATGCTTGGGTGTATGGCAATTCTCGGGTGTATGGCGATGCTCAGGTGTCAGGCAATGCTTGGGTGTATGGCAATTCTCGTACCGGAGAGTCACACTTTATAGTTGGTAACTTAGCACAGGATATCACAGGGGGTAATAATAAACAACACTCCCTGTATGCTCAGACTCTACACTTCCCAGTCAATGGGAAGGTGATCCTGTTTAAATCAGTTTACAAGAGTCTAAGGGGTTTCTACTCTCAGTATAACATTGACTTCATTTACCATGTAGGAGAGGTGGTAAGGGTTAAAAATCCTGACAGGGACCCAAAGAAATCCTGTGCTTCAGGAATACACCTGTCCCATCTGCACTACTGGGACAGGGAGTTCATTGATTGTTACTTGGCATGCGAAGTTGATATGAAGGATATCCTTGCCATCCAGGAAGGAAAAGTGCGGGTCAGTAAATGCAGAGTGATCAAGGAGATAAAGGTATGAGCTCACCTATCTATAAAAAGTTCGGAGAGGTATTCGGATGGTTCATGTATGCACGGTCACGCAAAGGGGGTGGCTGGACTTATTACTGGAAAGTGGGTAACAACATTGTTGAAGAGCTGGTAAACTAAGAAGGAGGGATCGCAATGGTAATGATACTCGAGGGTAACAAATCTCCGTATAACAAGTTCTATCTGGGCATCTTTGATTCTGACGAGCTGGAGTGGTACTACACCACTGAGGAGCTGGCTGAGGCCGACTTGATTATGCGTAACACCCCAGGTGCAACGGAGCACACAGTGCTTATGAACTGTGAGAGCGATGGCGATGATGGCCTGTATATCTCGATGTCTCTGGCCAAGCATCTCAATGCCATCCGTGAAGCGGGTGGGCTTGCTGTCGCTGGTAACATGGCTGCATCTGCTATCAGGAAGCGGCGGGAATAGCAATGACTTGAATGGAGAGGAGGTGAGAGCATGAACTTTGAGATGGGTAAGAGGTACAAAGTTTCAGAAGTGTTTGACTCAGTACGAGTCGGGATGAAGCTGGACTTCCGCAGTACTACAGGGAAGTGGGATGTCATTGCTGTGGTGGGAAAAGTGGTGATTGGCACCTTCTGGTTGTTCCATAATGTCCAGAACTTGAACAGCTTTTCCCAAACACTAATCCCAATTGGTACTTGTCCAGTGGTTAACGGGGTGAAGTACAAGTATTACACGAAAATAGGGAGTAGCTCTAGTTCCACATTCTCATTGGTCGAGGAGTACAATCCTGACAAGGTTATTAATAGGAACAGGCTTCTCCAGGTTGGGGATATGGTTCGGGTTACCCATAGGGACAAGAGTGTACTTGAGGGTATGGTGGCTGAGATTAACGTGGACAAAGGCATAGCCTATGTGCACCACAAGATCCCAACCATATTGGAACACCCCATAAGCTACAGCCGTCAGGGAAGTACAGTTATAGCTGGTCTGTGTATAGAAATCCCAGTGATCACACAGCAGGTAGCACTGTTGAGATAATCAGTAGCAGTGAAAGCGAAGTGGAGTCAACCAATACTGAAGTCAAGGAGACTGAAATGGCACAGGAATATAAGGCTACGGAATTTTTCATCATCAACAAGATGACCAATGAAGTTCTGAAGCATGACTTTATCACTCTCAAGTCGGGAGTCAGTGTTGCACAGACCCTCCTGCTTTCCAACGCTGAGATGATCAACAAGTCTGGGTCGCCTGAAGACATTTATATTGCCACCCGTGAGGCTGCCACATGGGCTACCACGGCTGACACCAAGTAAGCAAGAGTAACATACATCCATAGAGGAAGCACATTACATAGATAGGATTAGCTTAAAGGGTCGGCAAGGGTACGTATCTATCTGTACACCCTCCCGATAAATATCTCCTTTGCTGGCCCCATTAAGCTTTACCTATACTAAGTACGAGGAGGTGTGCAGCGTGGCAATACCAACCTTTAGTCAGGAGCAAATAGCACGTCGCTACAGGAAGAAGATGTACCTTGTGTACAGGTACTACAAGGGATTCACACAGGCACGGATTACATTAGGCCCTGATATCAAACAGGTAGAGAGCAGGTACACAGGGTGGCTGGTTATCCCATGGTACAAATGGATGAACCATGTCCCACAGTATCTGTTCGATGCCTACACATCTGTGTCACTATACATCAAGCACCTGCCCAAGTGGAAAGGGGTACGCAAATGGATCGACTAGGAGGAACCTACAATGGTTAACGCGAGTCTGATTGACAAGGTGAACAGTGTGGCAATTCAAATGGAGTATTCAGATCCCGACTGGGCCCTGGCTCTCAAGTCCTTTGCCACGCTCATGGTGGTCAAGGATGAGCCACTTAGCAAAGCTATTGCAGAGACAGTCACAGATATGAACCAGGCCCTGGCACGGAAGGTGCTCCTTGGCACCCTTGGGGATGTGGATCATGGCTAAGATCATAGTTACCACGGATAAGGGGCACAATGTTCTTACCGTGGAGGATGTTGACATTGGTGACGTTGATATGGGGATCCAGCTTAACTATGTCTTTGATGACATTGAGGAAGCAATAGTCAAGGCTCGCCAGCTTGACAAGGAGGGCATGTAACAATGAAGATGGCAAATCTGGATGGGGTATACAAGGTGCTCAATGAATACACACGCAAGAAGGTTCCCATGGTGCAGATCTCGATTCTCAGGGCTTCTGGAATTACCGAGACCCATCATCTCCGCAAGGCTGATCTCTCCTCGATCCGTCCGATCAGTGAGGTGGCTGAGATCGGACCTGCTCCCTCTGACGAGGACGAGATCACGCGTGAGCTCGCCAAGCTCTGGGGGGTGCGATGATGCGGCGTGATCCTAGGAAGTATCTGTTCTGTATCACCGCTGGGGCAGGACTTGCCTCAGCTGTCCCTGGCATCCTCCTTATGGGTGCTAACTGGTATCGCTGGGTGTACTTCGGTGATAGCGTTGTTCTCATTGACAGAGCCTTTCTCCCCTTTGCCATAGGGGTACTTATGTGTTGTGTGTCAGCAGGAATATACGCAGCATTTAACCTTGAACATTGAGGTGCAGCTATGTCTTCCTTGTATTGGGATGACTTTGAACGACGAGTTAAGGAAACAGTGGCAGCACTGAAGTCTGGGCAAAACCCACCTGTCCGCAGGGTGGCAGTGTTCATCACTAACAAGTGTAACTTCAAGTGCGGATACTGTAAGCATCCTATCTCCTGTACAACACTGGCTGAGGAACGCTTCAGGGAAGCCCTTGAAAAGTATGGCAGCACAGCCCTGTTCCACATCACGGGAGGGGAGCCGTCACTGGTTCCATGGCTGTATCCATTGATCCGTGAGAACAGCAAGCGGTACAGGTTCAACCTGAACACCAATGCTTTCATTGAGCCGCCAGCTGAGCACGTTGGACGGCTCAAGGTATCCCTTGATAGCTGTGATGCAGAGTCCTGGGATAAAACAGTGGGGGTTCCTGGTGCACATGCCAGGGTGCTTGGTAACATCAAGAAGGCAGTTGAGGTTAACAATGGTGTCAGCGTTACCTTCACGCTGAGCAAGGCAAACTACAAGCAGTCCGTTGAGTTTGCCCAGTTTGCGGCCAGGGAATTCCACAAGGCATACGCAGTGTTCTTCTCTGTGTACAAGGGCACCAACCCTGTCTACATGATGACTGATGAGGACGTGGATTGCTTCTTTGATGAGGTGATGCCCAAGCTTTACAATGAACTTGACAGGGAATCACTTGAACTGATCAAGGAGACTTTGGATGCCAAGCAAAGGATCATTCAAGGTGTTCGGTTCCCACAGAACACTGCTGGGACATGCTACATATCAATGAGTGAGAGGGTGCTGAGCACTGCTGGCAACGAGTACACCTGTTCGCATCTGTACAGGGATCAAGTGTACACTGACAAGCCTGAGAAATGCGATAAGTGTCTGTATGGTTGCAACAGGCGACTGGTTAAGTTCAATGAGGAAGTGGAGGAGGGACTGAAATGAAACTACTGTGCTGGTTAGGGATTCACAGTTGGGGTAGGTGGTCAGAGCCATTTGAGGGGATCCAAAGAATTGTACTAAATGAAGTTGTGGTGAGGGAACGAGAGACTCTTCTACAGGAAAGGTATTGCTCTCAATGCAACAAGAGAGTGGTGCAGGTGGCAAGCTAATGATAACAATATCAACCGCACTTGAGGAGGTTGGGACTACGCTATCACTCAGAGCTATTGAGATCATTCAGGTAAGAAATCAGTTGAAGCTACTCTACAAAGAGCTCTCCAGTACAGGTGTTCACAACACTATTCTCTACAAGATTCAGGACATGATTGACAAACTGTAGCTCCAGGTAGTACAATACTAAGAGAGGGTGGTGTATGGAAACAATCAATATCTATGCAATGCTTGGAAGCATGATGATCCTATGCCTGAGCGTGGCAAGTCTCCTGCATATGGTGCTTGTGATTACAAGGATTAATAGTAAGGAGGGTTAACAATGGATGAGCAATTTATCTGCTCAGACTTCGCAAAGGGCATATGTACCTGGGCACCCTTTGGGTGTGAGGTTCGAAAGCCACGTGGCTCAGATAGTACGTGGTATGAGTATTATATTAAAGGCACTCCTGTACATTGCACCAGGGGCAATTCATATGCAAAAGTTCCTTTGGTAGCATACGCTGAGAACATGGTGATAGTAAAGGGGAAACCCTATGCCTGAGCTCGACTACTGGATCTGTCGGGACTTTGTAAATGGTAAATGTAAGTGGAACCAACATGGGTGTAACATAGATCATCCAAATAACTGGAACATCTATGCTGACAGCCATAGACGACACGCATGCCAGCGAGATGGTGGAGTAATTCATGGCGTTACTGTTGTTAGAGTAGCTGAGAACATGGTGATAAAAAAATACTAAGGGGGTGTACAATGATTCGTCGATTGCTTATGTGTGGCTGTTTCACCTTGAGTGCATTGCTGGTTATCCTGATGGCCCAGGGTTGCAGTACCACGCAGCAGAGCCAGGTGGCCGGAGCTGCCATTGGTACCGTGGCTGGGTATCAGGTGGGCGACAGCTCCAAAGAGAACCAATGGAACGCTGTGATTGGTGGGGTTGCTGGGTACGTGGTTGGAGGGGCTGTGGGGTCGGCCATTGAAGTTCGGGTGTGCCCCAAGTGTGCTGCTGAGAATGGCACGGATGTCAAGTATTGTGGAAGCTGTGGGCAGGTGCTCTGATGAAACTTATATCCACGTTTCTTATCGTCTTGTCCGCTACCTGTGCTCTTGAAAAAGACTATAACACTGCAATCTGGGTAATGCTTGTGTCTATCAGTTTGAACACTCATCTCTTATGTCTGGAGAAGGATATCCAATGAAACTCACCGACTTTGAACCTAAGGTTATTGACAATACTCCTAAGGTTATTGACAATACTCCCAAGGTGTACTGCGAAGAATGCATTTATATGGAGGAAAAAGTCCACCAACTGACACTCAGCACTTGTGTGCACCCGTCAAACATGGTTGGCTACTCAAGCCCGTTGCGGCGTAGTTACAATAAAATTTCCGATGAGATGTGCCTGTTCCTCAATGGTGACAACAAGTGCAAGAACTTCAAGGGAAAGTTTATGTTCCGTGTCAAACGGTTCCTTGGGTACTTCGATGAGAAGGAGAAATAATGAAGCTATCCGATCTTGGTGTAAATGAAAACGAGAAAAAAGTTGAGCCTGTTAAGGTGTACTGTTCTAAGTGTATCTTCCATAGATACACCATCGGGTCTCCATTTCATTTCTGTATTCATGAGAGTAACATCATCATTGAAGATCACTGCATTGAAAAGAAATCCATATTTCAAAGCTCTTGTAATGAGCGTAACTACGACAATCATTGCAAGGACTTTGATGGTGGTTTGCTGTGGAGGATGCACAAATTTTTTAGCTCTCTCTAAGAAAGGTGGCACAAGATATGGCTATTGACAAGAAATACATTGCCAGCTTTGATGTGGATGCTCAGAAGGGGTTCAGTGAACTCTGCCCTGCTGAGCTCCCTGTCCCTGGGGCTCTTGAGATCGTCAATGAACTTAACAAGCAGGCATTGTTCGCTGCTTATCGCGTTGGCTCCAAGGATGCCCACCCTGCTTGGGCTATGTGGAACGCTGATGGTGATCACCCCCCGTTTTCCCCTGTTGGTCTTCCCAATGTGGACATTCACTGGCCGTCCCATTGTGTAACAGGCAGCACTGGCTGTGAGTTGCTGGATGGTCTTCCTGATGTTACGGAGTACGACTTTTTTGTATGGAAGGGCTGTGAGCCTAATCTCCACCCGTACGGCGCATGCTTCCATGATCTGTTCAACAAGCTGAGCACAGGGGTCATTGAGTTCCTGTTCAGCAAGGGGATTAAGCTGGTGATCGTTGGGGGCCTTGCCACTAATTACTGCGTGGCTACCACCTCTGAGCAGCTTGTGTCCGCTGGCTTCCGTGTGGTCATCAACCTCGCTGCCTGCAGGGGTATTGGTGACACAGCAGTGGAGGACACCAAGAAACGCTTTGCTGGCAAGAACGTCAGATTCATTGACAAGATCACAGGGCTTGCTCCTATCCTTGACGGACGTGTTCTATGGGAGGAATAATCACAAGTCTGCTAGATTTAGACAGTTACAAATTAAGCATGGGACAAGCTGTGTTTCACCAGTTCCCAGGGGCACATGTCAAGTACAAGTTTAAATGCCGAACAGCAGGGGCAGAGCTTGGCAGATTCGCTGAGGAGATCAAGAGCGAGATCATTCAGATGTGTGAGCTCAAGTTCAATTGGCAGGAGATTGAGTACCTCCGAACCATAAGGTTCCTCAAGCCTGATTACATTGACTTCCTCGAGATGTACAAGCCCAATGCCAAGTACATCACAGTTAAAGCATTGGACAACGGGGACCTCGGTATAACCATTGAGGGACCCTGGTTTCTGACCATTTACTTTGAGACCCTCATCCTCTCCATTGTCAATGAGGTGTACTACAACCACACCCAGAATGAGTCAATCCTCTGGGGTGAGGGTCAGGTACGACTGCTCAAGAAAGTCAGTGATATATGCCTTGCTCCCACAGGGTTCAGGTTCGCTGACTTTGGTACACGGCGCAGGTTCAGCAAGTACTGGCAGGACTATGTGGTTGGTCACCTTGCCAGCACATGTCCTGAGAAGTTCATTGGCACATCCAATGTGTACCTTGCAATGAAGCACAGGGTGAAACCCATTGGAACCATGGCACATGAATGGCTCCAAGCTGGTCAGGCACTTGGTCCTCGGCTCATTGATTCCCAGAAGTTCATGCTACAGAAATGGGTTGATGAGTACCGTGGTGATCTTGGTATTGCCCTGTCAGACGTTGTTGGGTTCAAGGCGTTCCTCAAGGACTTTGATCTGTACTTCGCCAAGTTGTACGATGGATGCAGACATGACAGTGGTGATCCATATGCTTGGTGTGAGCAGCTGATCCGTTGGTACAAGGACATGGGTATTGACCCGAAGACCAAGAGTGCAGTGTTCTCGGATTGCCTGACAATCCCCAAGGCTATTGATCTGTACAATAAGTTTGGTAATGACATCAAGACATCGTTCGGTATAGGTACAAACCTTACCAATGATGTGGGAGTTCCTGCACTGCAATGTGTTATAAAAATGACGGAATGCCAGTATCAACCTGTGGCCAAACTGAGTGACAGCGAGGGCAAGCAGATGTGTGAGGATGATGGCTACTTAGCCTATCTCAATCAAGTGTTCGGGAGGATTGTGTGAACTGCAAATCTGAGGTGAAGAAGATACGTACATGGCTCAAGAGATACACTGAGGGGGCACAGCTTAAGTCTCTGGTTCTCGGTGTAAGTGGTGGTGTGGACAGTGCACTCGTTGCAGCCCTTGCTTACCATGTCTGCAACAAGGAACTTGGTATTCCTTTGGTTCTTGTTTCACTCCCTTCCAAGTCTAACAAACCTGATGAGCTTAAGAGGGCCAGGGACATTTGTAGGACGTACTCTCATAGGTGGTTCGAAGCAGAGATTGACTCCGAGGTAGAGTTAATTAGCAGTCACCAACTTTCCTTGTTGAATATACCCAACGAGAAAATTCGTAAAGGTAACGTTAAGGCTCGTGTGCGTATGATTCACTTGTACAACACTGCCTTTTCATGCCAGGGGGCGGTGCTGTCCACGGATAACCTGACTGAGTATCTCCTTGGCTTCTGGACTCTGCATGGGGACGTTGGCGACATAGCACCTATTCAGCACTATTGGAAGACTGAGGTGTACCAGCTCGCCCAATGGATCGTGGACAATGAGGGGACACGTGCACAGAAACGTGCCCTGCAAGCATGTATCAAAGCTGTGCCTACTGATGGACTAGGTATCACCAACTCCGACCTTGACCAGCTTGGTGCATCGAGCTACGCTGAGGTGGATAAGATCCTGAAGAGTCATATCTGGAATGGATCGGAGAAGTACAAGGATCACATTATTATCAAGAGATGGAGAGCAACTCACTTCAAGCGCAATAACCCTTGCTGTTACCTGCGCCTGTTCTAAGGAGAGACCACATGGCCACTACTGATATTGTCCTTAGAAAAAAAGTACGGGAGGCTTACAAAGCTAAGCCCGATCCCAGAATCATTTTTCTGAGAAGTGACGGAGATGGTAGGTTCAAACGTACTACCATTGACTACTACATTGAAAATCCTGATTACTGTACGCATGTGTGGGCTGATGGAGTGCCTTATATTGTAATGGATGTTGAGGGTTGCAGGGAAATTGAGATTGACTGGAGAAGGCTAGCGGAATTAGCTGGAGTTGGTGTTAAACGTATTGATAAACTGGTTGAGGACGCAAGGAAAATTGAGAGTAGCTTGGATGTTGGGTGGAACCCTTGGTCAAATAGTTTTAAACTTAAAGATCTTGGATAAGGAGAGACCACATGGAAACGTTTGATTGCACTCAATGCGGGGCAAATCAAGGCAGTGTTCTTGTCTGCCTGTGCTGCCCCAATTTTCCTGGTTAGTGCTATATGGATAAGACAAGTTATTATATACTCGGTAAAACTATCCCAGTTGGTAGAACTGAAATAATACGGGAGAGAATTCTTAGTGACTTAGCATCCATTGACTATAGACGTGGATTTAATATCTTTGTTGATGATGTAGAAGTTGAGTGTACTTCAGTTTTAAACAGAGAATTTGGTATACACAAAGTTGAAGTAAAACCTAGTCACACAGGTAAAGCCTAGTATGTAGTATCTGTCCTGGGGGAGGGTAGGATGGCACGTAACATATAACTGTTCATTACAAGCTATAGATGTAGGATTCAAACCTGCTACCCTTGGTGGCAGAACTTAGTTGTAACGAGGAGAGATTTACATGGCGAACATGAACATGCAGGACCTGGCTGGCACGACGAACACGACGACCTATGTGCTGTTTGGTCGCAACGTTACGGTGCAGCCGTCGGATGAGGTCCTGCCGCGCCTGAAGGCTGACATTGCCGCTGCGGGTGTTGACAGCTTCAGCATCGTTCTGAACGGCGAGGAAGTTGATGAGGTTGGGGATATGCCCGCTATCTTCAATGGCCACAGCATCGAAGTGCGCAAGTCGGTCAAGGCTGGTGCGGAGATGAGCATGGGTGATCTGTCGGGTGCTGCGAGCCGCACTTCGTACACGCTGTTTGGCCGTGAGATCACCGTTCTTCCGACGGACGAAGTGCTGCCGCGCTTGAAGGCTGACATTGCCTCGCAGGGTGTTGATTCGTTCTCGATCATTCTGAATGGCGAGGAAGTGGACGAGGTTGGTGACCTTCCGGCGGTGTTCAATGGTCATGAGATTGAAGTGCGCAAGTCGGTCAAGGCTGGTATCTGCCTGGGCTAGTTCTGTAAGGTAGTAACGTGTTGGGGGCTGGCTCCAGCGAGGGTCAGCCCCCTCTCTAAGGGCAAATAGTTCAATGGTTTAGAACAGCGTCCTCATAAGTCGTCAATGACAGTTCAATTCTGTCTTTGCCCACCACTTTAAATAGTTCATTGTTGATGGTATAATATAAGCATGTATTATAAAGACATAAAACAAAGGTTAGATACTGGTACTGGGTACATGTACTTTATGGACAGTGGTCACCCTTTGTCTAGTAACGGTAAAGTGTACTATCATAGGCATGCTGCCTCGATGTACTTGGGGAGATGGCTTAGAAAAGATGAGCACGTACACCACAAGGATGGAGATAAGCTAAATAACTCTAGAGCCAACCTAGAAGTTCTCAGCAGTTCCCAACACTGCGCACTTCATAATCCGGTTAGAAGAGAAACTATTATTTGTCCTGTATGTGGTTCAGTTTGTGGTATTGATAGCAAAAAGTACTGCAGCGTTAAATGCTGGGGACTATCACAAAGAAGGGCTGAAAGACCTTCTGTTGCCATGCTGCTTAATGATGTAGAATTACTAGGATATTGTGGTACAGGTAGAAAATATGGTGTCTCTGATAATGCCATACGTCACTGGTTAAAGTCTTGAATAACGCGCACGTAGCCGAGTCTGCCTTCTAAGCAGTTAATCGTAACAGGAGCTGAAAATGCTGGTTCGATCCCAGTCGTGCGCTCCATAACTCTTTTCACCCCAGTAGTTTACACCAATCACCCAACATCATCAAGGAGTACCTATGCCTAATCCTGAATCAGAAACTAAATGGTTCATCTGTGCCTATGTAAGTGAATATTGTAAAAGCACTGGTGTATGTGTATACGCAAGAGAGAAGCCTGAAGACTGGTTCATGGGCACCAGTGTTAAACCTGGTGAAACACGTGGTTGTGACATTAAGAATTTCAGAGTTCCACTTATCCAGTACTATGACAACATGGCTATACCTGAGGGTGACCATTATTTTAACTGGGTCAAGAGCAAGGGGGTGGACATAGATGTATCACGGTACTGAAACGTACATCTGTGCCTATGTAAGTGAGTACTGTAGAAGTGCTAACTGCTCATACGCACAACCCCGTCCTGCAATATGGTTTGCTGGGAAGTCTATTAAGCCTGGAGACAAACGCACCTGTTGGAGGTTTACCAATAGCTCTATTAAACCAATATATGTTCCAATGATACAGTTCTATGATAACATGGTTATACCAAAAGGTGGTATGAGAGGTGAGTGGCTTAAGGAGAAAGGGGTTCTAAAATGACACCACAAACACGTGATCTGCTTATTCGTCTGAGGTTATTCCTTGAAGATCTCATGGTACTATACAAGCAGCAGAAGATCAAGAAAGAGTATTGCAAGAGTGTCCAGAAACTCCTTGATGACATTGAAGTTGAACTCAGGAGCTAGGTATTATGGTCATTGGAAAGTACTTAGTGTGTGGTCAGCTTGGTATAGACCAGAAATGTTTAGAGTGTGGTGGGAGAGTAATGATAGATCCTGGATTCATTTCCCAAGCTATAACAGAGCCTGACGGCAGGAAGAGGTACAGTCTTTTATGTGACCGATCTGTTATACGAGATCGTTACTTGGTAGATGCACCACATAACTTCATAGTTCCAAAGGACGGGGGTGGTCATAGTTGAGCGATGATACTAAATGGTATGTGTGCACGGGATGGTTGTCTGGGCATTGCAGAGAAGGAGTGGCCACACTTGGAGATACTATACGATGTGTACACAGAGGTCCTCACAAGCTTCAGGGTGCTGAGTGCACATATGTGGAGATATGTGGTTGGGTAAGTGAGCCAATAGTAAAAACTGTGTGTGTACCATGCGCTGATAACATGGTGCTGCCTAAGGAGGTGGGCAAACCTTGAATGCTGAGCAGAAGCTTATGGTATGTGTCGGGAGAGCTCAGGGCCATTGTGTCCACTCTCCAACGCATAATGCAAGGTGTGGGCATAGAGTTCCACATGTATGCACTGCATATTGTGACACACCAGGTATGTGTACATGGGGCATAAAGCTTGGTGGAAAAACACCTTTCTTCAAGTGTCTGCCCTATGCTGATAACATGGTAATTCCAAAGTTGTTACACGATCCTGAAAACAAAGGAGACCAAAATGGTGAGTGGTGCTGAAGAACAACTGTACATTTGTCAGGGAAGGATAAGTCCGCAGGGCTGTGCATCACTGGACAAGGGGGCATCCTGTCCCCATGCCAAGCCGCACAAAGATGACAAGATTCATTGCAACAAGATTCCCATGGATTGTCACGGCATTAAGCAGTTGCTGTGTGTTCCTTTCTTCGGCAATGAGCATGTGTTTAATAATGCGGAGGGAAATTCAAGTGGACAGCAAGCCTAGGTTGTTAGTGTGTAGTCACTCAACTAAGGAGTGCGCTGTTGACAAGTACAGCAGGTGGTCTTATAATCACTCTGGTTTGGATATGTGCCCATGTGGCAAGCCGAGTGCAACATTGAATCTACAGACAGGTCAATGTGATGTTACAGGTCAGACAGTTACCGTGGGTTTGGTTGAAGAGAACAGAGCTGGATGGTGGACAAAGGAATAGGGCATAGCCCAGGAGGAAACACAATGACTATTATGCGCTTGAGTGATCTGCATAGCAATTACAACGAGAACATTGACGAGGACGGTAACGAGGAGGACAACGAGGAGGACAACGATACTCAGGATATTGGTGCCATTTTTGACGAGATCATTGAGCTCGCTGAAAGCATTGACACTGGTGATCCCACACAGGATGCCAAACACTTTATGGAACTCGGCATCAAGCTTATCACGATGGCTAAAAGTACACTCGGTAGTTTCTAGGAGGTAACCAAACATCATGAATATGGCACAACTGAACGGGAAGCCCAGTCCGCTGGTGTCGGCTGAGTCTGCCCCACCTGATGATGACGAAATTGATGAGATAGCCGATCATATCGAAGAGGGTATGGATATGGTCAAGGATATAAAGGGTGGTTACATTTACCTCCCTGACTTTGTACGATGGGCTGAGGTTTCAATGAGCTTGATAATGAGTATCTATGGTGGGGAGGTGGAAGATGCGCCTAAGTGATTTGACAGCAGCTGCACCTGTACCGGCAGCAGTAGTGGCTCCTCCGGTGGCTGACAGTGCCCCTGCTCAACAGCAGGAACCGGCTGCAACACCGTGGGTACCTGCTGTTGGTGACCGTGTTCGTCGTGGTTTTACCTGGCAATGGGGTACACAGGATCATTACCATGGTGTTGAGCAGGCCGGTGAGATTATCGAGTTAGGAAGAGACAACAGAGACTACCCTGGTTCACGTTGGTACAGAATCCGTTGGGATAGTAATGACAGAACTGACAGTTACTTGTATGGTGGTGAACGTCAGGACTTTGTGCTGGTCACTCCGGCACCTGCAGTAGTGGAAGATCCTGATCCGTTTGCTGATGACGACCCAGCTCCTGCCGTTGTTGTGGAGGAACCGAAGCCTGTCGAAAAGAAGGAGGAAACTCCTGAGCTTCCCGATGATGACTACCCTGCCGAGCTTAAGGTTGGTATGATGGTTCGCCGTGGCAGGGACTGGAGCTATGGCAATCAGGATTTCACCAATGGCAAGCCTGGCAAGGGCAGGGTGATTGGTGTAGGTCGTAATTTCACCTCACAGGATGGAACGATCTATAACATTGAGGTGATGTGGGGCAATACTGCCAGCTATTACTACGCCTACAATGATGCTAAGAAGCATATCTGCTGTGTTACCAAGCACGATGCAGCAAAGATAGCAGCCAAGCGCAAGGAAGCTGCTGATGCTATCAACTCCAAGGTGATTTCAACCAATGAAGCTGCTGAGAAAGAGCATAAAAAGCTGGTGGAGAAAGCTCTCAAGGGATTCAAGCGTTACCGTGAGGGCAAGTCTGTCATGCTCATAGCGTTTGGTGTCCCGTTGTATGACCTTGGGAACAAGCGTGTCAGGGAAGTGCTAGTTCGTCTTATGAATGGGGCAAAGTCTGCAGGTCTGTGCAACACATTCATGGTTATGCTCCGTGACAAGAGATCTGCCGCTATTCATGGTGTTAACAAGGATTCTCAGCTGCAGGGTCAGTTCAGGTTTGAGCATGTGTGGGAAATAAATGGAGTTGGAGGTCAGGGCAATGGCTGACGAAGAGGAAGACACCGCTGATGGTTCTCCGCAGACCATGACAGTCGAAGTATTCAAGGAAATGGACAAGCCTGTACCCATTCCCTCATTAGCTCGTTTATTTAAAGGCAAGCTGGAGCAGATCAATGCGGCTATGCGGGAGCTGCGCAAGTCAAAGTTTAATATGCCCTCAGTTATTAACAGTCCTGAGATCCCTGTGCGTTTCTACAAGGGTAACTACATGTGCGTTGTTGGCTACACAGGTGAACTTCGCATTGAGTATATCCTGGACAGCTATGGCAAGCGTTGGAAGATGGTTGAGCCTGCAGTATTCAATGGGTACATTGGTGCAGTGTATGAACCGAACGGTGAGTATGTCTACTTCACCCAGTGGCCTTATGTCGGCTCGCACTTCCACAACAACTTTGGTGTCCGTGACAGGGATGGTGACTCCTCAGAAAAGCTTCTGTGCGTGGGTGAACTCAGCTCCTATATTCGTCCTGCTCCCAAGAGCTATGCTGACATAGTGGAGCGCAGCAAGAAAGTTCGTAGCATGCTCAAGACAATCAATATGTCTTCTCTTGGTGGCAGCTATAACCTGCTTAAGCTCCCTTCCTTTGAGAAGATCATTGGCCCTGGAACTCATGGTGGGATGCGCAACATCAATGATCTGGCAGAGAAGGGTATCATCAAGCTGACCACTGGTGTTGAGGAGTTCTTCGGTAAGGTTGATAAGAAAGAAACCAAGAAAGAAGGGGAGGTTACATAGTATAATGGAAACTACTCGTGTTGAAGGAGCTTTGTACGAACGTCAAACTGCTCTTGAATCGGCTCTGGGTCGTCCTCTGAATGTCCCGACAAGGGCTGTGGTGGTTGGTTGCGGTGGCACTGGCAGCTGGGTGGCAATCTTCCTGGCTATGAGTGGGTGCCCGAGCCTTGAATTGTACGACATGGATAAGCTGGAGACCAGTAATCTGAACCGCCTCCCCTTTGAATCAGGTGCGGTGGGGAGTTTCAAGACCGAGGTGCTGCGCAATTTCATCCGTAAGATTCGCCCTGACTGCAGCGTTTCCTGCTACCAGGAAAAGATCACTGATGAGAACGTGGCAATCCTTGATGAGGCCAGCGTTATCTTCTGTTGCACGGATAATGTCAAGTCACAGCAGCTGCTTAACAAGTGGTGCCGCCAGAATAACATCCAGTATCAGCGGTGCGGGTACGACGGTATTACTCTGAATGTCAGCCGTGCATTCCCGTTCACGTTCTCTGATGAGGAGACCAACGGTTACACCATTACTCCGTCGTGGTCAATCCCTGCCGCCACCGCTGCATCCCTTGCGGTGTTCAGTGTTATGGCTGGTGAGGTCAACTTCACTGAGGATATGCGCATGCTCGCCATGGGCAACAGTTCCATGGTGACCGACTTCGTTATGGAGGCTGTCAAGGATTGTCTCACGGATACTTGCATGGTGCAAGCCGAAGCCAAAGTAATGGCGAACAAGAAGCTCGGTCATTGTGATGATTGCCATCGTGGTGATTGTGACAACTGTAACCGTGGCGACTGTGATAACTGCGAGTACTACTCACCTGATAGTGTTTCTGATCTGATACGTGAAGGCAATTGGGATGATGACATACATGACTGTTTAGCTCGTGGCAGGTATGACGAAGAAATCCGAGCTCGTCTTCTTGATGCTGAGCCGGAACACTCCGTAACCAATACTACCATCATCCATGCATTTGCCTCCTTTGACTGTCAGGAGATGGTCAATACTTTGCCCACCACTATTTTCCAGCAGCAAAAGTGGGATGCTCTCAAGCAGGCAATGGAGCTGCTCAAGCCGAAATTCCAAGCTGCAGGTGTTAACGTCCAATAAGGGGTGCACTTATGGGAAGGAAAAAAGCCTGGAAGAAGGCTTTAGAAAAAAGGAGAGTGGAGACTAACATGAAATACATTAAAGCTGCAGGTGCGCCTGCTCCGGCACCCCGTGTTGTTGGATTCAGACAGCCTGCTAACACTACTGGAAGGGAGAGTTCTCTTATGCCGCCTGCTGCCACTACCGTTGCTGACCCTGCTAAACAGAGTATCAAGGATGCGCTGGGTATCAAGAGTGCCTGTATCACCGCCTGCAGTGAGGCAACCACACCGAAAGACCTTGTGGTTCCTCCTGAGCTGTGGGCAATCTGGGCTGACCTTATGAATCGTTTGCCCACTGACGAATGGTTGATGATCTATAACGTCAATGATGCTGGTGTTATTACCGAGTGGGACTTCCCGAAGCAGAAAGTTACCAAGACCATGGTGGAAATCGTGGATGGTGACGGGTCTGGTTTCAATGGTGTGGTGCATAGCCACAATGATATGGGGTCGTTCCATAGTGGCCAGGATGATCTGCAGTGCCGCAACCTCTATAACTATAGCATTGTCCTGTCCAAGAAGGGCAGTGAGATCAACTATGTTGCCACTGCCAAGGCCATGACTCCTTGTGGCAAGTTCCTCTACAAGAATATCAAGGTCAACATTGAGTATGCACAGGTCAAGGATGTGGTCACGGACTACATTGAGCGCATTGTCAAGCCTACATACAACTACCCACCGTATACCCCGCCTTCACAAGGCAGTCTTCTTGCTGGGTATCATGGGCAGCGTGACTGGGACGGGTATGACAACGACGTTTTCACGGGGAGCCGCGTCACGCGGGGGAACTTTCGAGATAATGCTAACCCGCATGTTACGGTTGTCGAAAACTTTGACGACGAATACCCGATGGACGGGACGGTTGCTGAAAGTGCACCCCCCGAAACAGATATCCACTTCTGCGCAAATTGTAACGTAGGTTGTGTGAATGACTGCTTTGACTGCAAGCACAATAACAAGCTCGCAGATTGGGTCAAGAGTATCTTTGACAGCAAGGGTTACAAGGCTTACAACCTTGAAGGTTCATTGCCTATGTGCGGTGAGGGCAAGGAATGCCTTGGTGGCCACTACTGCGGGACGTGCGTTAATGTCATTGATGCAGTTGATCTGTTCACGTCAGTGTACAAGGACATAAATATTGAATCACCTAATGAGCACACAGGAGTGTAATCTATGAAAGTAACAGTGTTGGGCTGTGGCAACGCATTTAGTAATGTCAACTTCAACCAATGTTTCATGCTGGAGGAGTGCGGCAGGACTATGCTCATTGACTATGGGTATCAGGCTCCTGCTGCATTGCACAGGGCTGGTATCTCTGTCAATGATATCAATGACATCTATATCTCCCATCTGCATGGTGATCACATAGGTGGGTTGGAACAGATGGCATTCCTCCGCTATGACTGGATGAAGCGGCCAACCAATTGGAGGAATCGTGCAAGTAGCAGTGTTGCGCCGTGTCTCATTGCCAACGAACGTGTACTTGCGGACTTATGGGACAAGAGTTTACGGGGTGGTCTCGAGAGTATGGAGGGCTTTGATGCCAACCTTGAGACCTTCTTTGAGCCTCATCCTGTGAGAGGTAATGAAACATTCATGTGGCAGGGGTGGCACTGTCAGCTTATCCAGCAGATCCACATTATGACAGGCACCATCATCAGTCCTTCCTTTGGTCTCTTCATGAGCAAGGATGATCAGCACATCTATTTCACCGCTGACAGCCAGCACTGCTCACCAAAGCAGGTGGAGGTGTTCTATCAGAGAGCCACAACTATCTTTCAAGACTGTGAGTGCCTTGGTGTGAACACTGCTACTAAGAGTATGGTGTTCTCATCAGGTGTGCATGCCAACTTTGCCCAGCTTGCGGGGTGGACTTCGGCAAACTCACACATCCTCCCAGACAGTATCAAGCAGAAGATGTATCTATCGCATTACCAGGACTTTGTAAACTCAGACAAGGACTTCTTTGGCAACGAATGTGCATGGGATGCCCTTGCTGCAGGTAGTGGTCTCAAGGAATTTGTACGTGTAGGTAATGTGTTTAACTTCTAGGACTGGAGAGTGTTATGAAAGCAGAAACCATTGTTGGTCGTAAGAGTACCATTGTTAGCAAACATAAGGTGACCAAGGTAAAGAATAAGATTGCTGCCCTTGCCACCGCACTGAACAACCCGTACTATAAGATCTCTCACAAGACTGCCGCCCACCGCCTGGACCGCATCAGCTCCATGCTGAACGACGAGTTCTATGGACTGAAGGTTCAGGGAATTATTTTGAACAAGGGGTAGAAAAAGTTGCTGAGTTGTAGTATCATTGTAAGTAGAGCTAAGGAAAATGGTACGTAGATATGTGCCAAACTAATGGGCTGGTATTCCCCAACTACCAAGGAGATCCACATGAACATGAGCGAACTGAGCAACACCAACACCACGTCGTACACCCTGTTTGGCCGCAATGTTACGGTTGCAGCGGAAGACGAAGTTCTCCCCCGTCTCCGCGCTGACATCGCTGCGCAGGGTATTGATAGCTTTAGCATCATGCTGAACGGCGAAGAAGTGGATGAAGTCGGGAGCCTCCCTGCCATCTTCAATGGTCATCAGATTGAAGTGCGCAAGTCGGTCAAGGCTGGGGCGCAGCTGAGCGTTGGTGATCTGGCTGGCACCGACCACCGTACCTCGTACACGCTGTTTGGCCGTGAGATCACCGTTCTTCCGACGGACGAAGTTCTCCCCCGTCTCCGCGCTGACATTGCCGCACAGGGTGTTGACAGCTTCAGCATCTATGTCAATGGCGACGAGATGGATGAGGTGGGCGAGCTGCCTGCCGTGTTCAATGGTCATGACATTGAAGTGCGCAAGTCGGTCAAGGCTGGCCGTCAGTAATCAGTAGAGCTTAATCTCAGGGGGTAGGTGGCTAAGGCTTCCTACCCCCTACTTTATCATTTCACGTGTCAGAATTATCTCAATAGGACGGGTCTAGGCCCATAGGACAGGAGATAACGAAGATGGCGAAGTCACTTAAAATCCCTATGTATACAATTAAAGAACTTGGGTCAATGTCAGGTGCAGACAGGGGTGCATACTTCCTCACTCTGCGCCAGTCGGTTGACGAAATCAAGGCAGCAGAGGAAAGCTGTGTTTCCCTGGCCTCCAAAGGTGTGGAATTTGATGGCTTCAAGTTCAATGGTGGTCGTGAGAACATTGTATGGCTGGATACAAGCAAGGCTCTCATTGAGATCCAGCATTTAGTCACTGATCTCAAAGAAGTTATGTCACTTAATAGCCCTCGCAAAGTGTTTGAGTACGTTGGTAATCAGAACAGAGGCACTCTTGAACCTTTCATTGAACGCAAATATGGTAGCCCCTATCTTCGCCAACTCGCTGAGAAATAAGGAGAGAAAAACTATGAATCTTAATCAGCTTAATTCACCGTCTACACCTGCTGCATCGCAGGAACCGAGTATCCAGGTTAACAATGCACCTGTTTTGCCCAGTAATGATGAGGTACACACTGAAACATCTTTCAGCGTAGCTATTACCCATCCCACCAAGCCGCTACGTTTTGCACCCTACTTTGAGGATGCTGCCAGTATTATGCAGTGGGTTCGTGAGACGCTCATCCTTGATGGTGTCGTTCTTGGCGGGGTAACTTTGGACTACATTGAGCAGTACATCCATGTTCAGAAGAACTACGTGTCGTATAACATGCGTACTGGTGTCACCTTTGCAACCCGTAGTGAGTACCGCCCTGACATCATCAGACTGATCCAGGTGGATCTGTGTCCTGCCACTACCCACACTGTGCACTTCAAGATGGTGGTGGATTGCTCGGTTGACATCTCTGCCGCAAGTGCACGTGAAGCTGAGGAGCTTGCCCTCAGCCAGTTTGATGAGGAACTATTTGTTGATGTGGGTGCTGATGGGTACGAAATTGAGGCCAGCATTGAGAGCATTAATGTTACCCGTTCCAATGCTTCGTAGGACAGCAATGAAACCACATAGGAATACTCAGGAGCCTAACTTCAGGGATAAGACTGGTAGGCTTTACCTTGTACGTTGTTATGAATGTGCAGAGGGTGGCAAGGAGAACTATGCCGTGGCTGTGTATAGTGGTCAATGTGCGTGGTGCGGTTGGAAGGAAAAGGAGGTGGGGAAATGAGTGATACGCATTACGAATGTACCGAGGCAGGAGGACTGCGAAGAGAAAACTCTAAGCTTAAGCGTGAGATTGGAGAATTGGCAAGTGGCAACCTTGCAGTTCAACATATTGCAGCAAAAGAAAACACCAAGTTACGCCAGCAACTCGCCGCCGCGCAGGCCGAGTGCGCTGCGCAAAAAGCAGAGCAGCAGGATTGGCAGCTACGCTGGCATGCGCGCGAGGGTGAGGTGCAGCGGCTCGACGCTGAGGTCGCGAAGCTGCACGAGGATGCACAGCGATATCGCTACATCCGTGATGTGATGTGGCACGACCATGAACACCGTGTATGGGAAGAGCCTGTCCAGCATCTTGATGCTGCAATTGACATTGTGCTATGAAAGGTAAATAATGAAAAAGCCAAAGCATCAAGATCTAGTTGATGCACTTGCTGAGCTTATCATCCAAGTTGAGGAAGATATGCTAGATACACAAGTCAGCAGTCATCTACGTGTTGCTCTTGCGCATGCCAAGTATATACTTGGAGACAACAACGAGGAGGATACCAGTGAGGTTTAATATCAGAGAGAATATCTGGGATGTAACTTGGCGGTATAAAACTGAAGTTGGTGTTAATGAGGGTGGTAACACCATGAACTCCAACATTGTAACTGATTGTATAATCTCAGTTAAGACCGGCAGTGGGGAAAAGGACTGGGAAGTTCTCAACATGGGAAGATCAAAGTGTCACGAGGAAGACCGCTTTGAGAAGGATCGTGGCCGTAAGATCTCTCTGAAGCGGGCTATGGATAATCCCATGTTCCATAAGGAGGATCGCAAGATCATATGGGAGAGCTACATCAATAGGAAAGGCAAGTAGTACTACAAAGTACCACCTAAGACGAGAGGAGATAATGCTATGGTAGAAGTTCATAAGTATGTAAACTTGTACGAAATACACAATGGATCAGAAACACAACAGAGAATAATTGGTGGCGGTGAGAAAGGTGATTTCTCACGTATACTCCATCTGGTATTTTCTGAGTATATCTCAGGTCTTGACGAGGAGTACAAAGAAGAGGTACTAAGAGATTTTCCTGGGGTTACAGAGGCATTCTTCTATAGTGATGCGGTCACTCCTGATAACATTATTAGGGACAGGAACTTAATCGCTACACTTAAACAACTTCTAAAAGCAGGAGCTTTTGATGAGTATGGTTTACTACGCGTGTATCTAGACTGGTAAGGAGAGCTAGATAATGGAACTCCAACGTTGTAACTGGTGTATGCACACCTTTGATGAGCAGCGTACAGAGTGCCCGTACTGTGGGAGTGACGAGTGGTTGATGTTTCCCTATGAGCCATTGCAGGAGGATATTAATGAGTGGTAAACAAGGAAAAAGAAAGGCTAGGTGAGACAATGAGCAATATTAACGTTGCACTTTCATCACTTATAGATGCCATTGAGAGTAACATTGAGACCGCTGTAGTACCAGGAGAGACACAGATTCAGACTGTGATTCGTTTCAAGAACATAGTTGAAGAGCTGGAGTACGCCAAGTATTATCTTAGCAGAGAGCTGTGAGACAATGGAAACACTCGAAACTTACCGTGAGTGGACTTGTGGGTATAAGTTTAGATGGATAGTAGCACTGGAAATGCTGAAGAGATTAGGAGTTAGCTTTGCTGATTTCTCTAAGTACTTAGAGGAGTACGTTGGCAAAGAAGAGTACAAGGTGTTAGTTGGGAGGAGAAATGATGACCACATTCAATAGAACTGAGTATAGGCTGAGTAAGAAAATTGATGACCTAAAAGCTGAGGTGGCTAAGCTAAAGAAATCTAATGCAGAGCTTGAACTTTGTAAACGTGACCTTTACAGTAATGGTCGCACTGAAGGTAGAGAACAATTACAACATGAACTCAGAGAACTCCTTGGGATAAAGGAGATTGAGTAATGAAGATGTTTTTACTTGGTGTTACATTTTTGCTGGTTTTCGCATGGGCTATCTTAGGGAAAAATGTGGTGTGCGGAACTGACACACGTCCCTATGAGATGATCTGTAGAAACTGTGGCATCAACTCACATGTTACACTTGTAACAGAGTCAGACACACAGAGTTCGCTCAGCTGCCCTGTGTGCAAGCACACATTCTATTTCAGCAGCTTGGAACCGTGAGGTACAAATGAGAAAGCGAACTAAGCAGCACCTCATTGACAAGAAAACTATTAAGGCTATGACAAAGGTTATTGACTACCTCTGGGTAGATGAGGAGGATGACTTCTACAGTTATAGTGCTGAAGACAGACCAGCTAATCACCTATTTAGTAGCCTAATGATTATTGACCATTACCTTTCCAGTAAGAATCTATACTAGGAGACACCAATGAGTGATCGAAAGTTAGCATCAGTGCAGCGCATTGTTAATTTGGAGCCTATTGAAGGTGCAGACAAGATCGAAAAATGTACCGTGCTCGGCTGGCAATTAGTTGTACAAAAAGGTATACACAAGGTAGGAGACCTTGTGGTGTATTGTGAGACCGATAGTATCTTGCCTCCTAAGCCTGAATTTGAGTTCCTCAGGGAACGTAAGTTCCGTATTAAAACTATCAAACTCCGCAAGCAAGTAAGTCAGGGTATAGCATTTCCACTGTCCATCCTCCCTCCCAAGAAGTTCAGTAGCTACTCAGAGGGCGATGATGTCACGAGTATCCTTGGTATCGTAAAGCATGATCCTGAGGCACAAAGTGAGCCGGTGGAGAGGGGTTACCAGGGCAAGTCAAAGATCCTCAAGTACCTCATGAGGTTCTGGACTTTCCGCAAACTCTATCTGACCTTTACCCGTAAGCGCACTCGTGGCTGGCCCAAGTGGATTGAGAAGACAGATGAGACACGGGTGCAGGTGTGCGCCTCTGTGTTCACCAGCAGGTTTGGCGAGCAGTGGGAGCTCACTGAAAAGCTCGACGGATCAAGTGCAACGTTCTTCATGCACAAAGCTGGTGTTATAGGCAATCGAACCTTTGGTGTCTGCTCACGTAACATCTACCTGAAGAAGGAAGATGACAGCCGTTGGTGGCGAGCAGCTAACATGTATGGTCTGAAGAATAAGATGATTGGACTTAAGAAGGACTATGTTATCCAGGGTGAGGTGATAGGTGAGGGAATCCAGGGTAACAAGTACGGATTAACCGGAGTTGACTTCTATGTATTTAATATGTTATACTGCGGGAAACGGTTGAGGCGGGATGAAATGTCAGAGCTCTGCACCATGCTTGGACTCAAGATGGTACCGTTTCTTGGTGTCTTAAAAATGGCTAAGTGCGAGACAATTGAAGCAGTTAAGACATTGGTGGAACTGAGTAAGGGAGATAGCGCATTGAAGCCTGGAGTGAAGCGTGAGGGCATTGTTGTCCGTCTTGCATCCGATCCCCATGTATCCTTCAAGGCTATTAACCCTGACTTCCTGCTGAAATACGACGAGTGAGGTGTGTATATGAAAGAAATCTATTATGTCGTTGAGGTAATGAATGGCGTGGTTGACAGTGTTACGCTGTTCATCCACAAGGAGAAAGCTGAAGAGCACTACCTAAGCTGCATTGATGATCAGTTTGAGACAGCTGAGATCCCATCAAAGGAAGAGCATGAATGGGCTCTCAATAACGGCTGTTGGGAAGAGGGTGACGGGTACACAGTTACTCTTGGATCAGACACTCCAGAGGATTTATAGGAGGTAAATATGGCTAAGCCTACATATGAAAAACTAGTTGAGCGTGTTGGAGTTCCTATAGATATTGCAACCCGTGATGCATGGTATAAAGAGGTTAAGAAGACCCTTAAAGAAAGTCAAGAAGAGATTGATTTCTGCTACGTGTGCAGTGGTGATAGTGTTGTGGTAGGTGTCAGGCATGGGGACGGAGAGATCTGTGTCTGGGATGCAAAGATACGTAGAGAAGCAGACTTTAGTGTTGGGGGTGCAGAATGAGGTTAATTCCCATAGGGCTATCTTTACTATCCTTTTTATCCTCAGCTATACAGTATGCGCAAGACAAGATTGCTTTATCTACACGCAGTTTAATTGAGGCTATATTTTGGGTTGTGATGTTTATTGCTATGGGTACAGGGAGTAGAAAATGAGAGAAGAGATCCGTGTTACTGTGGAGATGACCTTTGACATGGATGTAGCTGTTAGCCGTAAGTTACAAAGAGAGCATGTAGTAAACATCTTGGACGCTTTTACAGGGATTGGTAGCCCCCTTTGGGATTATAAGATTAAGAAATTTGAGAGTGAGGCAGAGATCTATGGAAACAAGTAGTAAGCCAGTGTCAAAAGGTCTTCACCTAGAAGCAATTGGGATAGGTGGAAACTCCTATCTCCTAACCTTTGAAGGGTGGCAAATCAGTCTATCATTTGAGTCAGATGGAAGCATGACACAGACAGCATGCGCAGTTAATCCAGATGGCAAGAGCCCTATAGCTGTTGACCTTGAGATTGACCGTTGTGGCTGGGTGAACATGAGAACCACCCGTGAATGCTGTGACAGGGAGGACTTAGATGGCACAGTTTAGAGGGACACTACAAGGTAACAGAGGTGAAGTATCTCGCCTAGGCCACAAGTCCGGAATGACAGCAAAGGTTAATGGGTGGGACAGAGGTATTAGAGTTACATCATTTTATAACGAGACAACGAAAAGAGATGAGTTCCACGTGTTCCTTACAGGTGGTAGTAACTTTGACGTGGATATCAGGTGTTTGTATAGATCAGAGGAAGATAATCAATCAATGAGGAGACCGCAATATGAGGCAGCCTAGAAAGAAAAAGAGGGTAAACAGGAAGGCACCTGCGTATATATGTGTAGACCTGTTTGCTCCGGAGATTGGATGTTGTTACATAGCAGTATTCCTTGAGGATGATCATGGGGATAGTCTGCTCGAGATAGGTCCCAACATTGACACACTTGAATGCAGAGAGGACATTGACTTGTTCTGCAGTGCGTGGGAGAAGAAGGCAAAGAAGATGTGCAAAAACTTTTTCCCCTCTGCCTCCATAACCATGCTGAAGAGCAAGCTCAAAAGGGGGAACGCATGAACTGGAAGAAATGTGGGAAGGACTTGGTGTATTCACACGGAGGCTACTCTTTCTGCATTTACTCAAGAGGAAAGAAATTTAACATGAATATTCAAGTTGATGGTGGGTACGATATTACTGTGTACAGAAAAACAATGTATGTACTTAAAGCCATTGCTATGCTTATAGGAGGATAGCAAATGAGAAAATCTAAAGCTGACTTGTCAATAGTGACAGTACCAGTGAACATTGATCTTGAGGACATAGTTAATTCTTTGGTGAGCGATAAGAGCCATGATGACTTAATGGAGTTCATTAAGCATCTTGATCTCGCAGTGGGAGACTGGGATTTCACTGAGAGACTGCACAAGTATTTTGTTGCTGCTATGGAGGAGCTTGAGAGGGAAGAACGAATGCATGCTGATGATACTATAATTGGCAATGGTGGCTTAGAATGATCAATGACGCAGCACAGCAACCTGAGTGGCGCATCTGGTGGAGAACACTGGACACAGGTATATGCCCAGCACAGAAGACACTGGAGCAGTGCATTGAAGAGCTGATTGAGTTAACATCTCCATTTTTTAATAAGTGTGGTATTTGTGGTTTGTCACACTACCCAGGAAGGTATCACAATGCAAAAGATATGGTGGAGGGTTGGGCAGAGTGTCACTATCGCTCTGAACTTGAAGAGCTGACTCGTTTGTACAAGGTTGAGAAGGCACTGCTTAGCGGAGCAGTCAGTGTTGCACAAGGTGATCCTGCACAAGTTATTCATGACCTTAGGAGAGAGCTAAAAGCAGCATACGAGGACCTTGAGGAGATGCACAAGAAACTGGTGGGGGCGAGCATATGACATGCCGGTTATCTAAGGAGGATAATAGTGTCAGATTTTTTGGGTGAACTTATTTCATATGTAGTTGTAATAGCTGTTATAATGGCTATAATCTTTGGTGCAGTACAAGTTCTAGACAATGCCTGTAAAAATATGCCTGTCTATGAAGCGGTTCTACAAGACGGAACAGTTAGACAACTAAAGAACCATGCGGGATCACGGGATACTATTATTACTATGAAAGACGGTACAGAGGTACCGCTTGCTAGTATACGAGAGATACGGGAGGTAAAGTAGATGACATGCCGACATTGTGGAAGCACTAACTATGGACATGGGTGTGGAGTTAATCAGATACATGAACACGTGGATAATCCAAATGTATGTCGTTGGTGCGGAAGTACCAATTGGGGTCCAGGATGTAACGTGTCACCTAGTAGTCTTCATGAGCATGGTCCTGGACCACTCTGTATCTACTGTAAGAGCAGCAACTATGGATGTGGCTGTCCGGTGGCACCAGATGGAAAACACGTTCACTAGGAGAGGTAATGCTAAATACAGCTCAGATTGAGGATATCAGCAAGATAACATACTGCCTCCTTATTAAGTACAGGATTAACTATGCCCTGTGGGAAGACATCCACCATGACACCTATGTAATCCTATTAAGTAAGGGAGCAGCTGAAAAGTGGGATCCGGCAAAATCAACGTGGGGGACATATATCTACCAATGTGTGCATAACTCCCTGCGCAGTGTTCTGAAAATCAAACTCGATAAAACGTATGAGTCCGACTGTGATTCATCCGAGATCGACTGGGGTATGTTCGAGTCCTCCCTTGTGGATACCAACATGGAGGACAGGATTATAATGAAAGTATTCTTTGAGAAGCTGCTTGATAGCTTCTCTGAAAGGAACAAGGATATCATAAGAAAGATAGTTGTGGACAGATGGCCGCTAAAGGACGTGGCTGAGAAGCATGGCATATCATTGCAGAGGGCTCACCAGATAGTACATAGCTTTCTCAAGTGCGCCGGAGAAGCAGACAGGGAGGAATGATGCAAGTCAAACCAAAGCTTTACCTGGACGAGAAGAACAGGGCGACATTTAATATCCTGAACAGGGCTCGCAAGGTTGCACTACTGAACAAGCTGGACTGGAAAAACATATTGCACGATTGTCTGTCAGGTAATTACCTTGGCATGTTAGAGGTTCTGAAGAGACACTACACTATTGAGATTGAGAAGGAAAAACCCTTGGAGGTTTAACTTGGAAAAACGTGCACATCTACCCAATATTATTCAGGTTGCAGCTAAGAAATTGAATGACCCTGTGATAGCTGGTGGGTTCCTTGTGGTGATTGAGGCACTGGAACGCATAGCTGCACAGGCAATGAAGATTGATGATCCCCGTATCCTCATTGATCTTGAGAGCATTGGTATGCTGAAGTTTGAGAGTTCAGAGGAGAAAGCTGGTTATCTTCGGCGCATTGTAGAAACCAACGAAACAAGTATCTAGGAGGGAATAACAATGGAGTTCAAACTTAAAATTGATGAGGCACGTGTACTTAAACTGGCTACTGATGGATATGGCACAAAACAAATTGAAGAAGAGATAGCTAAGGAACTTAGGGCAGAGGCAAAAAGACGTGCTCTTCAAAAGGTGAGTGGGCAAGTTGGACTCCTAATCTCCAACTTTGGTGAGGACGAGTTCAAGAAGAACTTTGTCAAACAGGCACAGGATGATCTCAAGAAAGTACTTACACCCAAGAACATAGCAAAACAGTTCAAGAAAGAGGAGTGGGAAAAACTGTTCCAGGAAGTTGTTGAGCCTGTGATGACTGACTTTATTGAGTACGCTTTGAGTGAGTGGCTTCAGTTGTCTATTGAGGTAAAGGGTGGTAAAAAGGTATCAGAGAAAGTAGAGCTTTGTGGGACAGATAGTTATACACACCGTAAGAAATAGGAGGTGTAACAATGGCCAGAAAAAGTAAATACAGGCTTACACGGTTGGAGATGATGGAGGAGCTTAGATCAAAGTATGGGGTTCCTACAACTATTACATTTAACATGAAGGTTGTTGATATCTATAATATGTGGCAGATGAAGATGGAAGAACTCTCAATGGATGTATCCGAAAAGGAATGTGTATAATGAAGCAGACCTATTACGTAAGCAAAGCACAGATGATTGCTTTCCTTAGGAAATTTGGACACAAAGCCCGACATATTAGGGATCTAAAAGTTAAGAAGCTAAAGGAAATGTTTGACGCTGAAGTTCGCAAGGGGCTGGGAGTACCACCCAAGCAGGACTAGGAGGTTGTATGATAGATATAGCGGACATGATTCTATGCAGGTTATGCGGAGAGCCTACACACAAGGGTAGCTTCTTGTGTGATAAGTGTTGTCAGGATCCATATCTAAAACCATTGTATGAAGATAACTATAAGGAGTGGAGCATTTGGTTGGGTGACGGAGATTGGGCTGTAGCACAACTCCGTAAGAAACCACACGTTTGCTGCACTCTTATTAGCTCACAGAAAGCACGTGGGCTTATTGATACTCCTCAGTATAGGTTCGTAGTTGATAACTATGTTACAGAGAAGGACGGGTACAAGAGGTACGGGATGTGGGGTAAACTGGCTGCTGCAAGGGCTAAGGAGATACTTGAGAAGTACATAGCCAGTGGTGCGTACTATGTTAACTACGGTCTGTGTCCTAAACCTAAGGATGTACATTCCTTTGGGTTTAGAGTAACTGATGGTAGGGGGTTCTTTGGTGACCTGATTCCTAAGCTTGGCCTAGCTAGGAATCCTAATACCGATATACATAGTCTTATGGATGAGAACGATGACGTTGTAAGTCAATATAATGTAACCGAGAATAACCTGGGATCACAGGTGCTTCATGAGGTTAAGGCAGTGTGGGATTACTTCCGTCGTACCGGAAAGATCCTGACAGTCTCCTTATATACTATAGGTATGATTGTTATTCTGCTATAGTTTATGGGGATAGAGGGTACTAATGTGGCGATTACTAGATGTAGTATACTTGATGTGCTTAGCTCTGTGTATTGTAAGTATATGCTGCGGAAGAGCAGATGGGTTCTTGCTGGCTTTTCTTTTACTCTTGATAAACAATCTTGACTAGACACCTTTAAAGCTGGTTGGAGTAGGGGTACAATATAGGATAGGGAAAACTTCTCTAAAGGAGAGTACAGGATGAAACTGGTTGACCTTGGCGGTAATGAGACTATGCGTGTGTACTGTAAATACTGTAAACACAATAAGTGGGTACAGGAAAGTAATAATGAGCACCGATACTCTTATTATAATGGACTCGAGAGTAATTCAGAGTACTACAAGGCTATCTGCACACATTTGAATTACAGAAAAGTTACGCATAATCCCTTCGATGCAAGTGGCAAACCAGGTAACTGCTTTGATATCAATAAGAACAATGACTGCAAGCAGTACAAAGAGTACGTAAAGCCCGAGCCTGTGAAGCCTACTAAGTATGTTCCTGAGGTTAAGCTCAGCCTCTTTGACAAGTTCTGTAACTGGCTGGATTCTTAGTAGTAAGTACAGGAAAGGAGATCACACATGCCAACAGGTGTTAGCTCTAACAACCTAGTGTGGTTCATACTGTGGAAGAAAACTGATGGATCTATTGGTGTTGAGCAGGAGTTCTATACACTCAAGGAATGCAAGGAGCTCTCAAAGAAGCTTAGGTCTGATGTTGGGAGGCTTTACATCCCTGTTGATCAGTTCTCAGATCTCCTTGCAGAGGGGAAGGTTCAGGACTTCATTCTGAAAGTAGTTGGTAGCACTGGTCTTAGCCTGTGGAAAAAGTAGGCAAGTTTTACCACATTGCTTTCGGGCTACACTCTAATATTCCTGAGTGCTGCATCATGTACTTTCTCAAGCTGGAGAGGACAAAGGCAAAGGTTGACAGGACCAGGGGAGAGGCTGAGTATGTCATGTGCCCCAAGTGCTTGCGGGAAAACAATGTTCAGCCTCTCCATATATGTGACAGGAGAAACAAACTCTGCTGGGAATTTGTATCACAGGCAGAGATTAATCTGTATTGGCGCGAAGTAAAGAACCTTGGGATAAAAAGGAAGTTCAGATCAGACAAAGAAATGATGATCTATATGGATGACTATCTAAGGAGAAATCTATGACACCGCTGTGCGAACTTGCTTCAAAATATGGAACTGACAAAGGTGGTGACTGTATCGACAAGCCTCACTCATACACAGTTGCCTACTATGAGTTGCTCAAGGATCGTCGTGAGAGCACACGTAAGGTACTAGAGATCGGAGTTGGTCTTGCATCCTGTATGTATGCAACGTACAAGACTGGTGCCAGCATGTACATGTGGGAGGAGTTCTTCCCCAATGCGGACATCTTTGCCTTCGATATGAACCCACAGGCAATGTTCAGTGCGGGACGTATCAAGACATTCATTGCCAATCAGGGTAGCGTTCCCTCACTTGAGGCTGCAATGCAGAACGTTGGCAAGGACGTTGATTTCATTGTTGATGACGGGTCACACCACCCTCCGCATCAGATCCTTACAATGAAGACCCTGCTTCCCTATCTCGCTAAAAATGGTATCTATGCCATTGAAGATATCATTGTGGACACCAAGGTGATTACTGATCAGGTTCCGGAGGGCTATGACTTCAAGGTAGTTGAATGCCCATCCAAGCGTACATGCCTTTGTGGTTGTGGTGGCTCAGAGAAGATCGTTATCATCACACATAAGGAGAGCTAGATGAGCAGGGAACGTGTGCTGGAGGAAGCATTGATGCTTACCAAACAGTACTTTAGTAACCCATCCTCGTGGAGCAAAGCACAGTTCGCCCATTGGGAAGCACTTACTGGTACTCAGAAGGTCACAGTTGGATCACTGAAAGACGTGGTGCAGAAAGCACTAGACTATAAGGAGAGTAAATAATGGAGAACGTGTTTATTATTGAGATCAAAAGTCGTAAGGATGACACGTGGTATTTCTATGATGCTCGCCCAACGTACAAGGAAGCTCTGGCATTTAGCAAATCTGATATCATGGGTGAGACACGCATTGCAGAGTACAAGTTCGTCAAGATCGTTGAGAACTATAAACGGGTAGCGCACTAAGACAGGAGATAACAATGAGCATTGTAGCCGCCAAGATTTATGATGATAAGATATCAATTGCGTCAGACTCAATCATTGTATACGGATCAACACAAAGCAAGTCAGCAGATAAATTTGCAAAGCTATTCCAGGTTGATGATATGTTCGTTGGGAGCGTAGGCATCTGTGAAGAGTCAGCTTTGCTGCAGGTATTCTGTAAAACTCACACTCCTGAACGCGCAGATGAAAGCTCCTACATTAATTTTCTAGCTGAGTTTGCTGAGTGGAAGAATGATAAGATTGGTGATCCAAAGATAGTAAATGACTACCTTATTGTATACCAGAAAAAACTGTTTCATATTCAGGGGTTTTTTGTGTACGAAATTGCAGGACACTCAGCTATTGGAGCTGGTCGTGACTTTGCTCTAGCAGCCCTACATATGGGCAGCAGTGTAAGCAAGGCGGTAGAGGTAGCTTGTGAACTATCTGTGTACTGTGAGTTGCCTGTCAAAGAGTACACCATCAAGTTATGAAAGGAATAACCCTAACTCCAATCCAGGTAAGCTCAAAGGAGAGGCTTCTTAAGCAGAAGAAGATGATCATTGCCGATCCAACAGGGTCAGGTAAGACCATTGCATGCCTTGCTTCATACGAGGAATGCCCTATGCCTAACAAGCATCTCTTTGTCATAGCCACTAAGAGCTCAGCTCCATCCTGGGTTAGGGATATCAAGTACTTTCCTGGCCTCAAGCACAGATGCTTCTCTGCAGATGACAAGGATCTAGCAGGTAACATGGAGGCACAGGATAAGATTGATGTTGACTGGGATGTAACCATTCTACGCAATAGCTCAATCAAGTTGTTCTCTAAGATAATCTACAAGATATGGAAGAAGCAGATCGTCCTTGTAGTTGAGGAAGCGCACACAGCAAAGAACCCTAAGTCACAAATAGGGGCTGCTGTGCGCTCTGCTGTCAAGTATGCCCAGTATGCATGGCTAATTACTGCCACACCCATCCTTAATCATATTGAGGATATCTACAACATCATTAACATCATCTATCCAGGGGTACTCGGAACGCTGCAGCAGTGCCTTGAGAAGTACACTGTTCGCAGTGAGAAACGTATCCGCTACTTGAATGGTAGAACAAAGCCTAATATGTACAAGACATGGCTGCATAAGGATCTTCCTGGGAGAAAGACATTCCGTGGCCTGGGCAAGGGTTTGTTCGAGTGGGATGAAACCACCAAAGGAGTCAGCTACTTCAGAGTCCTGCAGGAAGTGGTTGGTTATCAGAACCTTGATGATCTTGCCCGTCGCATTGCTCCTTATTACACAAGGACTGTGCGTGAGCTTGATCTGGTCTACAACATCATTGATATCCCTCTGTCAGAGGATGAGGAAAAGCAGTACTGTAAACTGGCTCAAGGCATCATTTCCAAGTATGATGAGGAGCGCATATTCAGTCAGAGGCTCCCTGACCTACAGCTGTACGTAGACAACGCTATTGAGACCACCAGTAACACCCTTGAGGACAGGGTGGAGAACAAGGACTTGCTGCTCTCGTCCAAGGAAAAGTCCTTCATTGACTACCTTACCACTATCATTGACAAGAAACCTATTCTCATATTCACTCCGTTCCGTCATACACAGACCCGCCTCGGCCTTGTTGTTGAGCATTACCTGAGGGGTAAGTACAAGAATGTATTGTACATCAATGGCAGTAGCAAGGGTGAGGACAGGGGATACATAGCGGATGAGCATAAGGTTGGGGATGTGGTTATCATCACTGATGCCGGTGGTATGAGTCTCAACTTTGACAAGACAGATGAAATTATTTTCTATGGATTGCCATTTAGCATTGGAAGTTTTATACAGACTGTGGGTAGAATAACAAGAGAGAGCAGTGCATTTGATAAGTTTAAGGTTACTATATTCTCAGTGACTAACACCATTGATGAGTATAAACTTAACTTAATCAAACTGTTCTCGAGTGTTGTTCTTAAGGTACTTAGTGGCAAGGCTGAACCGTTGCCCGATGAGGGCGAGATTACACGAGATGCAATTATAAAAATGAGAAAGGATCTACTGTGGCGGTCAAGAAAGTAAAGATCCCTAAGGTTGCCAAGAAGGAACCTAAATGTAAACTATGTAATGATTCCAAGGTAACAGTTCTCAATGGAATCAACGTTGAATGCTTCTGTGTGAAGAAAGCAAAGATCAAGGAGTACGTCACACGGTATGGATCAATGTCCATGCCAGCAGATTGGATACGAGAAAAAATAGATAAAGCCCATGCAGAGTTCGGTTTAGTTAATAACATTGTTTTTATGTTCGACTCAACTGTTACACTTAGGGAACAGAATGGAGCAATGGGCTACGCTCTATCCCTAATATATCCAAAGCCATATGTAAAGATGAATGTGTTTGAGCTGGTGTACGTTGCCTTTGAGGATGAAGCTCACCAGGGATTCAGTAATCTACACCAGATTAATGTGCCTCACCTTGCGTTAACCTATGGGCAGGGAGAGTTTAAGAACAAGCGTCAGGAAGAACTGATCAACCAGCTCTTGATGAAGCGTCTCTCAGATGGCACTACAACGTGGTTTCATTCGAGCTCATTAAATATTGACCTACCTGAAGTTAAGAAGTATCTAAGTAAGTGCGAGTTCCACGAGATCAAATTTGACAAGGCTATTAGTATACTTAGACATGGACTATTCGGTTTAAGGAAAGACTCTACTGATGAATCAGAATGTTAACCTAATATATGCTTACTTGTTTGATCGTGAAGATTCTCTGGAGAACAAGATCAATGTCTGTAATCGCTTGTGCTCTATCTGGCGTGGTAATGAACCATTCCAGATTATTCCGAACATTCTCAAGGCACTAACAGAGACAGGTGAAGTACCATCTTATGAGCATTACGTAGAATACTACTCGTTTCTTCAGGAGTATGATAAGCCAGACATTATTCCCTCCGCACCTGAGATCATTAACCTAATTGAGAAAGAGCATACCAACGCTCTCACCAAAGAGGTAGCAGCAGAGATCCAGGATGCACTGGCAAAGACCAAGGATACAGAAGAGACAGCTGACTTGATGGATAAGCTGTCTCTGGTAATGACCAAGTACAATGCTTCAACAGATGCGGATCAGGAACTAACTCCAGCAAAGCAGTTATACGAGGAGAGGAAGAACAGGTCACGTGGTATTCTAACTGGCCTGGAACCCATTGATAATCTTGTTTACTCCTTTGAGATGGGTACAATTTCAGTAATAGCTGCTCCCTCCGGTTTCGGTAAAACAACCGTAGCCAAGTCAGTCCTATATACTAATGCTGTGCAGCTGGGATATAACGTTCTATTTGTATCTCTTGAAATGCCACGTGAGCAGATCTTATTCAGTATTCTATCACGTCATTCCCAGCATGAGAAGTTTAAGAACGCAGGGGATCCAATTGAGTTCAGCAGGATTCAACACTCAGAGTTGTCACCCGAGGAAGAAGAATTCCTATTTGATGTGGTAGACGAGGACTTGCGTGAGTGCTCTGACTATGGTAAGATTGAGATAGTTGGCAGTCAATTCTTCAGGTCATTCACTGACTACGGTATGCGAGCTGCTATCTCTAAGCTTCCATTTAAACCTGACCTGATTATTGTTGACTATATTCAGATGCTAAACTATATTGGTCACCCTGCTGAAATCTACAAGATGAAGAACATTGACCCAGCTAACTACTATATCCAGCAGATAAAGAACTTAGCTGAAAATATGGATGGCCAGGGTCGTCAATGTCACTGCATGCTTCTGTCACAGCTTAACAAAGAAGGCCAGAAGTACATGGATGCTAACGAGGGCAGGGCTCAGCTCACTGCACTAGCACAGTTCAATGAGCTAGCCCGTACCCCATCCTATGTATTCTTCCTGTGGAAGAACAATGTACTCAAGGAGAACAATGAGTGCCTTGTATTCCTGGCTAAGAACCGCTTTGGGGAGACCATGACGGACCCATGCATAATTAATTTTGATCCTAGGTACAGCCGTGTTGGTTCAGAGATCTCAGTTAACCCTACAAGCGTTGACTTCGGTGACCTACTCAACTAGACGAACCCAGCACTGAAGTGCTCAGAATTATCTCAATAGGTGGCAAGAATAGGAAATATAAAAGGGCAGCTGAGAATTAACTCAGCTGCCCTTAGTCTATCTAGTACTAGATTGCGCTGAACACTGCATGCAGGGACTGGTTGGCTGTGACATTGTTGAAGGTGTAGTTGTACGAAGTCTGCATATTAACTGATACCCCATTAACTGAAACGTTCAGAAGTGTATCCGAATCATTGGGGAAGAAGTTAAATGTGTATCCTGCACCTGGGCTCAGCTTAGCATACTCTGGTACGATTGAACCATTACCATCAAAGCTGGTTGAGATAAGGTACTTATTAACTGTGAGTGCTGAGTTTGTTGATAGCACATTGGTGCTGATGTTGATCATTGTGTTACCAGTCTCAACTGCAACCACTGTTGCCTGTGACTTACCATTTGCAGCTGTTACCACTGGAGTCAGATTAACCGATGCAACAGCGTAATCATTTGAGCTGAAGTACACTGAAACTCCAGACATAACGTTACTGAACTGGTCATATGCAACAACCTCGTAGACCTTGCTCTCAGCTACGTTTGCTGAGTATGTGGATGGGGAGATTGTGATTGAGGTAAGAACCTGAGTTACTGGAGCAGGTGTGCCGCCGCCACCAGCTGCAGAAATACCAGCAAAGATGATGTAATTCATTGCTGCATATGGCTGCATGTTATTGTGTGGCATATCATTACCAACACCATTTAGACTGATGTTCTCTGGTGCATAGCTGAATGGGTTGGCTGTCTGTGTTTCCCTGTATAGTGAGCCGGTAATAAAAGCTCCTACATGGGTGTGATTAGCCATCTCATCCTGTGTAATCTGGTGCATGTACTCACCGTTATATGACTCACGTGAAGAGATGCCAGGAGTGTCAGTCTCACCAAGTGTGAATGTCCTTGAGATGAACCGGCTATCCATATGAGTTCCTGAGCCTACAATAACACGACCACGTAGATCTGGAACAGCAAAGTTGGTTGCATTGGTTGATCCCCATGTGTTGCCAATTGAAGCGTACAGCTCTGGGTAGTCATTGATACTGTAGAGATCACCGTCGCACACTAGGTAATAAGTGGGGCAGGTAACGCCTCCGTATGGCTCAATTCTACCAGCTGGCATAATGGTGCGTAGCTTGTCTTCGAGGTATCCTGAAGTTAGATCCTGATTGTTTACACGGATATGCTTACCAGTGCCGGTGCGCTCTGAGTAATCAAACTCCATTGTTGGGCCATTATAGCTCACACGACCAAAGCAGATCTCACTGGTATCCGCACTGTTATATGATGTCTCAACACCAATGGCTGCGTACCAACCCTCAATGTCCTGATACTTATAACGAGCTATAACGTAGTCACCATCGACCACTGCTACAGTGGTGCTTGAGTTTGCACTGCAGCGTATGTACTGTGTGGTTCCAGGGTGAGCTACATCGTCAGCCCAGAACACAAACATACCAGGCTGAACAACTGCGTTGGTTCCGTTGGCTGACAGAGTACAACCACCATAGATACCCATAGGAGTAGTGCCAGAATGAGGAACGTTCCAAGTCTCAGGAGCTACAGCTGCCCTGAAGTGAACCCCAACATTCTGGTTACCTTGATTTACGCTTGTCCCATAGCTTACTGTCATTTATCATTCTCCTAAAGGCTGATTGTGCAGCCTAAATATTTACCGTAATTTGACTTACGACATTTGTCTGTCATGCTAAAACGAGTGATACAGAGCAATGTATTTGCTGAGAAGTAACCCACCTCGTTAACCAAGTTACCACTAATAGATGGTATAAATAAGTCTGACTGTATAGCCAGTGTATTGGCAGTTGGATTGTAAACAACTGACAGATTAACTGGGTCAGAGCTGTACCTGCTATCAAAGAATGGGTTGTTAACATCAGTCATATTGGTATTAATTGCAACACCATCAGTTTCGTAGCCAAGTTTGTAGTATGTGATACCATGGGTATTTGGATCAACAATACCACCATTGCACACACAAGCTGCTGTTCCAAGAGTTCTGATCTTAGCCACAGTCTTGGCATTAATGTACTTAACATCACCAGCATTATTGCAAGATCCGATCTCATCCTTAAGTGCGCTGGCGAACATTGCCATATGATCTGACATTGCCATCATGTTAACGTCACCACTAACCTGAACCTTACCCTCAAACTGTGAGGTGTAGAACAGGTCATCATCTTCAGTGAAGTACCCGATGGTATTGAAGTACTCACCATTATGATCATTGGTGGTTGGAGTGAAATCAATCTTGTTGTCGATGATTGACTGGGCCTGATGATACCTACCATAGTTTAGTGCATTGCGGTTGTACAGTGGCTTATCAAGATTACCCTTGGTGTACACTATTGTCCCAGGAATATCTGTCCATGATGCTCTGCGGATATTGGATGGAACAGTTAGGTCAAGCATTGCAGCCTTCATATACACTGGCTGGTTCATGTCATTAACTGAGTATGCACATGGTGGGCAGGTGTAGGCTGAGTCATCAATGACCTGTTGGTTGATAAAGCGGAGCTCATCAATGCCCTGACCAATGGCATTCTGTGGGATGTCTAGATAGAACTCATTGTAGCTGCCAAGTGCATTGAAAGTAATTGTCTGCCATGATGTGGTATTGCACGTACCAGCATAGAGAGTTTCCATGGCTGAGTTTGAGCTACCAATGATTGTGTAAGGGCCAAATGCTTCATGAGCCTTAAACTCAACTGCATTGACGTACTGAACATCATTAGCTGAGATACCAATAGTTGAGTTGATTGAGTTTGTACCTTCCCACCAAGTGCTATCATTGTTATCAAATGCATATGATGCTGGGTGACCAATAACTGCACTTGATGCTTTAGGTGTTCCAGAAATCAGTAGATCATTGTACTGATAAAATTCTATCTCAGCTATGTTAGCACTCATGATAGGAGACAGAGCTATTGAGTTAATGTTATATGTGTACGAAGGGATATCTATGTCATACCATACCCCAGCTGAATTAACAGTTCCAGAAGCAACAACGTTTGTGGTTAAGCCAGTATTGTCCACTACTTCGTACCCACCAAATGCTGTTGTTGGGTAGAGGCGTATTCTTGAAACCTTAGGTAGTACTGAGTTACTAGAGATACCAAGGAAATCTCTGTAATAGTTAGCACCAACCCAGGATGTGCTAGTGTTCCCATCATACGCTAGGCTATTAACTGATGGATAAACCTGTGTGCTGACATAGGACTTAACTGGATTAGCGGATGGTGTTGGGGTAACAAAGTCTGTATTCTCAGCTATCTGTGTTAGTGTTCCTGGAGTTGACTGCTTGCCCATACCAACCAAACAAGATAGACTGTCTGTTAACGTATCCGCGTACCACATACATTCAGTACCAGCTATTCTTCCAGTAGCTGGGCTTACACAGATATACCCAACAAGAAGATACTTGGATGCCATAGTTCCTGTAGTTATATACTTAATGTCACTAAGTAATAACCATAGGCCACCACCTGGATCATTCGGGATGGAGTGGTACGTAGCCCATTCATCATCTGACCACAGAATACACCTGGTTGGGTTAATGAATGCACCACCGGAACTTCCTACAGCAACAACCCACCTACCATTTAGGTACCCTCGCACATGTGTGTAATTCAGTGGTACACCTACAACTGAGCTCCATGAAGCTCCATTGTCATCAGAGTAACCCATTGCAAAACCTTCTCTGTTACCGTGCAACCAACGACCTAACCCAACTCCTGATGTAGGACTGAAACCAATTGATTCATTCTGTGCATATGCAGTTGTCTTAACATTTGTCCAGTTTATACCATCAGGAGACCATGATATTTTTCCTGGGCTTGCAATCATCCACCCACTTGTTCCACCGTAAGCTACTTGAGTAGCCTCCAAATAGAGTGTTGCTGTATTTATACCAGTCCAGTTAATACCATCATTAGAGTATGCAACATTATTTGTTCCAGTACCAGCTGCTACCCACATACCACCGCCGTACTTAACAAAATTACAGTGTGCAGTGAATATAGTGCTTCCAAGACCAGTCCAGTTAATACCATCATAGGAGTACGCTAGTGTGTTAGATGGACTCTCCATACCAGCTACCCACATACCGTTTCCATACTCCACGCAACGAACATTCTTAAATCCAGTTGGGGTTACAATAGTGGACACCATTGTTTCATCATGTGCTACAAAGTCTGGTCCTGCTGCAGTACTGTTAGAAACTACATATAATGCTTCAGTTATTGTTGATGTACTAACAGATAACTTGGAGAAAGCTCCACCATTAAATTTAAGTTCAGACAAAGACTGAAGAGCTACATTGCCACTAATTTCCATGTAGTACTTGTTATACCAGTTAGTATCATTTACTATGACTGTCACTGGAGTGTTAATTACAGAGTTAACACCTGAGTACAAAACAACTGGGCTTGATCCGGTTGCTTCCCCATACATGTTAAAGCTTGTCCATGGGTGCTTTGCAGTGTACACAAAACTCTTAAGTGGTGGTTGTGCTGTGTTATTGGATATACCAATGGTTGCATTGGTAGTGTACGTAAGAGATGCTTGCCAGTAGGTTAGCTGGTCTCCATCAAATGCGGCTGACACTGGGTGATCAGCAACTTCAGATGACGCTTCTCCATTACCTGTGATAATAGTATTGGCTGTCTGAAACACACCATAGTTACCAGCAACAAGAGTTCTGTCTGCCCTGTAGAAATCAACATGATCTGATACACGAGAGAATGGATCAATGCTATCATCTGGATCAATTGAATCAGGATAGATACCGAACTCACGATCAGCAACAATGTTAACAGGGATGATACTGTCAACTGACTTTGCTGCATTCTGCAATAGCTGCTCAGTTGTCACTCCACCCTTATGAGCAAACTCAAGGATGACATGTGGGGTGTTATATGAAGGATGGTTAATGTGTGTCTTGTCGAGATCCTCATATGGAACAAGGTCATCAACAGTATAAGTGCTTGTCCAAAGGGGAATGATTTCCTTAAGCAAGCCAACGGTAGCCATGTATGTGTCTAGTGATAGCTCTGTGCCCTTAATCTTGTACCACTCAGTAGCATACGCAATCTGCTGCCGAACTGAGCCCTGTGTCATCTGTGCTAGGTCATTAATGTTAAGCCCAATATAATTAGCAAAGTCAGAAGCGTACTGGATAGGAAAATTATCTGGGTCTTTAGCCAGGATAACTCCCTCAGATTTCTGTTTGATCTCAAAGTAGATACGCTCCATGATCCTAATGAAATCCTGAACCTCAGGAAGGATGCGGAACTTCTCTGGGAACAAGAGACTCAGGTTGACAGCTGACAATGAGGAGATGCGCTGTACACCCAGTGAATTCATGGTGTACGTGTTAACTGTTCTGTCAATAGTATTAACGGTTGGGGTGGTGTAAATCTCCGCTGTCTCATCAAGGTTAACAGTTAGTGACTGGATAGTTCCTGTTGGCTCAAATGAACGAACCTTAAGGGTGTACACATTCTCAGCAGTTCTGTCAGCGAAGGTGATCTCATAGCGGCTATCCTCGTCACGTAGGTAGTCATCAACGTCAAGGAGAGTTGTGACAATATCTCCTGCGCTGGTTACCAGATTGACACTGAGAACATTTGTTGAGGTATTTGCAGAGAATGTGATGTACTCTTCTGTGAAGTTCTGCTCTGTAACCGCTGGATCCTTGAGGAACATCACTGCTGTGTTTGAAGTAGTTACAGTGTAGTTAACAGTCTCATAGGAAGTGTTGGTGCGCTTCTCCTCGTACTCACGGAGGAAGTTCTCGACCTTGTCAGTAATCCACACAATAGACTTACTACTTGTGGAAGCAAGGTCATCAATTGAATAAGTGTTGTATGTAATAGGTGTGGTTATGTGGTTAAAGGTAAGATCCTGTTCTGACATTTCCCCTACTCCCCAATGTACTTCATAGTGGTATAAATATTATTGAGAACAGCACACTGAGTAGGACCAACCGTAATGTCATCACTTGGAATACTCTGAGCGTACTCAATAGTGAACACTGCACGGGTTGGGATATCATCAGTTGGGGTGCTACCATTGTAGTTAACATAAGCCTGAATAGTGCCTGTGGTGTAGTTGATATCATTATCGCCAGTGCCTGTGTCAACTGAATAGCGGGATGAAAGTGAACCATTATAGGTGATAACATTACCTGAGTAGTCATCCTGTGCAATAGGAGTACCATCTGCGCTAATCACCAATGACCCTGGGACAATGGGGACATAGGTGTTGTAGTCAACGATCTGGTGGGTGTATGGAACACTCAACAGTGAGTTCTTAATGGTCTTTACTTGCTCACGACTCTGCTTGTACTTTGCTGAGACAGTGTTACCACTTGGGATTGGTGTTGCAAACATTGCATTGATAACACCTGTGACATAATCAATGTTGCCAGAATTAACTGTGTAAGGATGAGGAGTAACTGACAGGTACTCACCAGCTGTAACAATGCTACCAGCCCCATCATCCTTACCAACCATAACCCCATTTACGTACAGGTAGAAATTGCTCTTTGCTACTGGGAGTAGTGGCAGGGTGAACGAAGATACATTGCCTGAAGTTACAGTTACAGGCGAGTACACCTTCATGTCAACTTCAGTGTAGGTAATGCCAGAAGCTAGATTAGCCTGGCTGGTAACAACTGAGCGAATGATATCCTGGTTAAGTTCAGCTGCATCGTATGACAATGCATCACGCAAGGCAGTCTCAACATTAGTACGTGCAATGGTTAGATCCTGACCATAGCGCACATATGCATTCATGTCAACGTCAAACTTAATAATCGTTCCCTCATATGCTTCATAGCGGATTGAGATCATACCCTTGTCATAAAGGTTACCCAGAAGAGTTCCCTTGTCTGGCTTAGTCATACTGGCATCAGTTGACGAACCAAACAACCACTCATCTGTAACAGCCTGTGGAACTCCCGTGTTGTCAAGCTTGCGGAGCAGATAGATATTTACACGATTGAACATGTCATAGTTAGGTGGGAACAGGTCACGCTCTGCCTCAATATAAACCTTGTCCACACTGGTATCAAGCTTCAACAGTGCCTCATGGTCAAGCTTGGTAACTGCACGGTCACCAGTCTGGAACACAAGTGGAGCCAGTGACTTAATATCAGCTGCTGTTTCACGCTCAATACCACCTGTTGCAGGAGTAACATTGGAGCAGGTTAGCTGTGCATAGATTGCTCCAGTGCTGTCATAGATGGCATTGACAATACGTGTCAGGACACCAGTTGATGCAATGTTGCCCTCAAGACCCTTGGACACTAGGTACTCAATAGTGATGGTATCACCCTGCTCTGGAATCTGGCCGAAGTCTCCGTCACCAAGCTTGACTAGGAGATACTTATTGGGGAGCTCATTTACCTCAAACGCCTGGAACTGAATCCCTTCCTTTGTTGCAGTGGGTAGTAGAGCATCAACCAGTTCCCATGCTGTGTCTGCACTGCCATGTGTTACGTACAGGCGAACACCAGTGTTCTCAATTACTGTGCTCTCAAGAACATAGGACTGACTAGCCTGACCTGAACTTGTGATCTGAACTTCATACAGGCTACCCTCAACGCAATTGATGTCTTTAAATGTCTCACCTGCATTGATTGAGGTGTCTTCATTGACAATAAACTTTAGGCTATTCTCGTCATCAGTTACAACTGTTCCACGTGGGATAATAATGTTATACCCATGTGCAGCTGGCAGAGTAAAACGAACTGTGCAGCTTGCTGATACACGCCGCTGTGGCTGGTAGTTCAGAAGCTTTGCTGCACGAACAATGGATGACTCAAGGCGAGCTGTGTCTAAGTAGCTCTCCTCAATTGCACGTTCAAGAGAGTAATGCATGACATCGCCAACATAGGCAAACAGTTCAATGAGTGTCTGACCAGTGCTACTGCGATAAGCATCAGTCCATGTGGGCTCTTTAGCCAACTGGTTAGATAGGTTCTTTACTAGATTATCAAAGCTGAATTCACTATATGGGATGTTAGGCATTATCTATCTCCTAGAGAGAAACTTCTGCTACAAATTGTGCGCCGGTCATAATAACAGTGCAGGCAATCTTCATGTTCATTGAGTGTCCATCTGGATCAATGTCAACTACAATGTCATCAATGCGTGGGCGAGGATCCCACTTAGCTATCTCTTTCTGAATCATAGAGATAACAACAGTCTTCAGTTTTTCATCAGCTGCTTCAAATAGAAGTGAGCGAAGTGACGCACCAAAGTCACGGAGCATAGGGCGTTCACCACGCATAGTGGACAGAATATTTACAACGCTACCCTTGACAGCATCAACTCCATAGGCGATAGTAATATTACCATCAATACCCGTGGAGAGAGTGTTGTTGACATCGGAGTACTGCATTAATCCTTTTACTTCATCTACTGTTGCCATTAGTACCTCTAAATCATCTCGTCTGGTGTTTTAAGCCAGGAGTCACTGAGTACTGAATATGTAGTAATTGACTTCTCTGTGTCATATTCAGTGTATAAGGAACTCTTTATATATAGCTCTGCATTAGCACCATCAAAGTATGGAACAAGATCAATCTTTGCTGCAACGTCTGAAATGAGTTCCAACCCTTCCTCACCAAGATTAAAGTACACAGTTAAGGTTATTGTATTAGAGCCATTTAGATAATTATCAGAGATGGTAATGTCCTCTATCTTGTTATCCCAATCACCAAAATAGGTATCTACAAGATCACGGGCAGCTTCTGATACATGCTCCTTTATGGTTGGCATACCTTCCAGATGTGCATACCAAGCTGATTCTCTGCGTGGAGTGTTGTCAACCCCGAGCTCACAATCTTCTAAATAGTTATCTTCCATCACCTTACCCCATTAAAATAGTGGAACTTCCACCCTGTATAAGATGGTAGTGCGCAGGTGCCCCACCTATTTGCGGACCAGTAGCGTCGTCAATTCTTGCCACTCCCTTGGTACCACTATTGAAGTTCATTGCTGTAGCTGTGATATTCAGAGCATCTGTAATATTAAGTGTGATAGGTCCTGCAATGGTAGCAGATCCACCAAAGAATGAAATGCTGGCAACCTGCAGAGCAAGTACCCCTGAGCTGGTAACATTGATTCCAGCTACTCCAGTAACGTTATTAGTTGCTGATGCTTCAGAGGTAATATCAACAGCCTTGGTGGTATCAGACGCTTCTATCTTTGTCTGCCTGCTTGCACCTGCGTACTCGTAGGAATCAGCTTCAGCTAGTGAGTATAGATCACCAGCTGCATGGAGGATAATGTCACCATCCTCGTTCATTACAATGCGGCTACCGGATGGATGACGAATCACTAGCTTCCTGTCCCCAGGGGTTTCATCCATCTCAAATAGGAACCCGCCGCTATTCTTTGCTACTGTTGACTTTGGATAAACTGTACCCACTGGGACTGAGGGTTCCGACCAATCTCCAGCATCAATCTTTGTTGCTTCCATATCGTCAGCAATGTCATCTGTCTCGCCACGACCACGCAGTGGACCATCAGGCACATTGTTCTCCATGGCTGGAGCAGATGCAAAGTACACTGGCTGATAGATGTCACCGTTCTCAAAGAAGCACCATACCCATGAGCCAACTGGTGGAACAGCTATTACTCCCTGATCCTGTCCTACACCAAAGAAGAGTGGTGCAGCTGTGACAGCCCATGGAATATCATCCTTAGGGACTTCAGTGAAGGCAGGGTGAATACGAACACGGGCTCTACAGGCTTTAAGTGGATCATCAACAGCTACCACTTCTCCCCTGTAGTTCCCCCAGTAACGATCTTCTTTACGCTTAACTGTATATACTTTGCTCATAGAGTCACCAAGTTATTTCTCTTAACCTTTTCCTCACTTGGGTTTATGCATGACCTAGTGAGTGTGTAGCGACGATAGACACGATCCTTGATAGCTGTGTTGATTGCGTATACAACCCAGAGTCCTGCGCTACCTTTGTTAATTGCAGATGAGCTATCAAATGGAATACTGAAGTCAACCACGTCTCCTATATGTATATTGGAAAGGGTCTCTGACAAGCACGAAATCTTCTGCATTCCAGTGAAACTTCCAGAAATAATATTCTTAACGTATGCTTCATGTCTACCCTTGTAACTGTTATCTGTATTGGTACCAAAGTATACGGAGATATTATCACCCTTGAGACGCTCTCTGCGGATGATTGAGTCGGGCAAAGTATCTCTTCGTGAACAATCTGTTATGTCGAATGGCTCAGTCTTGAACTGCTTCTTTGAGTAATCAAAGTACTGAGCTGTTGCACCACTAGCCCCAGACAGGTAGGAGCTCATGGTGTCATTCTCTGAGTCAATGCCTGCCACCTGCACAGAACGCACGTCTATGGCGTATGAGAGCCTCGCTGTGGGCTGCTTCTTGATAAGGTGCTCATAGGTGCAGTACGAGAACTTGCTGTCTCTATTGCCATAACAGAGCAGCCCAGTGCGATCCTGGATGGCTCTGGCGTTAGAGATGAGATGGCGAATCATTGTAGCATTGTCCCAGCTAGCTTGGATCCAGGTCTGCCGGTCATCAGTTGACTCTACATCGCCGGTCTCAAAGCCCATGTCAGCAATGATATTCTGAAACACTTCGGAGCTGGTCTTGCTTCTGAATGCCCTTGTTATAGCTGGCTGGAACATTCCATCCTGTGCAATATGAACACAGTCAATATGATATAGGTATGCATCTTTAATATGGGACGGAGTAACCTTAAAGTTGTAAACTAAGAATCTAACACCATTTATAAACTGACCCTCAGTAGCTATGTCAGGAGTATTCTGACCAATGTATAACTCAACATTGTCATCTCCAAGAAGAGGGTACTGTTGATCAAAAATATTATTGTTATCAAGGTACTCTAGATGAAGTGTTGGAAGGAAATTATTTATTGACTCAACAAGATACATTTTCTCAAGGTTGTGCGTATTGAGTGGTAATGGATTTCCCTCAACATATATTGATATTGCGTACTGCCCAAAGATACCTTGCATTATGTGCTTACCCTGTATAGATTAAAGAACTTATATACATTATCAATATCAGGAACTATCAGCTCAAGCCCTGAGTACAGATTCTCAAATGGGTCTACAATACCATTCACTAAACAAAGGTACCACCATAAATATTCAGTTCCGTAAACCTCTCTAGCTATTCTATCAGGAGCAGACAGATCTTCTTGCTTAACCTTATAGATCTGTATGTTTAGAAAATCATAGGACAAGTTATTAATTGGGTTGTATAGGTAATCCCTCTCCCAGAATTCGTCAACCTTCACCCTAGAGTAAAATCGGTCTCTCCCATATTCATTCATTTCTAAAGAACTCCTTTAAAAATACGAGTAGCAACTTCTATTGCACTCGTATAGTCCTTCTTCATATCTTCTACGCTGTTACTTATATTTGTCGCCTGCTCCTTAGCCTGTGCAACTGTAGGTAGAATACGCTCACCTGGAAATGGGCTCTTTTGTTTTTTACCAAATATATCTCGTGCGTACTCACGGATAACTGCATTTCTAGTACCAAATGTAAACGAGCAAGTTGCACTTTGTGGTAGAGCAGCACTACTACTGGACTCTCCAGCACTCTCAAGGAATGCAGACTTGCAAAGTGTGGTCGAGAAAGTGCTTCGCACAGATATAGGAACAATGTCAGCAAATGTAAAGTAGTCTGCTATCTGAACATAAAAATCAATAGGACTTATTGTTATGGCCTCACCGCCAAGTGCAGTTGACGTAAGCGGATCCTGCAGTATTCTTGAAGCACTTATAGGAGGGGATGTTATCATATTTAAAAGCTGTATTGGTCTATAAACATCCCAGTAAGGATCAGTCTTTGTGAAAAACTGAAGAGGTAAAGTTATATCCATAGGAGCAGATCCAGTAAAAACTCTGCGTGTAAGATAATAACTCGGCCCTGTTTTTGTGTAAATCCCTCTTCCAAAGTAAGGAGTTGTCCAACCAAATAAAGCATTGCCAACTCCAGTATTAACCTCTTTACCAGTAAGTGCACTAAGCACTGTGCTAGCTAGGTTTAGAGCTGACTGAGTATAACTTGAGGACGTTCCAAATGAAAACTCTTGTGGGAGGTAGGCTTGGAGCTTAACGTACTCTGTAGATTCCATTGTGCTATTTGATATACGCTTACCCCATTGATCAACATCTTCAAAACCATCTATGTTCCTGAAAAATAAGGTTACACCTTTTCCAGCATTTCTTGTCTCTGAATTGTCTGCACCAAAAACTGAACTTTTATTTGCTGTCTGTAGTCCCATTAGTCGCCTCAGTTAACAAAGACTATTGTGCTATCATCATAGTCTATAAAAATATCAGAATTATTAACTACTTCTGTGTTATTCTTTATGGTTAAAGAACTTGAGCTCTGCGGCATATCTGGCTGCAGCAATGGCATACCGGGGTACTCTGAGAATGTTGGACTTAGAGATGACATTGAATCCCCAGACTGGCTAGAGTACCTGGATCTAACTTGATCAACATACTGAACTATAGAGGGTTCATTGCCATTTCCCTGGTTCCTGGTAAATCTTCTCTCTGACCTCCATCCAGTATGTACTGCTGCGTAGTCAGCTGCTGCACTGCCAGCATACCAAGCTATAGACACCATATCCCAATCATGGTATCTATTAAAGTACTGACCCATTTTAAATCTAGCAACCCTATTTTGATTAGCTGGAGTTCTAGGGGAGTTCGCTGGTAAACCAGCTTCCCTCGACCACTCAGGCCAATTAGCAGGCATTATTTGAAATAAACCATGCGCCCCAGTTCTTGTGTTTATTGCAGAGGAGTTACCACCACTCTCCTGCCCAGATATAGACGACATATACTGTTGCAGTGTAACATTTCTAGATCTAAGATAAGGATTATTCTGTAGAATATCCCTTGTGACATCCTCCTCATTACTTGTGGTGGCCAATGATTCAGCATTGAGTAATACATCCACAATTACAGCAACTGGCCAAGACAGTATAAATCTTGCAACCTTTAGTGCTGCTCCAGATGAACCTGCAATAGCTGACCCAATACCAGGTATAACTATATTAAACTTCTTAGTTGCATATCTTGCTATAGCACTAAAGTTAATGGCTCTTGAGTTCACAAGAACTTTCTCAAGGAATTCAATAAGTTTAAGCCCGGCATTTCTCCCAAAGTTTCTTGTCAAAACATACACAACTCTAAGTGCTCTATACCCAAAAGCCTGAACTACCTTAAAGATTCTCCTGATTATTTCCCACTCAAATATCTCTTTAATATAGTCCCACATAGAACTATTGGTGTCATTAGAATCTTGTGTGTCTATTTCTTCCTGCTCTTCTCTGTCTCTTTTACTTGATTTTACATCATCAGTGCTACACACCTCAAGTAGCTGGTCAAGTAAACCTGGGATAGTATCAACAGTTGCTTCCTCAATTGAGTCCTCGCGCAGCTCTTCATCAAGCATGAGCTTCTCACTATACGGAGTGGTGTCACTTAGCATACCCCTGGAACCACGTCTGCCTGAGTTTATTGAGCTTAAAACGGAGTGTATCTTAAGGAGTGATCTCTCTGGAGTACCCTCAATAAGAGCCCCTGTATACGAGCTCCTAGCCATGTAGAATGGGCTACTGAGCAGGGAGAAGCTCTTATCAAGGATATTGAATAGATCCTTGGATTTCTCAGGGATGTACACTGGATCAACAGAGGAGTCCTCTTGTTGAGGTGAGTTTGCTACGCTATTATTTAGTTCTACCCTGTTCTCTAGTTGCTTCCTGAGATTGGTATATAGTATATCAACACGGTAGGAAAACTCCATGTTCCCTGCTACAAGGTCTTTAAATGCCTTGACAACATCGGTGTTAGCCATTTATCGTACTCTATTGAGCATTATTATGCTTGGGTTATTTATGTCCTCTGGAAACAAGTTCTTCTCTATTCTACGACTGGAGTTTGACTCAGACGCAGTATTTGTCTCAATGGATTGTGATGAACCTCCACCAGCTAGTGCCCCAATGCTGCCACCACCAGCTAGTCCTGAACCACCACCCCCACGGATCTGAGTGTGGGTTACAGAGCCAGCCTGCATACTTGAAGGTCTTGCGCCTCTTCGAACACCAATGTGAATGTGATTCCAGTGCCCTGAGATATGACCAATACGAGCACCGTTATCCCAGTTGGTAGGCATATGATTATACATGAGCTCATCTATTTGTCTGTTAGGACCTATTGCAAAAGGCTCAAGCTCACGGAAGATTCTCCCCAGTATTGGGCTGTACTTGTCTCCATAGCTACCACTACCAATGTCAAGACCATGGCCGCTATAGTGGTATGACCCAGCTGTGTGCTCTCCACCAGTGGTTGATGTAATATTGGGGTTAAATCCTCTGGAGTTCAGGAAGCTCTTAACATCCTGCCAAGTGCTCATCTCTGTGTTTGGCTCACCCCCACCACCTGAGGTAACAACACGTGACTCAGAAGCATCTGGCTGTGTTGGTGCATTTGAAGTAGCATTTGATGACGGGGTTATGCGGGACTCAACCTTGCTCCAGTCATTGGTTACAAAGTCACCATAGATATATCCTCTTTGACCTGACTCAGCTATTACATGCGCCCAACCATTAACCATCTTAACAAGGTTGATCTTATCCCCATTGTTAAGGGTATCCAAGATAGCAGCACTGGTGTTTGGCATAGCTCTTAGGTTTACATTGAAACCAGTTACATACCACTGCCCAGGGTACACACTTGGAGTAGGTGTTACCCTACCCTCTGAGGATGTTGAAGACGCGGGCACCTCTTCAGCAATAGGTACTGTTGAGCTACCTCTTACAGGCATAGCATCTGAAGCTGTGCTACTTCCAGCCATTACAGGGTGGAAGGTGGGTACCATTGGGATTGGTTCTAATGGATCACTTGAACCAGATGGTGGGGGTACAGGGGCCTGCCTATCACCTGCGTCAAACTCTCCTGCTCCCTGTGTACCACCAGTCACTGTGCCAGCTGGTATGCCCTCAGTAAAAAAGTCATAAGCTGATGAAGCAATGGCAGCTCCTGCTCCAACGGCAGCAATGCCAGCACCTGCAATCAATCCTAGTGCAAGTGTGCTAAGGCTAGCCTTTGACGCAGCTTCGTCCTTTTCTTTCTTACCTTTGTGGCAATCAATAAGTGCTTGTAGTTTCTCAGGGATGGTTACAACAACAGAGCGAGTTACTGAACTCTTCTGTTTCTCATCCTCAGCATCATGACGCTCACTTTGTGGAGTTACATCACTAAGAAAGCTGTTGCTCTCAACAGATGAGGTATCTGTGTTCGATGGATCAACCTGGGTCATTCCATCCTTAAGCTTAACTACCTCCGTGTATATGAGTTGTAGTGAGTGCTCTTGAGTTCCAGCAATAGACAAAGCAGTGCGAGTCTTAGCTGATACAAAGGTTGGATTGTCCATCCTTGCATAGTTAAGAGCTGTCTCTAGCCGTGTGACATCTTCCTTGGCTAGACCATAGTCAGTTGTTACTCGTGCGCTTGACTGAGGATTCTGTGCTGCTGGTGCTAGCTGGTCATCTTTTGAGAAGGCCTTCTTGATCAACTTGCCAGCTAAGTATGCTGTGCCAAACAATGGGTCAGCCAGAGATAGACCAGCTGCAACTCCCATTGTAGCTAGGTTTGACTTGCGTTCTGCTTCTGCTTTGGTTTTCTCTTCTTCCTCTTTGATCTTCTTCTGAACACCAAGTATATCATCAAACTTCTTTACAAGCTCTGAGTACTGTACACCAAGCTCGACAATGTTGCGTCTGGTTTCCTCATCTAATACTGAAGCTGACCTCTTATCACTGGAGTCCACCATCTTCTTGCTTCTCCGCAATCATGTCGATAACCCTAAGAAACTCAAACATATCCATCATATCTGAGTGTATAATACTATTGTTTGTTTTCTGACTTAACCACAATTGATTCTCTAAAGTCGTAGTCACTGATGGTAGGTGCGATAAATAGGCTTGTACAAAAGGGGACCAGTACGGAACTCGACTCCTTACACTTTGGGCATTCCATTTCATAGTTGAAGTCAATGCCGTGGTCATAGATCTCAAAGAACCTACGGATAATTGAGATAGCCTTACTTCCCTCAGGTAGAACAGACATCAGCTTAATAGCTTCTTCAAATGATACTTCTCTGCCGTCAACAACGCGAACAGTGCTGGCGTACCTAGCAACAATATCCTCATCCATCTCCAGGTCAACACCTGCTTCACGAGTGAAGTTAATAACCTTCTCCTCGTCCTCAATGTTGTGTAGTGAAAGGATTAAGGAGTGCTTCACTCCATTGCTCTCTACAAACTGGAACTCCATAGGATGTGTGTAGTCTTCCTTGATATGCTTGACAGTCAGCTGTGACAGATCAACGTTGAGCCCCTGGGTCTTTTCCTTGCAGTGCTTGCAGGTGTAATCCACAAGGAAGTTCTTACCTAGTGAATTCATACGGAGCCAGATCAACAGGAAGAACTTGTCCCCATATGTCAGCTTCTTATAGTCAAAGTCGAAGCAGTTATTGAGGATGCTGTTGGAGGTCAGTGCTATCTGGTAGTAGTCTTTGGTGTCGAGAATAGTACGGAGAATCTTAGCCTCCCGCACAGTAATAGAGCGTCCTTGAATCTTGGTAATACCTGAATAAGCAAGGCCCTTAGATGGAAGCTCTGACAGTTCAATCGTGTACGGGAAATCCATATACTCTCCTTTAAGGTCTATTGAAATTAACGTTATCACATGAGAACCGTACCGAGAAAGATACTGGTCTCGACTGTGTATAATCTGTCCTTATAGTTCCTATTGATAGCGGGAACATCCCGCCCATCTCAGCTACAATACCCTTCTCAACACCTTCAATGTTACCAACGAACTTAAGCTTGCTCTCCTTCTTGTACTCTGATGGAGGGTTGTAGACACCAGTAACAGGGTCAACAACTTTCTTCAGCCATTCATTTATATAAGCAAGGGCTGAAAAAGATCTGTCATTTGTCTCAAGGAATGTAATGTCAACATCTTGAACAGTCTGCTGATCAGGGAGTTTGATGGAGTACCCGTTACCAATATAGAATGGTTTGCTTGATAAACCTAACGGAGCAAAGGAAACATTCTGTACAGCAATGTTTACACCATTATCCTCTTCAACATCATCAATGATCATCTTCCAACGTACTGCATTGATAGGTTCTAGGTTTTTTAGGATACTTCGAAAGGGTGCCCTATTACCGGACGAGCCGGTAATAGGTTGTTCCCATTTAGCTTGCTTTGGCATAGTGTGTTACCAGCCGGTAGTTACATCTTTCCAAATGTCCTTAAATGCATCCACCACGTTATTTACATTGTTAAGCTCTTCCTGGAGATTGGACAATGCACTACCAGTTGTGCTACTTGCTGTCCCACCATTGGCATTGCTACCATTGATGATGTTGTAACCAGTTAGGTACTTACCTACTTCAGTGCCTGTTGACTGGCCATCGCCACGATCTGTACCCTTGGTGCCTACTGGTGAAGCCTGTGTGCCCTTACCAGTTGCTTCAAAGAGAACAAGACCAGTGTTGGTATCGCCAGTGCCCATTTCCCAGTAGTCATAGGCTAGGGTGCAGTTGTACATAACTAGGCCATTCTGGTTCTGGTTCATACCTACATCAGCAACGTTCTGTAGCCATGCATTATACAGGTTGTACACGTTCACTGCCTCACGATTCTCATTGAGACAGATCAGCTGAATGTCCATTGCGTACTCGTTGTTTCTGTTCTGACACATACCATCATAGTGTGAGGAGCAAAGCTGCGCCCAACTATAGAGGGTACGACCAACTGTGCCTTCCTCAACTTCCATGCACTGGAAGCCTAGTGAGTGGGTGTAGTTACGACGGCCTGCATAACGTGCAATCTGACCCTGCCAAGGAACGTCAATGAAGTCAACGCTTGCCCCTGGGATAGAAGTGTTATGAACCACAAAGGTGAATGCATCAGTGAATAGGCCCTTCAATGCACCAGTCTGTGCGGGTGGAAAGTACAGGTACCACAGGAAGGTCTTAGCTGGATTCGCAAGACCACGAATAAAGTTTAGACCTTTGTTATTCTTTGCCATTTAAACTCTCCTACCGGCTCAGTAGTTCGCTGAAGCTTACGCCAGTCGAACCAATGATGAAGTTAGCCTTAATGTATTCAACAGTACGTGCAGGCTTAACTAGAATGTCAACATAGAGCTCATTACGATCAATGCTCTCAGGTGTGTTGTTAGTTGCATCACAGTTAACCTGATAGTCGTATAGCCCACCCTTGTTCTTGATCCCGCCTAGGTACTTGTCAATGCCACTCTTGACACTTGCACGTAGCTTGGCAGTGTGGGTCTCAAAGGTAACGCCTTCTAGATATGCACCAACCCAGCTCTCAATACCTAGCATGAGCATTCTAACATTCAAGCGTGATGTAGCTTTGCTGCCGCCTAGAAGTGTACGCTGACCCCAGATGAACTTACCTGAGCCAGGGAACAGTACGATTGGATTGATACGTGCATCCTGTAGATCATCCAACTGATTCTCTGTGTCAGGGTCGGTCTCACTGAATACAGTCTTCAGCTCAATGCAGTTGATCCCGCCACGGAGCAACCCAGCAGGTGCTTCCCATGGGAATGACTGGGTGATTGTACGGCTGATCACGTCTGCAGCAAAGCCTGATGGAGGAACCCAGAGTTCACGGTCTGCATATGAATCGTACACTTTGCAATAGTCTGTGTAAATACATGCATAGCTTGAACTTGAAGCAAGGGTGAGCTGTGAGTAGTCAGTCATCTGCTGCACTGACATACTATCACCATTGTCCTTCAGTGGCATATCGAGAACCGCAACGCAATCCTTGCGGAGCTCTGCGATCTCAATCATCTTAACCTGAACTGAAGTGTCATCAAATGCTGCATACCCTGCGTTGATTAGCAACCGAACTGGGACTGCCTTCTTGTTTGCAAATGCATCCCAACCGTCAATCACGTCACCGAAAGTAACACTGTTACCGCTTGTGCCACCAGTAAAGTCAACTGGAGTTAGCTGCTCAGCTGGCAGTACGTTCTCGTCAATTAACTGATTGTCATAGACGCGAACATAAATACTCTGGTTGTTAATTACTTCCTCAATGTACATGTTACGGCCAGCTTCGCTCTTCTTGTTGGTGATGCGTGAAACGAAGTAGGGTGAATCAACCATTGCATAGTTGTTGGTGCCGAGCTTCTTCCATGCTGTGAAGTAGAACTCATCAAAGATGCAATTCAATGCGTGGCCATCATTCACTGAGTAATTGAAGGTGATGATGTTGCCACTGATGTTGTAGCTTAGGCTGTCAACAGTGTTGCCTGAGTCTTCAATGATGATGTTGGTATAGTCGCCAGCCATGCGTGGTAGAGTGAATGAGTTAACTGTGTCATTACCACGACCAAACAGAGTACGGTTGTAGGAGATGGTAACTGCATAAGCTTCGGCATTTGGATTCTGTGTGGTTACAAGCATACAGTCGTTTGAGCTGTAGTTGTACGAGGCAGGATCAGCAACACCTACAATGCCAGTGTTGGCAGAGCCACTTGTCTCTGTCTTAACTGCAACACCACCATATAGCGCACCGTTAACTACACGCTTGCACAGAAGTGCTGAGCCACCACGGAGATATGCAAGTGCTGAGAAATGTGCAATGCTTGTTGGGGTGCCATAGACATCCTCGAACTGCCGGTTGTTCTTAATAACCTGGATGTCAAGTGAACCCTTTGGTGCATCGAACACGATGCCTGCAGTAATACCACCCTCTGCAGGAATTGAAGCAGATAGATCAGTTTCAGTGATTGTTACTGATGCGCTATGTCCAAAGCTCATTATTCCTTACCTCCACGCTTCTTACGAGATACCTTCTCATCTTCACCTGGAGTGTATTGAGAATTCGTAGTTTTCTCTTCCTTTGGAGTGTCAACGAAAACGTACTGCAGCATGGTACGGATGGAGTCAAGGTTGACAATCTTGGTAATATCCTCTAACTGCATACGTTTACCACAATTTAGAATAATGTTTTCACCATTTTCAAACTTGAGTCTCACTGGCAAAGTGCGGTGCTTATTGATCAATAGGTACATATAATCCTCCTAAGCTAAGTGTTAACAGAAACGTTAGTACCAACTGCATAAATGGTACTTTCATATTTATAAGAATTCCCGCTTAATATGTAAACGTCGGGTGGGTAGGTGGGAAACTCGCCATCAGTGGTCTCAATAATGATGTCCCAGTTATATGATTGGTTTACACTCCAAACATCGTCAGCCATTATGCTAGACCCTCATTATAGATACGTGCCTTGACATAGAAGATGGTTGCATAGTCAGGATCAGTTACACGTGCAAGTGCACCATTTACAATGAACTTAAATGTAGTCCTGTAAACCTTACCCTTGGTGTACTTGCTCTCAATGTCACTGGCATCCTGGGGATCACTGAAGGTAATGTTGAATCCAAAGTTCTGCTCAATTACATTATGCTCAGTGAACTCAACAATGGGTTCGTACTTCCACCACCACATATAGTTTGAGATCACTGTATTCTGGGTACGACGATCAGTTGACCAGAAATCCAGTGTGTAAGGAATCATTACTGGGATCAACTTAAGCTTGGCTATTCTTTCTTTGACAGCTCCAGTGGCCTCATCAAATTCTCCATAGGGGAAACCTTCGATTGCTGTGAAGTGCGAGTACCTCATTTCATTTTGCAGCTGAGGAGCTTCACGCCAGAGATTAGCAAAGGGCATTGATACCCTTGACTTATCTTCTGTTCGTGTGAAGTACGCCACGCCCTTTGGTTGAAAAAAAGCATCGCTCTGGTTTATCCCAAGTCTATCACAGACACGGAGATATACCTCCCTATCCGTCTTCTCTATAAGCTCGACCTCGGCCATTATTTATCTCCACTAGTGCTGATATTTTCTGATTGAACCCATCTTACATAGTCTGCCTCTATAAAACCACGATCTAGTTCTCTATGATGATTAGGACAAAGATATATTAAATTACTGGAGGAGTTAACCTCACTTATAAAAGAGTTATCAGAAAAGGACTCAACTGCTTTTATATGACATACATCAACTGATTTTGTGTACCCACACAACAAGCACCTCTTCTCTTTGTACGTCTTAACTATCTCTTTCCTAGCATAGTTATCAATCATAGCTCTCGCACTTCCTCTAGTTGAGTATAGTAAAAAAACATCATGAATAGTTAAGTCAACAAAAGATGTTCTCTTTTCTACCCTAATCTTGTACCTCTCTTTTTTTACCTCTTCACTACACTCTTTGCAGTACTTTTCTTTTTTACCAGAATACATGTATGTTATGTCAGCTTCACATCTACAACACTTTTTTCTTTTAATCTCCTTGAACTTCATCTTAATGTTATTGGCATTATATAGACCAAAACATGTGCTGTTACAAAATTTCTTAATCTTTGTAGCACTTACACTATCACCAATTATATCTATTGGTTTAGAACAGTACATACAGTGTTTAGGATTCTTTAGGTACTCATCAACTAGAAGTTTTTTTTCTTTAGCCTTAGAACATCCTATAGAGCAGAACTTTCTTGCTCTTATATGCGATATTTTGTCAGTAGGTTTCATAGGTATAGCCCTACCGCAGAACTCACATAACTTTGGATTCTTGTTGTACTCTTGTAGTGTATAGTCGCTAGCTCTGTACGGATCTTTCCAATTCGTGTTATACATTTTGTTCACGCTCTTTATCTTAACTCGTTGTTGTGTATGGTAACGGGACTGGAAATCGAATCCAGAGTCTTCGGCGTATGAGACCGACGTTTTACCAAATTAAACTATCCCGTATCAATGACTTATATCTTTTTATCTACCAATAAAAAACCCTGCTGTCCTAGTATATAAGACAGCAGGGATAAGTTGCACTAATTAGCTCTTGCCGATAGCTGAGTCCGGACCGTAGGATGCGCCAATCTCTAGATTCTCGCCGCACTCACACCAAAAATTGCCGGTTACCTTGTCTTGCTTCATATGACGCATGCACTTAGGACACTTACGAACTGCAACCTGCATGTCAGTGTCTTCCTTAGCAACATGAGCCAGACCCTGCATAATTGTAGGAACCTTAACGATTGCACCGATGAAGCTTGCTAGCTGTGGCTTCACTTCTTTGCCACCGCCACTAACGTTACCCTTGAAAGGCTCAGTTACCTTGGTGTCACCATGCATTGTGATCTTTGCACCAGCAACTGAGTCAGCGTTCTTAACTGACCCACCAGTGAAGTCCTTAGCTGGCTGATCAATCTTTGGCTTACCATCACCAACGCCATCAGGATTGGTTGATTCAGTCTTGTTGATATTGTCATCACCAGTCTGAACCTGCTTGCGTAGCTTGTCATACTTGTAGCCAGGGATCTCTTTTGCCTTGCCCTGTGCCTTGGTAACAAGTGAGTCAATTTCGTCATAGAGTTCAATGGCGCGCTGATGCACTGCAGCCATACTCTCTGAGCGTGTCTTGGCATACTTGCTTGTAGCCTTGAGGCCAGTGCCCTTCTTGTCTTTCTTCTTACCCTTTGCAGCAATCTTATGACCAGTTACCTTGGAGACACCCTGGCTTGGTGAGCCCTTCTGTACGCCTTCGCCTGTGTCAGCTGGAACTGCATCAGAGCTAGTAAATGACTCACTGGCTGCTGAATGAGTTGAGATGACCTCACGGACACTCTTACCAGCTAGAATACCATCAAGCATGCTGTCCATTGATTCCTTCTTCTGATCTTTCATATGTAGTCCTCCAAAGTAATTAGCTAACTAACTGTATAAGTAAAGCTATTGTTTTGGTGTTTCCGGTTGAGCCATCCTTGACTTTGCTTCATCTTCCATATTCTTTAAAAGCGAATAATAATCTTTGATCTCAGCGAGGTGATCCAAAGCTATCTTCTTAGCCAGCAAGGGATTAGACGTGTGCTCAGTTTCGACTTCAATGCCCATACGCAGCTGCTCTGGGTCTGCATCTGCTTCAGTGAAACCAAGCTCCTTTGCTTTGCCTGCATCAAGGAACTCGGGAACAAAGTCAATAGGTGGGGCTGACTCTGGGGCAGTGTCTGTGATCTGCTGCTCAGGTGGGGTTACTTTAGAGGGAGAATAGGACAGCACATCCTCTTCCTGGAACAATCTTAGATTCTTAATTACGTCACGTTCCCACATGGTTACACTCTCCTAACCAATGTTTTTTTTCACAAAATCATGAAGTTCTTTAACACTCTTTCCCTTAAAGCTTTCATAATCCATTGTATACCCATATGTTACTACGCTTATGGTTCTTAGATTGGTGTCAAAGTTGTACGTAAAAACTTCATCACTATACCCGTCTCCTATCATATCAAACTCTGCATCTGTTATAATATCAGAGTCATCCGAATACAAAACCTGTTTTCTTGCTACTCCATTATTTAATTCTTCGTTCCAGGTATAATTTCTACCATCTGTTATAGAATCTTCTCTAATACATTTAAACATACCAATCATCTGTTTATTATTCATGGTTACACTCTCCCGTAAATATCGGCTATCATTTCAGCTGGCATATTCTGGAAGTCCCTGACAGGACTGAGGATATAGATAACACTGGCTTCCATGTCCTGACCAAAAAACTTGCGATCAATTATTTCAAAAGCATACCCATACTCCTGAGATGTTGGGTGTGCTCCTTGATAAAATAAGTATGGTACAGTTATGATGCTACCTATATCAACTCTGTCTTCGAACTTTAGCCTGCACTGAATAGGTAATCCATCTTCAACCATTGCACCAAGGTTCTTTGTCTTGTGATGTTCTTTGCTCCATATAGTAACCATCTTGGTTGAGACAGGATCAGCAAACAGCTTAGTTCCCTCGTTGTAAGTGTCATCTGTAGCTTCACTTACGTACTGATATAGCTTACAATCCTGACCCACAACATCGACCACTATATCGGTCACCAAATGGATGGCTTCTATGAGTCTTTTAGGTAGAGGGATTGTACCTGGATGAGCCATTAGCTAAGCATCTGCCTTTCAAGACTACGAACCATCCTGTACACACTATCCATACGTGCACCAGTTCCAAACCTACTTGTCTCTGGTGTATCACCTGCAGAGATGTTCTGAAGTTTAACAAAGATGAGAACTACATTCTGAACATCTAATGGTTGGTGGGACAGTGGCTTAGTGTCAAGACTCTTAGCATATCTACCCTGGATCTTCGCTACATTAGGAGTATGCTTGCTACCAACATCTTTCAGTGATGGCTCAATAGCTTGCTTCCCAGCTACCAATGAATCCTTGTACTTATAGATAAGCTTAACTACTCCATCAGCCAATGCTTCAACGCTTGACTCTGTTTCTGGAACAACATCAATGTCAACAAGACCGGCTCTAACCTTTGATGTTTCTGCACTGTTACGTGGGTTTCTAAACCAGTTGCGCAGGGTAACTCTCATGGATCTCTCTACTTCTGGATCTTCAAGGTTACCTTGTTCCTTGGGGATGATACCAAGATTTGTGATGTAGTTTACAATGCTCATGCCTTTTGCTTCTGGGTGACTCTCTGCATGGCGAACATCAGACAATGCTTCCTGATTATTTGAAGCTTTAATTGCATCAGCCTGTTGATCAATTGAGTTAATTACCTCAACAGGAACTTCAAACTTCTGCTTGATGCCTTCATTTGGAATAAGCTTGGCCAGATCATCGTAGATGTCTGGTCTGGTCAATTGGATTTTCTGGTACTCATTACTGTTAATACCATCAAGTGCATTCTCTAAAGCTGCATCAAAGTTGTGACCAGCTCCATAGAAAGCAGACCACTCAGGACTAGGGTACTCACTAGCAAACCTGCTAGCAGCGTCCTGTACATTGAAGACAGCTAGATTCTGCTTACCAAGTGGTTCAATGTGCGCATCAACTACTTTGCTCATGTCATATCTCCTTTGCCACTACAACTTTAGAAAATCAGCAAACCCCGCTACCAGCCGCCTAAGCGACAAAATCAAAACAGCAAGTAAGGTATCACATAAGCCTTTCCCCATTAGTAGTTACACTAGACGTGTATAAGGAATCTGTTAGTTGCATATCAAGGACATGTTCTTGAGTACACCACGGCTGTACGCATTGGATCTACAATATGCCCTACCTGCATTGTAAGCAACCAGAGCTCTAGACAGATCATTGTACCTGTCCATGTTATACTCCAGGTAAAGAGTCCCCAACATTATGTTATAGCCAGGATCCTTCAGACGTTCATAGGAGTACTCAATATCAAACATACGACAGATACTCCGTGCGGTTGACGGTAGTATCTGCATCAACCCAACCTCACCACTCCCACCAATACACCCTGGATTAAAACGTGACTCACGTAGTATTACAGCCAGTGTTACCTCAGCCTTGATACCATGGACTTCAGCAAATCGCTGTCTCTTATAGTCAGCGTTACGCAGCTTGCCAAGGCTATCCTGATAGGTGAGTGCGTGTGCAACCATTGAGCGTATAGCCTCAGTGTCAGTAACATATGGTTGTAGACTTAGCACTGAGTTTGTGAACTGCTCATTTGCTGTTGCTTTTTTACAGATCTTTACAGATGGGATTACTTTGTTGGTATTTACACCTAGAAAAGTCACTGAACAGGCAACAAAAAGCCCCAGCAAAGTTATATAAACTCTGCTGGGGACGTTGTTTAGCTTACTGTTCAGTGTCTGCCGAAACCTTTGCGCGTAGACGCTTAATGGATTCTTGGACACTTTCTTTCTTCTCCTTGAGCCTCTGCTCTGCTTTCTGAACTGCAATGCGGTGTTCCTTGGCAACCTTCAAGCCGTATTTGTCACGCCAATCCTGGAGCTGTGCACTGAGGCGATCAAAGCTTAGCTCACGTTCAAGCTCTTCCTTGATCTCAAAGCTATCATAATCTTCCCGTGTGATCATACCATTAGGAGTCTGAACCATGTCAATGTCTGCATTGTCAAAGAAGATACGAGCAATGACTGGCTCTTCTGCTGTGTCACTCCAAGTGGCTGTGCCTAGTGAAGTTACTTCTGATTCGAACACTGCTACCTCTGGCTCTGCTACCTCAATGTTTTCCTTGACTGCACCCATGCCGAACATGTCAGAGAGGAACTGCTTGGTTTCCTCTAGGCTCTCGCTTGCAACCTGAACAAACACGGCAGGGCTGAACCGATGAAGGCTTGCACGAATATCAACTGTTTCGTCGCCTTCCTTGATGTACAGATTACGGAAAGTCTCTGATGCATTGCTGACACCATAGCACTGCTCAAACAGAGAGTCAATCTCAAAAGGATTGTCAGTGAACTTATAGCCCTCAAATGACACCTCTTGGATATCTTCAGAAGTCACTGGCTGCTCTTCAGTTACGACTTCCTGCTTGCCTACCAATGCTTCTGCTTCATCCAGCAGACTGTTTGTTTCCATAGCGTCCTCCAGTATATTTAGTTAAGCTAAATACATGTATAAGTAAACCAACTAAATATCACTTGCCAGGTACATTAACCTTACCGGAGTTAGCGTACATTGCAATCTTGTAGCCGTTACTCCGCAAAGAATTAGCTCGTGACTTAATACTCGTCCTGCTACGACCACCTAGAGCTTCAGAGATATCCTGAATATCTTTGACACCATAAAACTTAATGATAACATCATCGTGCCAATCAGGATAGCACGTTGACCTAGCATTGGGCTTTCCCTCCAATGCCTCCAACGCCCGCATTGCTTCTACGGGTAAACTCAAACTTTTAACACTTGCGCTTTTTGAGCCTTTAACTTTGCTTTGTGAACCTGCCATGTGTACTGTCCTTTCCTGTCAATATTAATATGGACGAAACCAAAGTCCACTAGTCCTGTGCATGCCCTGCTTCCGTAACGTGAACCCAGACCTTCCAGTGCTGGCGTAGTGAAAGCCAGGTATGTATCGTCGCCACAGTACCCGAAGAAATGTGTGTGGCTTCTAATTACTATGTTACTATCTGGCTGCTCATTTTTCAAGGCCCACAGTTTATTCCATAGCTTTTCACGTGCAACTGGGGTGTGACGACCATGTGGGACTGAGGAGCTTCCGGTCTTGTGCTTGACATCGAGAACCACTCCATTGATGTCAATGAACAGGTGGCCACCAATCTCAACCTTAAGTCCACTACCAGCCAAGTTACGTGCTACAACATTCTCAAAGTCTTCATAACTACCTGTGTGATAAGGGGTTCCGTATGAAATGAAGAACTGCTTTGCCTTTGTCTCACGCAGACAATAGGTTGCCATGTTAGCCTGTTCAAGACGATCAACAGCAAGTAGTCCAGTGCTCCCATCTTTTTCCTGACGACCATCAATGAGGTCACCATTGGCAATACAAATATCAATATTGCCAAGAGTCTTAATTTCATTCTTATACCACTTCCACCCTTCCTGCTGCAGAGGATACAGAGGATCCCTGTTGTCCTGCCACATAGGTGGAGTCAAACCATTACGGCTACCACAATGCAGATCTGCAATTACAATAATATTCTGATCTTTCATTTCTTATCCTTTCGATTGCTTTTCCACTCTGTCATATTTATCCATCCATTACGGATAAATGTATCCACTAACACAGTGGCTAGTGTATTTAGGTCTTTGTGGTTCTCAGGTGCACACAGACAAAGCTCCAGGTCTTTTGAGATAATCTCAATGATCTCGTGCATCAATGTGGACATCACTTCCTGCTTAACCATCTTACCCTCAAACAACCTAATGGTGTGCTCGTGGAAGTTAGCCATACCAAATGCCTGATCTCTTCCCTCGGTGTTTACTTTCTCAATGCTATCCAGATATGTAACTTTGTACTCCCTGCTTAGGATGTTTACACTTTCTGGTTTCTTCATACACGCTCCTTTAGTGCATCAACCTTTCTTAGTATACTAGAAATACCTTCAGGAGAAACAAAACCTTGTAGATTCTTAAGCACTGCTATCTTGTCATCATCTTTCATCCCAACCAGTCTGTCTGCTAATGCATCAAAGTCACGTTCCCTATTCACGTCCTTAACACGGCTAGCTATCTCTGCAATTGCATCCTGGGAAATATACCTGCTTAGATCCTGCAGTTTGTTGCCTTGCTGGTTACGTGGAAGATTAGCAATACCCTTCACCATATCTACATATTCCTTTGGAGTTACAACTTTATGCTTCTGTTTCTTAGCTACCTTAGCAGGCTTCTCTGGCTGCACAACTTCAGCTGGCTCAGGTACTTGTGTCTCCACTGGTGCTGGAGGAACGGACTCCCCAGGCATAGGTGGTTGCTGTTCATATGGTTGTAACAATTCGCTAGAATCAACTGGGGCAACACCCTGATCAAAGAAGTCAATGCTTGTATCAACTGGTGGAACTTCTGGCTGTAGAAAGTCAATTGAAGTATCAACAGGTGGAACTTCTGTCTGAAGAAAATCAATGCTTGTGTCAACAGGGATTAGATCTGTTGGCACAAAAAACAGGGACTGGTCAAAGGGTTTCTCCTGCTGCTGAGCTTGAAACTCTCTAAACCTATTTAGATTATTCAGTAGCTCCTGATAGTCCTCTTGCGGGATCTTACCCTGAAGCTCAGCTAGCCTCTGCTGTGCTTCATCGTCTGACAAGAACGAGAGGCTGACGCTGAGCTCCAGCTTCTCCTTGGCAGACAGTGGACGCTTAAGGGCAGCGTTGATATGGTCACGAATCTTCTTCACCATAATAACCCATATGGTGTGTGCTTGCTTTGTTATCTCACGTAGTAGGAATTCTCGGTATGGCTGATTGTCAGCAAAGTTAGTGAACAGGAAGTGCAGGTGCTTACAGACAATACCCTTTGATCCAATATTTACTGGAGCCTGTCCTGGCTCTGTGCTCACATAGTTCTGGTTACGGTCACGAGGAGCTCTGAGTATCTCAATTGGTTTGCTGCGTGGGCCTGTAACTTTAGATGGGTCAAAGTAGTCAGTGCTCAACCTTGAACCACCAGGAGATGTGTACAGTGCACCGTCCTGGTTTAGAAAATGCCTGAACCCCAGGAAACGTTGTGAGGGACAGGAACAATCAACCTCAATGTTACCATTGGATGCTTCATCAAGGACATGCTCAATCAGGTCGTCAACCAGTTTGTCTGGATCTACTTCCTCTTCCTCGTCGTACACTATCTGCTTAAGCACATCAATGTTCTTGGTTAAGTAGTCATCAACTATATCATCAAGACTTGCCAACCTTAGTTTTTGTGTATACGAATTTTCTGGTGTTGACTTGGATGTGATGGAGAACGTTAGTGAATTATCATTACCAAGTCCCATGAATGACAGTGAGTTATTATCCTGCACAAATAGATCATTGAGTTGTTTTACTGTTAGTGCTCTGTGTTGAAATGATATATCAGAGTTTGACTTTGCTAGAAGGTCACGCAGTGTTGCTTCCTCAAGAAGTTCACTTGGTACCTGATCAATGTTCTCAGAGATAAACTTACAGGAGTGCTTGTCTGATAGTATTGATTCCATATCAGAAGCACTTGCTTGTTTGAGTTTAGAGTACCAAGGTTCTTCGTTCATTGTCATCCTATTTAACATTATACTACTTACAGTTGTATAATTAAACAGGAGGTTGGGGTTTGGTAGGTTTTCTTATTGACCGTGATACTCTAAATCTATTACCGCCAATCTTCTTCAGCTTGATTGTGGATGGATACTCAGAGTTATCACTGCTGAACACACCAGGATCTACGTCGATCTCAAAGTCACTCAAGCTACCTTTTAGTAAGTTGAGAACTGTGACAGCAATAGCGTTTACTTCACGCTGTGTCATCATACTACTGAGTACCAGCTGGTGCAGACTCTGGAGCAGGTGGTGTGTTGGTACCTGCAGTTGAAGACACAGCAGGAGCATCCTGTCTGAAGAACACTGGATCATTTAAGCTGTGTGGGTTGAATGACAAAGTGGTTGAGTCAACATAGAAATCCAAGTTCAGCTTGTATGGATCTCCATTAAGCTTGTCCTTGCTATGCTGTGGAGTACGTCTATACTCAGTGCTGATATGAGTAATGATGTTCTTGATTACGTTCTGTATATCTTCAGTACCAAGATCTTTACCATACTCATAAATCATTACAAACTTAGGATCTGACGGGAGAACACCTGGACCATCATTTGGATAGATAGCTACGACTGGGTAGCCAAATCTTGTTGATCCAACAGGATTGTCTGTGAAGAACCTGTTTGCTCCTGAGGTAGCAGTTTCACCCTGTGTACCAAAGCGGATAACAAACTGCCAGTTCTCGGTAATTGAATCACGCCACACACCGTACATCTTGTTGATTGACCTGTTATCAGGCATAATGTAGTTAACGCCATAGCGTAGGTTAACCTTGTTCAAGCGGTCACGAATCTCTTTCTTGAACTCAAGAGTGCTACCACGCTCCTGCTGCTTGCTCTCTTTGAAGTGAAGCCGGAGAAGATACCCGTAACCACTGTTGGTGTTTGAGGACTCACTGCGAGTCTCGTGGGTTACAAGGTACTTGTCAGAAGCATAATTGCTTGCCTGTGATCCCTTAACTCCACCAAGTACTGGAGAAGCCTGGTCTCTGGCTTCAGGAGTTGCAAACCAAATCTCCTGAACGTTCTCACCTTTGGTGATATGATGATAAGCAAAGTACATCATACCAAGAGTTGGATCAAGTAGCATAAGAACATAGGCTAGCCAATCAGGATGACGGCGTAGGAAGTCTGCCTTAACCTGTTTCAGCATGCTCTTAATGTATGTCTGCTTATCCTCACTTAGAGTTGGCAGCATACTGTTGATTGCGTTGACAACATTGCGTGACATGTTAGTGTTAACCTTACGAGCTCTGTTGTACAGCTGGTACACAATCTGTACACGCTCTTCAGGTGTCTTACCATTTAGTGTTGACAGATCAAAGTCCTGGGGTGCTTTGTCACGTGCAGCCCTGATCTCATTAACGTAGTCAGCAATGAGTTTCTTGTTCTCTGGGGTAGCTGTGATAGCTTCCTCCAAGTGAATGTCAACCTTGATCTTGTCTGGGTTACCATTGAGGAACTTGACCCATGCATCCCATGTGATACCATCAATCATCGCTGGGTGGGCCTGGGACTCAAATGAGCCACTTGGACGAACACCTGTGTACTCTACTGGTTCTGGTGTCCACATCTCTTCAGCAGCCGCTGCAGCTGAAGCAGGGGCACTCTCTGGAGGTGCTGACTCACCTTGCGTGGTCTCAGTAATACCTGCCTTAATATTAGCAGCTATCTCAGGTGTCATTCCACGGGCAGAGGTTGGGGTGATCTTGTTGTCTTGAAGCTCACCAAAGATAAGAGCAGACATCTTGGTTGGATCTTCAAACCTGCTAACAAAGTCCTCACCCATGAACTCCTGATTGTGTTTGTCACAGAAAGTACTTGGAACTCTGTGGAACTTCTTAGCAGGTGTCAAGTACTTAAAGATAGCCAACTTGGTAGCCGGTAGTCCACAACGATGTGATGCCTTTGTTGGGTCAGGGAAGTCACAGTAGCACTTGTCAGCCTGTGCATTGTACCATTCACACATATAGCTTGTGAACTTCCTGCCAACAAAGCGTGACTCTGGAACGTACTTAACATTACCAAGGAATAGCTTTAGAGCCTGAAGGAATATCTTTGCTTCTTCACTAGCTGGCTCTGTGTTAGCATCACCAGTTACCAGTGAAGGTGCACTCTCAGCTGGGGCCTGTGCTGGTACTGCAGCAACTGCTGACTCAGGTGTGACAATGCCAGCCTCTTTATCTGTCTGAATGATATCCTTGCGTAGCTCTGATGCCATGCCACGCAAGTACTTAGGATCAATAGCAATCCTGGCTGTAGCTGGATTGTAGTTATCCTTGTCTACCTTTATAACTTCAAAGTTTTTACGTGCTGCATATATTTTTAGGTTAGCAAGTTTATTAAACTCAAAGGAGACAATCTTACTGGTAGATGTATCAAAGTCACCCTGCAGTACATGCTTGCCTTTGAGGATCTGTTTTAGTTTTGCATTATCTTCAGGAGTTGCACCAACATAGATGCCGTTGTGTTTCTCATCGTTTGCTTCTACTTCATCGTACTCCTTGATGTTTACAATGAACACAGGCTCCCTATCATACGGAAGTGGGGGAGCTGATTCTGGAGTACCTTGATTAAAATCGGCCTCCTCCGCTTCACGAATAAAGCGGAGGAGGGCACGTTCATGACTTCTCATGCTTGTACCACCTTACTGCTTAGTTAACCTATGATCCATGCGTTGTTTGTAAATGTAGCTGCTACTGGAACATATGAATCACCTGAACGACTGTACAGTGCATTTGAGGAATAGATCATTGCTGTAGCATCTGCAACAGGTGCAGAGAACTGGGCAACAATCTTTACTGCAGTGCCTAGTGAGTATGTCACAGCTGAAAGAGTTGCATTAGCTGAGAAGTCACTGGTCATATCAGTGGCATCATTAACCGATACATATGTCTGGCCTGAAAGAGTATAGAGGGGCTGTGACACATTACAAGTAAGTGTGTCTGAGTTATAGGTGTTGATATATAGCTGAGGAGCTCCCATAAGATCTTCTAGGATTTCCAAGCCACTCTCAATCAAAGCAACTGAGGCAGCAGGGAAGTAATTCAAAAGAGCTAGTTCACTTCTCACATAGGCAACAGCTTCATCTAGACGCATTGGCAGTCTCCTTTAATAAGTATTACTACCTTTACGTGTATAAGAAAACAGTTGCTTTAACCGTTCTTCCTTCAATTTGCAACCACTTATTGCATCAAGGATATCATAATATAGAGCAAAGTATGCACGACCATACTGATTGACTGTGAACCTACAGAGCACTCTATGCATCCAATCATTGACAGCTATAGGAACAAAGAAGATAACTTTTAGGATAAAGTTAGCCACCGTAGTCTCCTGTGAGTACGACATAACCTACTGATATAACTGAAAGAATACAAGCCATTGTGATAGCTGTGAGAACCAACGACATACCCACCAATGCCATGTAATCTAAGAATTCCTTTAGGTCAAACTTATCTGAGTGTTTCAATGGTAACCCCCAACTCTCTGGCTTTAGCAAGACACACAGAGCAAGGATCAATAGGGAGAGTCTCCCCATTGAGATTCATACGACATATAATAATTCTCCGCAAAGACTTGGGTGAGTTACGCATAACGTTAAGCTCTGCATGCATACCACCACCCTTGCGGGAGAACCTAGGATGGTTAAACTTAATACATATAGGCTTGTTCCTATAATCTAAACCGATGGCCGCTATAGAGTAATGACATGAACTTTTTAGTGCTTTCTTTTTGAGCCTTGTAACAATGTCATCAACCTTCATCCTATCCTCTCCTTGTAGATATAATCTATCTTCAGTCTCGCACAAATCTCCATGACTTCCTCAATGTGCTCTCCTAGACTGTCCAACCTACTACCAGGTATTAACTGGAGTTCCTCAAGAAACCTCTCCAGCTGATCCTGGTACTGAAACCTCAGGACTATCCCATCCTCCTGCTCTTTTAACATTAGCTTCGGCTGTGTGTAAAGATAAGATCCTTAAGTCCCCTCTGTGCATCCATCATGCACTTGGCGTTAACCATTGCATCACCATTGATGTACTCCATAATCAAGCTGCGACACATCTCATCAACATCCTCAAATAGAAATGTAGCTTTCTTACCTTTGAAGATTACATCAACAATCTTGCGACCCTTTGCTTTTAGATAGCTGGCTTCTGACAAGTCACCTGTCTTGTATACCACGTGGACATCTCCTTTATCCCCATCATCTGAATTCCATATCTGATCTTCACTATGCTCTCAATGAAAGACATAAGGAAGCATGCTGCATAGTAGAACCCCAGGAATGATACTCTAAAGATAGACACTATAATTATATTGAACACACAGACAAAAGCCATGATAGCATAACCTATTATCATGTAAGAGAATATAAGCATCCTCTTCTCAAAGTGATAACACAGATCACGGATGGACATACGCAGAGTAACATGAACACTGTTGTTATACCAGTTGTCTAAACCGAGTATAACAAGTGACTTATAAACTAACCAATAGGCCAGTTTGAGTAACATTATCCATCTCCTCTATGTGCTGTCTACTACTATTATACCACACTATTTGGCTTGTTTCAAGGAATCCTTTGCTGAACCCTCATTTAGTTTCTTTAGATAATTAAGGGTGCCAGTAACAATGGCTTTAGCTTCTAGCAGTAGATCTTCCTTGGAGTCAATAGCCTGAACATCTTTTGCGTTGTCAACGTAGGCGAACTCAGTGATAATGGCTGGCATGTGTGTGTCACGGATGACAGCAAAGTAATCTCCGTTGCGGCCTTCTTTGTCATAGATGCCATGTGTGCCATGTGGGTTCTGAAGCTTGTTGAACTCAGTGCTTATTGACTTGGCTAGGTCAAGACCTTTGCCGTGATAGATCGAGTGAATGATCTCATAGCCGTCACCACCGCCAGCATTATGATGGATCGAGATGAAGTAGTCAGCCTTGAAAGCATTGGCTAGCTTGCAGCGGTCATTCAAGGAGATAATTGATGCATCGCTTCTACGTGTCATGCCAACTGTGTGCCCTGCTTCAGTTAGTAGACGCTCAGCTTCAAGGGATACAGTTAGATTAGCTGCAGCTTCCTTGATAAACTTGACTGCACCTGGATCACTGCCAGCCTGTACTCCGCTATGCCCTGCGTCTAACCATATACGTGCCATGTGGTTATCTCCTTGAAGTCTAGATAACCAAGTGTATAACTAAGGTGTCTTATGATGCTCTTTGTCGTGGCACTCAACGCAGAGTACCTCGAGCGCAGCAGGATTGCACAATATCTCCTTGAATATATGATCAATAACAGCATCCCAGTTGCATATCCCTTTGGTATGGTGCACGTTTATCTTAACTTCTTTGCCTTTGGCAACTGACCCCTTCTTTGAACAACGCTGACATGTGTTGTGCTCACGCTTAACTGCACTTGCTCTTTCCCTGCTGCGGAGCCACAGCTGACGGAGCGCGGCGCGGACACGTGAACGTGGTGTCGTTGGTAGTTTCTTACCCATTAGCTTTCTCCTTGGCAACCTGTTCCTCCATCTTCCTAATGCAACATCCACAAAGTGTTATGCCAAGCTTCCTTGCGCTCCACTTTAGTATGTTGAAGGAGTAAGCCTTTTTCTTGGAGTACTTCTTTTGGTAGTCCTTAATATAGTTTTTGTACTTTGGACTGTTTTTAAGTTTCTCCTGTGACTTTATAAAGGCTTCAGTTTTTCTGTACTCAGCCATGTACTTCCTTTGCGCTTCATTTACCTCGTCCTTGTTAGCTATCCTCCGCAGCTTTTCCCTATGATTTCTGCACTTCCTGCAAATAGTCTCCTTGTAAACTTTGTTACCACTTTTTTTAAACCTAAATAACTCACTAGACAGCATGTTATCACAAGCCCCACACTTAAATAGTTCCACCCATAGCCTCCGTCTTTTCCCTCTTAGCTATACGTGCTAGCTTGTCTAAGTCGAGGTTGCATAACTCCACACCAATTCTCTTGGCGCAGTACTTAATCATTGATACACTGTGCCTCTTGGTATAGTTATGCTTGAACTTAACTTTGTTTCCTTCTGCGTCCGTTGTTCCTTCCTCGTAATACTTACGAGCAGCTTCTTTCATCTTTTTTAGATTAGCAGCTCGATACTTTTTTAGGTACTCTTTGATGCGCTCCGGATTTTTCTGTACACGCTCCCTGCTTTTCCTATTAAGACATCTCCTACACATCCTACCCCTTGTTTTATTCCTAGCCTTATAGTTACTTCTACGTTTAGGGAACTCTGTGTCTTCCTTCTCCTGTTTACAGTGAGGGCAATAAGTCATGATTACTCTCCGTCGTTCATCCAATAGTGCATATACTTGTCCGTCATCCAGTTCTCAACGAATTCATAGTCTGGCTCTGCTGGCAGCATTGTTGGGCATGTAGCAAGTTTGTTCTCATAGTCCAGGATAACCTCTGACACCTCACCGAGCTTAAGTGCTCCCTTTCTAATACCGCGTAGGAACTTAGCATCAGGCTCAGCCATTGGCAGTGACAGCTTACCGCAAGATAACAGCTCCATCCCCTGTATACATAGACGAATGATATGGGATGCATATTTTGTGTCATAACCATACTTATCAACAAGCTCTGGTCTTGTTACATTGCGCTGGCCTCTTAGTCCCAGCATACGCTCGTGCTGCTGCCGTGCATAGCCCATAAACGGAGTCCTGATCTTTGCTGACACTATCTTACTGGCTAGGCCACGGAGCTCGTCACCCTCTGTTGTGCACTGGGTAATGAACTGTGTTGGGGCAAACAATGGAAGCAGTACTGACGGGTTACCGCCTAGAGCTAGGCGAAGGTACTTACGAAGCCCATAGGTTACACGGTCAACATCACCAGCCTCACTGCGAACACCCTCCGGCTTAGTACGCTCTACAATTGTACCCTTCCACTCAGCAAGGCCAATGAGCTTCTTCTTATCCTCAATGCAGACACCCATGTAGTCAGTGTCCTCAAGACCATCATTGACAGCTATGCCATGAAGTGTTGAGCCAACTACTGTCTCAAGTATTGTAATCATATCTATTCGCTCCCAATATGAGTATTGACAAACTTAACTAGATTACCATTATCAAAAGATGCTCTATATTCCACCCACCCATATCTATCTGTACCAGTGTAGAAGTCAATGTCTCCAGTGTAATCGCATGCACTCTCTACGTAAACCTCAAGATCGTGATTCCACTTAGATATAAAAAGAGTCCTATCTGCACTTATTCTGTACGTATTCATATGACACTCTGTGCACTTTGTTTGAAACTCACCTTTACACCTAGGATCTTTTACTACCCTTGAAAACTGTGGGCGAAGTGATCCTGGGACAGCATTAATATTAACCTTTACATAATCAAACATTCCCATGGTCTAGATCTCCACCTCGTATTTGCCACAAAGGATAATCTTGTCGCCATCGAACTCAACTGGAACTCCATCGGCATAGCTTGTGCCAACCGTGAAGTCGGCAGTCATTGGCAGCTTCCAGCCCTTGACACTGATCTCCATGTTCTTCTTGACCATCTTTGCCAGCTCAAGGAAGCGGTTAGGATCAGCTGGCACGGAGAAGTTAAACTCGTCGTGCACACACAGAAGAAGCTTGATGTCTTCATTGGTCATGAGGACATTGTTGTGGATACGATGCAAGGCCAGCTTGGAGATGTCAGCTGCTGTACCCTGGATAGGCGAGTTAATAATGGTACGCATTGCATAACCACGCCTGTCCTCACTAGCCAAGTCCTCATGAACCCAACGCTGCCGTCCAAAGTATGTCTTGACGTACCCGCACTTCTTTGCCTTCACAACTTCTCCTGCGTTCCACTTCTTGATCTCAGGGTACACACTCCACCACTTGTCAACGATAACCTGGGCCTCTTCACGTGAGATTCCAAGGTTAGACCCTACAGTGCCAGCCCCGCCACCATAAGCAACCGCAAAGTTAATGGTCTTAGCAATGGTACGATACTTCTTCTTATCTGTTTCGTACTCCGCACCAAAGAGCATCTTTGCTGTCTCTTCATGGATGTCTAAACCATTCTGGATGAAGTCAACCATCTTGCAACCAGTTAGGTTTGCTATGAGGCGAATTTCTTGGGCAGCGAAGTCACCATGGAAGAACAGTTCTCCAGGTTTAGCTTTGATGGCATGGCGAATGGAGTTCTTAAGACTCAGTGCCTCAAAGTCGTAGTCATCATCGTGACCTACATCCTTATAGCCATACCCGAAGATGGGACCACCCTTGATCAGCTTGTACCGTGTAGGAGGTGTCTTAGGCATGTTCTGGCAATTGATGCTGGCAAAGAAGCTATTGAGCTTGTCACCACCACCTGCAAGGCGACCAGTGGCAGCTTCAGTTACCTTGTAGTTAAAATACACCCCGCCATTGTGCTTCTCTGCTTCCTCAATGAACGTGTCAACGTAGGTTCCCATAAGCTTCTTGAGACCACGTACCTCAAGGATACTGGCAACGAACGGGTAGTCCTTCTGCAGCGGGACAAGTGCTGCCTCACCTGTTGACATTGAACCCTTGTCTGTAACCTGCCCAGTGTTGATCCCAAGCTTCTTGAATACCTCAATGAGCTGCTTGGTTGACCCAATATTAAACTTGGAGCCAGCTGACTCATAGATTGATTCTTCCAGACGTGCCATGCGGCTCTCAAGCTCAGGCTTGTAGCTCTTGAGCAGCTCAACGTCAACTGGGATGAGCCCCTCCTCCTCAACCATCAAAGGAAGCAGACAGGCATTGTCAAGGTCAACCACGGTCTTGAGCTGCTTCTCGTATAGACCCTTGAACATCTCCCAGATCTGGAACGTGGCAGCAGCATCCATGCTAGCGTAGGACACCACATCCTTTGAGTCAATGTAGGAGATATCATGTGAATCACCAACAACGTCCTCAAAGTTCTGAAACTTCCACTTGAGAATATTCTCCATACACCACTTGAGACCAAGACGTTTAACGTTTGTATCAGCGTTCCACACCAGGAGTTGTGTGTCGAAGTACTTAACCTTAAATGGATCAAGTCCGCTGGACTCCCTCAGTATACGCATGTCAAACCTTGCATTGAAGAACAGAACCTTTGAACTTGCATATAGCATCTTGTTAAAGAACTTGCTGAACTTATTGAAGTCAGTGAAGTTCTCACCGACCTTATGGGAGATCGGGATGTAATATGCTTTGTCAAGAGTAAAGCATAGTGAGATGCCTACAAGGCCAGCAAGCTTATGATTAAGATCAGTGGTCTCTGTATCAATGGCAATGATACGCTGAGCCTCAGGCAATGACATGTATTGCTTACACACAGCCTTAATGGAATCCTCATCCTTGAGCATAATATACTGGGTTTTATCTTGAGCAATGAGTGGCTTAAGATTCTTCAGGTACATCGGGGTGTACTTCGCAAACATGGATGCTCTTCTCCTTTATAAGCTTACAAGCTTGATTCATTGTAAGCTTCTTCAGCAATACTTTCTTCTGTAAGTCCTTTATGAAATCCATATCCAGATCAACTTTGTCCAGCTTCTTCTCTTCTATTATTGTACCAAGTTTACCTGACTTCTTCAACTGGAGGAATATATCTTTATCAGAGAACTCCATATGTCTAAGCATATCATAAGATCCGTAGACCCTGCGCTCAGCAAAGCAATACATGTTGTTAGCATCCTCGTAGAACTTCGCTGAGTTGTGGTTGTCATCATGGAAAGGGCACAGGAATACATTGTTACCATAAATCCTGACACCCAAGGATTCAAGTAGCTTCCTGGCAGAGAATACCTTGTCTACTATCTTTATGAGCCTAAGCTCCATGTCCTGTCCTCTACTTAATTATACCACGCATACCCTTGGTTGTTCTACGTCCCCTCTGTCTTTTCCATCCAGATATATGAGAAGTGTTATGCCATGTACCAAACAACTCTCCTGTCTCCATCTCGATAAATCTTAGTGCTCTCTCCTCGCTACGTGCTCTCTTACTCTTCTGCTGTCTTGACATAAACAGTTCCTTTTAAATGCGACTCGGCTGAGATTTGGACTCAGATTACCAGTGTTGGAGACTGGTGTGTTACCAGGTTACACTACCAAGTCATTATTTAACCACCTATCATTCTCTGCCATGACTCATCCAGCTCTCGTCTTACCTCTGATCTAATAGATCTGCCATGCTTGTTGCAAGAACCAGTTGAGCATGTGCATAGTAAGTCATCGTCTAGCTTTAGCTCATACGCTTTACCAGACCACCCACAGTCACAACAGTTAACATCGTTCTCGTTTCTACAGTTAATAAAACCCATCAATGTAGTAATGTAATGACTACTTCCGCACTGAGGACATTTCTTACTCATTGAGCAATACTTTCATAGTTAACCCTAGCAAAAGTAGTCTCTCCTGTAGTATTGTTTCTTAGCTTTTTAACCCAATAAATTTCATTAACCTTAGTGTCCTTAAATTGTCTAATCCAACCGTATAATGCTTTCTTGTTTGTTAGCACACAGTTGTCTCTAAGCTCTACCATTGAAATACAATCATCCATCATTTCAACATTGTATTCAGTGTAGTCCATAAGAATCTCCTAGTAAATTATGGTGGACGATGATGGATTTGAACCACCGAGTTTAGCGCAAGGCACCTGATTTACAGTCAGGCGGCATCACCACTAGCCGAATCGTCCTTAATCTGCATCAGTGTAAGCTACTTTAAAACCCCTGACAGGACTCATTTCAACATACTCGTCCCAGCACTTGGTGTGAAATGCCACAACATGTCCCTGAGCATTTTTCTTACGCAAACGTCCTTTAGGCTGGAAGCACACAGGGCACACATCAGCCTTAATCTTCTTTGGCATACTCTGTCTCCTAAGGTTCAAGTACGACTTTAAATCTAACCAACGCCGCTTCAAGAGCAATCATCCCTTTGTTACCGAAGTAGGGGATCTTAGCCAGCTCTGCTCTCCCCAGTTTAACTGCATCACCAATTGTGGCAATCCCTGACTTCATCAAACGTGACTTGTTCTGAGCATTAATATCAACAGCTGTAATGGGTGTAACCATAACATCAATCTCACCCTGCTCATTAGGAACGCTCTCCATAATGGCAATCTTCTGCCGCAATGAACTAACCTCTTCCTGGAGCTTCTCGTAGTTCTCCAGAACTGCTAGGCGTTCCTTAATACGCGTCTCAACACTGTTCATGCGCTCGCCACTACGCTCGCTAAGCATGACACTGCTACCAAGCTTCATCTGATGTTCCTTGAAGTACCCAGAGTTTCGCTGACTCAGAAGCCCTAGGTACATAAGCATTTCTGCTACATTAAGACCAACCAGCTTCTCAATGTCCATCTTGAACTCATAGTGAAATTTCATTTGACTCTCCTGTTATTAACATTGTACTCCAGAGTATATCAGAAATAAAGCAGAATAGAAAACAAAGTGTGGTTGTGGTATAATATGTATAGAGGATAGGACTATGATCAAGACGCTTAGCACAACTGAAATTGAGACAATTGCGAGGCTCAATAATGTTGACCTAAGCCAGTGCCAGTCAATGCATGATAAGCTGTCCTGCGTTGTTACAGATGAGCTGAACAGCCATCCAGAGCTAAGCTCCTACAAGAAGTACGCCCATCTGACTAGCCCAATGCTGTGCTACTCCTATTATGAGATGAACAAGAAATGCCAAGATGGTGTCTATGAGGATACTTGGGCATTTGAGTACAACATGGATGGACTACGTGGCTTTTTAGTGTATGACAGAGAAGGATTTAGTTTATTACTCAGAGATAGAATAGGTAACGTATCTCTCCTACGTGAGACGGTAAATCCCAGGCTACCTTTGTTGCATAACCAACGCATCAAAGGTCTAGTGCTTGATGTCAGAGTTGAGGTTGAGCTTATTGACCCATCAGAGATGGACAACAGGGTTAAAGGTACGTTCTCTGACATGTCTGAGTACACCAAGTTTATGCTTACATGTGCTCCACGTAAAGTACGGTCCAAGGTAAATATACTTGACACACTCGTAGTTAATAGATCCTTGATAGCTAACAAGCCCTACATAGAGAGAACCCGCTATACTGATGCTGTGTACAAGGATATGTGTCACTCACTTATACCGTGTATGGTTAGTAAGCGTTGCACCAAAAAAGAAGAAAAGTTATCCTTTGTATCAAAGGCGCACAGTTTAGGTTATAATGGTATCATAGCAAAGCAGTTATACAAATCGTACCTGAGCGACAACACTCGTAACAAGGGTGTCTGTGTTAAAAGAAAGCTCAGCTTCTCAGACATAACTGGAAGTGGTGTACTTGGTTACATTGATTCCCCTCTATATAATAAACATCATCACGTTAACGGCCTAAGAATCTATACGAATGTATCAAATGGTGTACTGAAAAAAGATCAGTTTCTATGCACCCTAAAAGTTGGCAGAGAGCTAAGACATCTGTTCCAGGTTGAGACAAGTCACAAATGGTATGATTTCAACTGTGACTTAAAGGGATCAGTGATAGAGCTTGATGGCACCAAGTTCAAGACCAACGGTGAACTAGCGGATCCAGTATTTATCCGCATTGATGAAGACAAGGTAAAGTCTGACTGCATCATAAATCAAAACTTCATGGATAGGTACAGAGATGAGCGACGAAAAAACTATAGACTACAAAGCTGAGTCTGCTCCACCAGTGTCCTGCTCAAAGGTTGAGTATGCTACTACTAAGCTCATCATGAGTGCGAACAGAGCACCCTTTCAGAAGAGACTGCTGGAGCTAGTTGTAGGCAATGATTGAGCTTATAAAGGTATCCAATAAGTCTTTCATACCCTACCTGTACCCAAAGTGTCTACTAGCGTACACATTAGCAGACATTTCGTGTCATGATACTGTACTAAACTACACTCCTAACATGGGTTACATAATGTCAATTATCAAGGACAACAGGGACAGAGAAAGCAATCTTATCATAATATGTAATGATGGTGTGTCTTCTGGGTATGTAGATCTAGACTCAAGAGACATCATGATCAACTATATCAAGACAAAGCTGGGTATGGCCATACATAAGAAGTACACAAAGAAGTTTGAGCTGATCAAAAATTTAGATAATAAGACCTACGAGAGGTTCATCAAGGAATCATTAGTACTTAAGAAATGGAAAATAGAACTACTTGAAACAAAGGATGAGATCTTCTCTTTGTTTGACACGTACACCAAGTCCAAAGAGGAGTTCATATCTAGCTATCTATCATGTAGTTATAAGTTTGGTGCAGCGTACTCTCTAGCATCACTATTAACGTTTCTAGAGAAGGCAGCAAAGTACAAAGACATAAAGCAAGACATGCGTGGAAGATATAGAAAATCTGTGCGCAAAGCCTCAGGACGTATGAAGAAACCGAAGGACTTTGCAAACAACCTTATACACTTAAATAGCGAGATACCGCTTGAACTAAAGGTGATACTCGCATATCTGCAATAGACTACCTGGTGCGCATGCCGTGCGGCCAGGGTTAAGAAAGAGGGTGGTTAACAAGGGAGCAGCAAACAACTAAAACCAGAAGGGGTCAGATGTGGGGCTGTGTACATGTTCTAATGGAGTGGCTTATCCTGACTGGGGCGAAGTAACCGATCAACACCTGAGAGTACTTCAAACCACATGAGGTTATCAATGATCCCAAAGGACACGATAATCTCGAGCTACCTGTAACTATGTATTTACCTCACGCGACCATACTACTAGTTAACATTTACAATAAAGGTTGGCTAAGGCATTAGTCACTTCTTATTGGGTAGGCAGACGACGACTATAATAGTAATAATAATAATTATAGCTATAGATAATAACAAGATAGAATGAATGATTAGGTACAATATGGACTGTACCGCGTATGGATCCGCAGTGGTCCACAAACGAGCCGGTGGGGTAATCTCACCAAGAGAAAGTTAAGGAGGGCATCAAAGGTTAGTTGAAGTAGATCAGAATACTAGTTACTATATATATTATTCTTTCTACTTACTAAACTATAATAGTAATAATAAAAAATAAAGCTAAAGATAATAACAAGCGCAGTTTTTTAACTCTACTTTGTTGTTATCTAAGACTAAGTTGCTCTCCTTCAAAGTGTTACAGTAGATAACCCTTTGATGCGAACTAAAAAACAGGGGTGGGAATATGAAACTAGCGGTAGAGTTGGATATTGCCAGCGGAGATTGTGTGTCCGCTTGTAAGGAAGTTGGCGCAACTGTATGTGTCCATGAAATCAAAGCATGTGATCATAGCCTGAAGAACCCTTCAGTACTGAATGAACTAAAAAAGAAAATACTCAGTTTGGGGCAGAATGGTATCGAGGTTGTATTTAGTGCCTCAGACTATGACCTTGTTTGCGACTCACGTAAGGAACCACATCACCTAGCCAATGTGCGCTCAGCACTGTGTGCAGCTAAGTACTGTGGGATCCGAACGTTCATCCTTGCTGCAGACAATAACATTACTGATGATATTGGGTACAAGTCACTATATGCTAATATCTCCAGGGTGATGCGTGACGTACCATTGTTTCTTCATATCAAGGCATCCGGTAGCACAGACCCAAGCTTGCTGTTCCGGCACATGCAGCCTATCATTGAATTCAAGTCAGCTGGTATTATGGTAGATGCTGCTGTTAAGTCTAATGTACCTATTATTGGAAGCTGCTCGGCAGTGTGTATACCTTACTCGTTTAACCCCAGTAAGCTAGCTAAAGAGGACCTCCACGAGCTTTGTACAAGTCTTAGCTATTACAATGGTTGTCTCATCTTCAGTGGTAAGCATAAGAATCCAGTGTCAAGGGCTTTAAAGCTGAAGGAGTTAGTGGTATAATGTATGTATGGAAGAGAACGATCTATTAGAGATTTACGCTAGGGTTGAAGAATACCTGGAATCGGTTCACGAGACTGATCCGATTCCAGAGTTGACTGCCTTCAACACCTTGATGAACTCGCCTGCATCCTTGCGGGAAGAGTTGCACAAGTATGGAGACATACTTATCAAGCTACAGAACAAGTTTGCTGAGCTTCGCTACAATTCCTATGGGTGCAGGGAGATGATGGTTACTCCCCCTGATCTCCCTAAGGTAGTTACCTCTACGTTTAGACATAGAATGGATCAGTACCTCAGCTTGTTTCAGATGCTGGAGGATACTATTCGTATGAAGATGAAGACAGCCAATGAGGTTGTGGAAGTTCTACGTAGTATAAACTCAAGCACAAGGTTAGGCTAATGGGCAGGGTTGGTCGTGTTGGTGAGAAGCAGTCTCTGCTTCGTACACAGATAGTAGAGGGTGTGCGTCACCTTACAGGTCTGAACATTACTGGTGACACAGCATACGCCATTATAGGACTTGTTGTTGCTTGCCTCATTGACGCAACCATTAATAGCCCAAATCACAAGTTGCCTTTAAATGGTATTGGTGAATGTATCATACGTGCTGCTAAGCATAAATATGTGCCACATGGAAACAACAGGTGGCGTGATATGGGTATTCCATTTATGCCTAAGTTCTCATTGTTGTTAAACGATGTGGTCAAAGAAGCTATGGTCAAAAAGATGTTTACCTTGAAAGGAGAATAGAGTATGGCAGAAGAAAGTTATGAGGACATTTTTGGTTCAAGTGATGAGGTGGAGGAGAAGCCAGCTCCTAAGGCAGTTAAGAAAGCTGCTCCGGTAAAGGCTGCTCCTAAGGAAGAAGTTGTTGAAGAAGAGGAGGAAGAGCAGGATGCTTTTGTCGCTGCAGCTACAAAGAAGCCAGCTGCTCCTGCACCTAAGGCTAAGCCTGTGGTGTCTGATGATGTAGAGGATCTGAACTTCCTTGGCGCACAGACTAACGAGGCACATGATCTGTCCGCTGGCCAGGGTCCTTTGTACAAGTTCATGCAGTGGGTTGAGCCAGATCCTAAGGCTGCTATGGGTTCGTTTCAGAATCTAGGAGGTTTCTTTCTGCCTGAGGAACAGTTCCCCTTCGGCTTTACTCCATCACGTAAGCTCAATAAGATCACGTTCGACAATGGTAGCAGTCAGGTTGGTCTAGGCTTCCCGAAGATTATGGTGTCAATCATTGGCTACCGTCTTGACTGGTTCTCAAAGGGTGGGGACAAGCGCACCTTCTACAAGAGCTACGACGAGGGTATCAAGGATGCTGGTAAGAAGAATCTCCGTGGTCGTACCCGCTATGTCGTTCTTGTTAAGAACGAGGATCTGTGGAAGTATGGTCCTTTGATGATCACTGTATCAGGCATTAAGGGTCGTACACTGCAGTCGGCTGTGAGTAGCTATGACACAAATCTTCGTCGTACACTTGAGCGCAAGTTTAGCCGCAAGTTTGCACCATACTGTTTCTGGTGCCCACTGAAGCCAGGTGAGCGTGTCAAGATCTCTGAGGAGTACAACAAGTATGCAACCTCACCGGCATTGGCATTGCCTGAGAAGTTTGACGCTGTGGAGATTGGTAAGAAAGCATTTGTTGGCAAGGAAGTAATTGAGGCTTGTGAGGGTTATTGGGATGAGGTTCAGGAGTGGTCCAAGGCTAGTACAAGCGGTGACCATGGCGAGCCACAGATGGCCCTTGCTGAAGAGGTTGTAAAGGAAGAAGCACCCAAGAAGCTTGAAGAGTTCTTTGAGGAATAAAACGGTACTACTGTACCAAAGGAGAATACAATGGCAGAAAATGTTCAGAAGCGTACATTAGCAGACGCAGTTGCAGAGAAGCTAAGTGCAGACAAGTCTCAGACTCTGGCGGTTATTGATTGCTTCATGGAACTTATGATGGAGCATCTAAAAGAAGGCAACACCCTGGAGTTCCGTAACTTTGGTGTATTCAAAGTAAAGAAGTATGAGGCTCGTAAGGGTCGTAACCCCAAGACTGGTGAATCAGTTGAGATCCCAGCACGTTCAAAGGTTTCATTCCGTCCAGGTAAAGTCATGAAAGAGATGTTCACCAAGTAAGGAGATACTATGGCAAAGAAGAGTGCTGACACTATTAGTAAGAGTGGGGCTGATATCTACAAGAAGATGGCTGCTAAGTACCCATCCCGTCTACAGTGCAGACGTATTCCTTTGACGGACAAGGCACTGAATGATGGCTTCGGTGGTGGTTACCCAATGGCCAAGCAGGTTATGTTATACAGCCGTGAGGGTGTTGGTAAAACAAACGTAGCCCTTGCCATCTGTAAGGCATATTGTGACGCTGGTTATGCTGTGGTCTACATGGACTTCGAGAACTCTCTAGTTGAGTCATTGATTGAGAATTTCGGTCTTACTCAGTATGAGGGTACCCTGTTCTTTCTTCACCAGGATGTCCATACTTACACGGACTTCCAGAACATGGCAGATGCATATCTGGACATGGAGAATCTTGGACTCATTGTTATTGATAGCGAATCTGACATTGTACCGGATCAGGTTTGCGACGGTGACATCCAGGATATCCAGCCAGGTTTGAAGTCACGGCTGACATCAAATATTCAGATGAAGTACAACAGTCAGTGGCGTAGTCGTGACATTGGTATCCTGTGGATCCAGCAGATGCGGGCCAAGTTTAACTTTGGCTTCGCTCCTCCTGGGGCTCGTACAGAGGAAGCAGCTGGGGCAAAGTCACTGAAGTTCGCTCTTGATGTTCAGGTAGAACTACGTGTTAAGAAGCAGCTATCACACGCAGATACAACTGTGTATGGTGCAGACATTTCATTCATCTTTGACAAGAACAAGACGGCACCACGTAAGAAGGTTGAGTCAACTATTATCTATGGTCATGGCTTTGATCCACTTGCGTCACTGACAGCTGCACTGACTGAGTTCGGGTACTTGAAGCAGGACGAAAAGCTTTACGAGCTGCACTGCTTGCTTGAAGACAAGATCATTAAGTTTAAGAGTAGGACTGCTTTGTACAAGTACTTTAATGACAACATGAACAAGATTCTAGATCTGCTGAAAGAGAAGCACGGAGTAGAGTAGTGCTTAAAGTATTCATCAAGGACTTTCAAATCATCGGTCAGACCAGGCTTGATATAGATGGTCTGACCTTTCTGGTTGGTTCTGGCGATAACGGTAAGTCCTCAGTTGTAAGAGCTATGCAGTATGGGATATACAACAAGCTCGGTGATGACTTCATTAGGCAGGGTGTTAACGGTTGCAGCGTAGCACTAAAGTTTAATGATGACTTTAAGTTCGCTTGGAAGAAGTCTAGGGGTAAGGGTGGAGAGTACCTTCTTCCAAGCGGTGAATACGGAAAGCTTGGGAAGTCTGATTTTGAGGGTGTTGTTGAGGAAGGACTGCTCCCTCTAACCACAAGTGTGGGTGATTTCTACCTTAACTTCTGGAACCAGATGGAGCAGTTCCTTGTTGTAAATCGCCCAGACACGCATAAGTTCGAGATACTCTCCAGTATATTCTCTGGAGAGAAATACCAGGAGATGCTCAAAAAGGTTGGGGATGATCTAAAGGCAGTTCAGAAAGCATGCTCTAATGAGTATATGAAGAAGGAGATGCTATCAGGGTATGTAGCTTCAAGCACTGATAAGCTGCAGTTGTTCTCTGATATTGATAGCATAAAAAATGAGGTAAGCAAGCTCTCTATGTCTGTAGACAGACTTGACACAATGAGTAGCTTATTGGAAAGACACACTACTACTGAGGGTAAGCTTTCCTCAATGACTGACACGGCTGCAACATGTACAAAGATAGTTAGTTTCTTTGTTAAGAAGCAGGGTGTTGTAGTTGAGGATATTGACGAGTTAAAGAATATTGATTCAAAGTATAGATTGGTACTTAAAGCCAGGGATCTTAGAAACTCCATTAAAAGGCTGGAGGAATACTGTAGTGCTGCGAGTGTGAAGCTGGTTGTGAGCAAGTCAGATGTGGATAAATGTGCACAGATGGAATCATTACTACAACTAAGAAAAGTAAAGCTAGTCACTATATCAGCGATGTCTTCCAAGTTAGAGGATACTTTGTTTAAACTCAAAGAGGAAGAAGCTGTTAAGAGCGAATTTGACACATGTCCATTCTGCGGAAAATAGATTAGGAGCTATAAAATGAATTTACAGGAACGCTACCTAAGGTGCAGTGAGAACATCGAGGAGCTAAAGCGTAAGTCTGTTGAGTACGAGACACGCAAGAAGTCTCTTGAGGCAGAGCTGAAAGACATTGATGCTGAGATTAACAGTATTGGCTTATCCCCAGAGACACTCCAGAAGCAGTACGAGGATCTTAAGAAAAAGATTGAGGCTAGGATGGCAGTTCTTGAGGAGAACCTCAAACAGGCTGCTGCCAAGATAGCCGGTGAAGAGGAAGACTAATGGTTGTCAGAAGAAAGTTCGAGTCACTTAAGGACGCAATAGCAAGTGTAAAGTGTCCTTCCCAGAAGTTTGTTAAGCTAAACATCTGGTGCAGTAACAAGGGCCTTGATCTATTTCTTACCAAGACTGACGATGGGATGTGTGTTGTGCAGGTGTTAACTCGTGAGGAGTTCAAGCGGATCATCTTCATGAAGAAGATAAACATGCTTGACTATGATTTAAACACTACTATAACAAGTATTGCTGACAACATAGAGATGAACTACAGCTATTACATTAGGGTTGTTAGCAGGGCCAAGGCTGACTTTATAGCCTCAACTGCTTTCCCTGTGGTTGTGTTCTTCAGTGGAAATGTTGCGAAGTACAGTGAGGGCTCAATCTATGTTGAGTAAGCGTCTCCAGGCTATATCTGATTCAGTGAACAGATTGGATGGGGAGAGAGATTCCTTAGTTAAGTCGATTGAATCATTCGTTGAGTCCATTGCTGAATGTGACAGCAACATAAGCACACTTGAGACAGACCTTAAAGTACTTGGCACAAGCATGGAGATACTAAAAGAGTTCATCAGTATCCTATCAACATATGGTTTAAGCCAGTACACTGAGTTGATTAACCGTGGTCTAAAGACTATCTTTGTAGACAGAAACTACGAGTTCAAGATCGAGATTGACAACAGGGGTAGAACAAAGAAAGCAACCATGCTTTCACGAAGGGAAATTGATGGGGAGTGGTGTGACTGGAGAAACATTGACCACGCGAACGGTGGAACACTACGTGCTATAATTGACCTAATAACAAGGGTTTATCTAATTAGCTCAATGGGCCGTAGGCGGTTCATAGTGTTTGATGAGTCACTGTCTCAGATGTCTGAGGAGTACGTTCCCAATGTAATTAGCTTCCTTGAGGTTCTCTCAAAGGAGATGGGTTTCGACATACTGTTCCTTAGCCAGGATCCAAGATACATAGGGCATGCTAACAGAGCGTACAAGATGTCCTGGGGTAACGCAGTTCTACTAGAGACAGAGGCTAGCAATGGATAAAATAGCCATTATTGGTGACCTTCATATAGATCAGAAAGCCCCTGCATCGCGCAAGGATGACTATACACGAACGTTGTTCTCAAAGCTGGACCAAGTATACTCCATAGCTCATACGAACAACTGCAGTGCCATTGTGTGCACTGGTGACGTATTCAACAGGAAGACCATATCCATCCCATTCCTTGTTGAGGTTATTGATTTCTTCAAGAAACATGCAGACGAGGATAAAGATCTACTATTCTATTCTGTGGCTGGTAATCACGACCTATACTATGGGAGAGCAGACTCCCTATTTAAGACACCACTAGGTGTTCTGTTCTCCTCAGGTGCCATTAAACACGGTGTCATCACCACAACTTATGGTAGTACGATATCCTGTATTGACTATGACAGAGCACCACAAGACAAGATTACTCTTGAATCAGACATTACAGCTATGCACAAGTACATGCATAGTGACTACAAGAGTGATGAAGATTACGTTGATTACAAAGCCATAGAGGGTTGTGGTGTTATAGCGTGTGGTCATGATCACAATAGCTATGAACCAGTAAGTCATAAAGGTAAGATACTTGTTCGTCCTGGGTCTCTCATGAGGTGCACCAGCAGTATTGAGGACCAGCAGAGGGAGATAGTAGTTGATATTATTGGGGTTGAAAATAAGGGATCCAGAGTAGTATCATATATAGACAGGGTTAGATTAGATATTGAGCCTTGCGAGAACATATACTCAGAGCAGAAGTTGGCAAGCAAGGAGTACAAGAAGGGTCTTATCTCGTTCATTGAGGATATGAAGAAGGCACCCAGCAAGAGGGGTGACTCCGTTAAGATACTGAAGGATCTGTGCAAAGGAAACAAGGTTCTATATGATACCTGTTCTGAGTATCTGAGAACATACAGTATCATATAACAGGAGAGGACATGGTTTCAGATGAAGAAGCCAAGAAGTACTGGGGGAAATCTCGTCCAGTACAGGATTTCAATAGTAACTTTAATGAGGCACACTACTGGGTGGAGTACCTGAAAGCTAGGAAGAACAGGTGCATCAGGGTTGGTGTGGATAAGCTTGATGGGTTCTCAACAGACTCAAGAGACTACCCATTGTTCATTATACCCATGTTCTTTATGAATGAGCATATTGGTTTTCAGCTGCGTTCAATAAAGACGGACAGGAGAATGATAGTAAAGAGCTGTGGCTTCATCTGTTACACACCTGACAGGTTGAGAGCTACACTCATGAAAGGAAATGTAGCAAGAATTCCTTACATGGTTCTGTCAGAAGGTCCTATGGATTCTGAGGTTATAGAGGAGCAGGTTACGTACTCTATGGCTTGTTGTGGTTCACTGCCATCCAGGAATCTTCTGAAGGCACTTTCAGTGTTCACAAGTAAGATTATTTTTATCCCTGATAATGATGAAACTGGTAGAGAGCAGGGGGAAAGATTTGAAAAGTATGTTAGTAAGGTGGTAGAATACAGTAGGGTTGGGGTTATCTACCCTGATAAAAGAGTTAAGGACTTTGGTGACTTGGCACGTAGAAAGTATATTGGAATACGAAGAGAGCTACTAGACAGTCTTCAAACTAAACTGGAGGTATTGATATGAGCAATGCAGAGAGTGCACCTATTGAGGTAGAGACAGAGGAGCTTGTGAAATTCATCAAGGATAACGCTGATGATATTCGTAAGCATATGGTAAGCAAGGAACTTAGTAAGATTAACTGCAAGAAGTGCAATGCAACTGGTGTGTATGGCTACTCTAAGGGTAAGCCAATTGTGTGCAGTTGTGTGTACAAGGTTTACAAGAGTCTCAACCCAGTTATTGAGCCGGTTATTGAGGCAAAGATCTAGGTGAAGTTAGCCGACAGGATTCAACCTCTAGCTTTCAGTAGTATTCGTGGCCAGTCAAATGCCATAGGATTACTGAAAGCTATTCTGTCTGATCCGTCGTCTGCTCCACGGAGTATCATTATTCACGGTGGTCCTGGCTATGGCAAGACCACCATTGCTAGGATATTTGCAAGAGCACTGAACTGCACAAATGGAACATCAAACGACTGTTGTTCTGTGTGTGAGTCTTGCTCAAGTAGTATTGACAGTGCACCATATTACAAGGACTTTAACCCCATGTTTAGCGTTAATGCTTTGGCTAACATGGTGTCAGGTGCGCCTGAAGGATCTAAGAGGGTTATAGTTATAGACTGTCTTAATAGATCTGTCAACCAGGATCACGTAGTTCGTATGCTGGATGAGTACTACTCAAAGGTATTCTTTGTGTTCACATCCAATGATATTAGTTGTTTGCATGACCGTATAAGAGCAAGGTCAGTTGAGATATGTCTTGACAAGCCCACTCTGAAAGACGTGTGTCTAGTTCTAAAGGGGGCTAATGTTACAGACATCACAGGGGTTGCTCCTAGTAACGATCTTATCTTCAAGATTGCCTGTGCATCGAATGGGGACTACAATAAGGCCATAACCTCACTATGCATGTTCACGGTTACAGGAGACATAGCACAACTGAGAAATAGCTTGACTGATAATGAGCACCTTATTGTTGATCTGATGTCCAAGTATGAGGACGAGGTTGAATATAGTAATGCACTAGCACACTTGACCGCGTTATCCCTTGACATGCTGCGTGATAACTTCTTTAGCGTTGTACTAAAGATGGTCAACAACAAGGTTGGGGTTGGTTCACAACCTGATTATATCAAGTCATTTGTGGAATCACACAATAAAATTATATTCGATTTAGTTAAGTTCAGTGGCAAGGACTGGGTTGTAAATTCATTCGCTAACCATATGTCTTTTGTTAGTGTTATGTGGGCCTTGCGTGAGCTACTTCTGTCATCAAAGTCTACGAGCAGTTCAGTAGTTAGCATGGATAAGTTTAAGAAAAAGATAGAAAGCTAGCGTTTATTGTGGTATAATATAGGTATACTACAGGTGTGGGGTATACTTAATGATAAGTGTAGATTCATTTATCTCCTATGCTAGGGGAGATAAATTTGATGAGAAAGATTTTTATCTAAATCTAAACAAGTTGGTCAGTGTTGTCATTAATCGCTACTTTAGGTATTACCAAGACAGAGAAGAGCTGGAAGCAATAGCAAACCTGGAAGTTATCAAACTGCTAAAAGATGAAGCGTTTGATGAGAGTAACAAAGTCCTAAACTATTTATTCACAGGCATTCGTAACAGACTAACAAATTTCCTATATAATCTAAATACTAAGTTTCCATTGATAGTTGAGGATGAAGCAACCCTTGATGTATCAGATGAGACTTTTGACTTCCATGATGTTGCTCTTCCAAGTGATGAGTACAACGATTCATGGATAGACAAGAAATTTGGTAAAAACATAGATCACTATAAAGGTATCTATTTGTTTAGATTCTTCCAGAGGAATGGGTGATATGGCAAAGAAAGCCAAGAAGGAAGTTATACAAAAGATTGATAAGGTTGACTTTATAGAGAGCTACGGGGATACAGTTGACTTCATGACTGCTCGTTACCTGTCATCACGTAGAAAGACAAAGACATTCCTTGAGCTATACGTTCTTCTTGGAGCTGACTTCTTTACGTTCATGTCAATCTTCGCTGGTAAATCAATTAAGTTCCCTAAGCTTAGCGTTGTTCGTAAGATGCAGCGTGATCTTAATGTATGCTTTGACTATGGCAAGATGACACTGGAGGACATGACAAAAAAGTATGGCTTGCGCAAGGCGGCTGTATTGAGCATAAAGAGAAAGATTGATAGAAACTTAGCATCATATGACATTCTAGATGAGGAGATCGAAGATGGCAGATTCCAAGAGTCCTATAGAACTTACAAAAAATTTACTAGGTCCTGATTTCTTTGAGACCATCACTAAGATGGCGGCATCACAGGGCACAGATGTAAACAGGGAAGTAGAGAAGAGCACTGGTCAACTCAACCTGGCACTGTCGCACATCATCATCAGCAGACTACCGATCCTCCAGAAGATGATTGACTTCCTAAACAGGACAGAGACCCGTCTATTTAGTGATGAGGTGTTTGAGCTCAGTACCATGAAGTTCTTCAATGCTGAAGGTGAGCAGATTGATGTGTTCAATAGTGAGGGGCGCAAGCTTGACACAATCTATGATCTAAAGATGCTACGTGACTTCTATGAGAAGGTTAACAAGGACTTCCTCAACATCCTCGAGTTCATACGTAAGTACACCAGCAAGATTCCATTAGAGTCTGGTAATGAGCTTACAGAGCGCGAGAAGGATATCATGCGTGTTCTGTCACAGCTATCAGATGAAGAGCTTGCTGAGATCAGCCGCATTGTTTATGAAAGGCAGTCAAAGAAGAAATGAGTGACAAGTTATCCGATGCCCTCTCTGGCCTTTTAAAGGTAGAGAGGAAGCATCGTGAGGTCAAGGATGACCCTGAGCAGATACGAGAAGTAGTTCCTATTGAGGACTGGCTATCCCCGTACTATATTGGTAGCCATGCAGATAAGCTCTATCCTTTCTGGCAGGAACACATGAGGGAGTTCAGAAAATCCAAATGTTCTGAGCTGCTCATCGACGGCAGTTTGGGTGCAGGAAAAAGTACTTTTGGTTATATTGTGTTTTTACGAAGGATATACGAGCTCTCTTGTTACAAGTACCCCCAAAGACTTTTTAAGGTGCCAGATTCATCACGACTATTCTTTGGGTACATAGCCGTGACATCTGCTCAGACGAAGCTATCAGGGTTCTCTGACTTGATGGCAATCATTGATGATGCTCCATACTTCAGAAATGACTACAAGAGAAACATGGACATAACATCAGCCGCACAGTTCCCCAATGGTGTTAACCTTGTTCATGGTTCTGACTCTGTATCAGTTCTAGGTACAAACCTTCTAGGGTGCTTTTGCGATGAGGTAAACTTCTGGAAGGAAGGTGGCGGTGGTAAAGCCGGTGATCTTGAAAAGGCCCGTCGTATCTATAGGGACACCACTGACAGAAGACGTAACCGTTTCATGAAGCATGGTGTAGATCCTGGTATATCAATTCTTGTATCTTCGTCAACTAATGATTCATCATTCACAGATGACCGCAGAGAAAAAGCTAAGCCTGGAACATGTTACTTTGTCAACGTAAAGATCTGGGATGTAAAGCCTAATGATTACTCCAAAGAAATGTTCTGCGTGTTTGCTGGTGATGAAGACAGAGTTCCAGCTGTAATTGAGGATACAAAAAACCTTAATGATATCCTTGTGTCCTACGGCTATGATACTATGGCTGAGGATACTAAGTCACTGGCAGATAATGTAGATAACCTTGAGGGTAGTCTTAAGCATAAGTTCCTATTCATTCCAGTTGACTTCAAGAATGACTTCCTTGATGATCCAGTAAGATCACTGCAGAACATTGGTGGTGTGTCTGTAACATCTGTGTCAAAGTTGTTCACGGATATCAAGGCATTCAATAATTGTATTGATCCTATCCGTGAGCACCCTTTCATAGCCCAGGAGATTGTTGTATCTACCTCTGATTACAAAGAGATAGAGGGTTACTTTATACCAGAGAAGATCTGTAACTGCCCAGACAACGCAGCTAACTCCAAGGCTAAGATCTATTCACCGAAGTATTTCCCAGGTGCTAAGAGAGTTATCCATGTTGACTTGTCTGCTACTGGGGATCCAACTGGTATAGCTATGGGTTGTGTGTCAAACTTTAAACAAGTTAGAGGTGGTGACTTTTCACTACCTGTTATACACATTGACTTTATGCTACGTATTCAACCACCAAAAGCACCTGCAAGAATTGACTATGAGAAGATTAAGTCCTTCATTATGGCTCTCAAGGAGAAGTTTAACTTTGAGATCAACAGCGTATCGTTCGACCAAAACCAATCTGAAAGCATGCTGCAGTTCTTTGAGAAGGCCATAGGTGATAGCAAGCGGATCAGTATGGATAGAAGTGACACAGTGTGGATGGATGCATGCGAACTTATGTATTCCACTAGAATTTCCTTTTACTTATATAGTATATTCAGGACTGAGTGGTTTAACTTAATCCACGACAGGACCCGTGGCGACGTTGATCACCCTATTAAAAATGGGGATGGGTCAGACGGAACCAAGGACGTAAGTGACGCAGTAGTTGGTGTTATAACAAATCTACTTCAAAGGGAGATGCTAGAAAGATCTTCTGTTGACAATCTAATGGGCATAAGTAAACTTGGGGACACAAGTGACGCATGGGTATCTCCGAGCATTGGTATTAACCCGTTTCAAAGTAAGGACAAAGCTAGGGCTAAGGCCAGTAGCTTATTTTTCTAGTGAGGTAAAAGATGATCACTCCAATTTCTCCTATAGTAGAACAGTCAGCAACTCTAGCTGCTGATAACCCACTGACTAGCTTACATGTAATCAATAAGTGTCAACAGTATCAGGTGTCATGTGTTGCGGGCACCGTTGTTGTTCACTTTGTTTATTCAACTGACAGTGGTGTTACCTATACTGGTGAGGCACTTCCCTCACTTACACTCACCGCCGGTCAGACATACTCAAGGAACAATGGTTTCTCAGATTACCCTTGTTCTCTTTACATAGACGGAGCTGCTGGAAGCACTTATACAGTTCTTATTGAGTACATCTAGGAGGAGACTAGCAAATGCCTATTACAACATCAGTTGATATTCAGATGAACAGTGTGAATATCAATGTTAAGGATCTAGAAGATCTCACTACACTTAACAATCAGTACACACTAACAGCTAACGCTTTGCTGAATAGTGTTAACAACGAGACAGCTGTTATCATTGACCTTCTTGATGGTCCTGGCTCAGCTTCAGAGGGTGCAAGTGCTAATGTAGTTACCGATGCTGACATTGATGGCACCAATTATTGCCAGGGTAGTCAGGGAAACGTCAAGAATATAGTTGAGGTTACTAACCCAGCCGGAACAGTGAATGAGTACATCACTACTTTCTTCTACCAGAATGCTACATATCCTTATGTAATGACTTCTTATAACAAGATTCCTTACGCACCAGCTTAACTACAGGAGATACTAATGGGATTACTTTCAACTTATGACATCATACAGGATAGCAAGATTAATTTTTGCTTTCCTTTTGTAAAGAATCTCACCTCGAATATCTCAGCAAACGCTAACACTGGTGATATTTGGGTATCCCATAACCTGTTTGTTTTGGGGGACATCTCAGCAAATGGAATTCAGGGAACACTAGGTTCATTTGTTGTTACAGATTTTACCATTAACGGTGACGCAAGCTTTAATGGCAGTGTTGCATTTGCTGATCCTATTGTTGGTGGCATCTCTGTTGAAGGCGAAGGTCTTCCAATAGCGACGTTCTCAAGACCTTCAGAGAGCACTTCTCTTTTCTACTCGGCCATTGGTAACATCAATCAGTCACGTATAAGTTCAACAGGGTCAATAGTTTTCTTTAACAACGACCCAACTGGTGATGGTACAGATGGTGTTCAGATTATGCAGCTCAGCAGCAATGGAGTTAACAGTGGCGACAAAGGTACTGTTAACATTTATGGTGAGCTCGTTGTTGATGACATTAACAAGGATGGTCTAGTACTTAATGTAGGTACAGGATGCTTCTTCAATGGAGCTAACGGTGGTACTGGTGACATCGCAAAGTTTACACGTACAGATGAGAATACCTCGGTTATCATCTCTGCTGTGAGTAACGTTGACTCACGTATTAGCTCAACAAAGAAACTAAAGCTTGTTGTAGCTGCTACAGATGGCATTACAGGTACCACAGCAATTGAGATGAGTGGTAATACAATCACCTTTAATGGTGATGTTCTGTTTACTAATGGTCTTGATCTGGGTGACGTTACTTTTAACAATGCTTTAGTTGATAATGACCTTACAGTTTCGGGTTCATTTAGTGCACCAGGAGTACCACACTTTTTCAGCCAGACATATAATAGTGCAAGCTCCTACCTAGTTGTTCATTCAGTTAATAACATGGTACCAATCGTTCAGATATACTCAGCCAACAAACAGTATGGTGCTGACAGCATTGATGTTGTAGATGCTAATTCAGTAACTGTTAGCTTCAATGCTTCTTATGATGTAACGATTTCAGTGGTAGGGTAGGAGAATATAAATGTCACGTATACTTGGTAATATTACTGCTAATGATTCTGTATTCAATAACTTAACAGCTACCAACACTGTTAACCTTGCTACAGTTATTATGCAAGATGTGTCGGTTAATGGAAGACTTGTTGCTGCTGATTTATATGTTGCAGGTGACGTTGTAACAGTAAACAGTATTGAGATTAGTGGTAATCTACATGCAAGCGGTAACACTGTTCTCGGTGATGAGCCTTTTGATACACTAACAGTTAATGGAAACTCCTACTTTGCTGATACAGTTAACATTATTGGTTTACTTGATGTCCATACCATTAGCCACAATGGTGGTGTAACATTTAACACTCCTATCAATGCTGTTGATATGGTAATTGAAGCCGGTAACATTGATGCAAGTGCAGTTGACAATCTTACTCTTCAGGGTTCAAACGGAGTAAAGATTGAGATTGTTGGTGGGGATGACCTAATTAACCTTGTATCACCTCTGGTAAGTATAAACTCAACGCT